TATGGGGGGAGATGGGGGAATGTGTAGGGACGGGGGGGGGGGAGAGGTTTCTCTAGGTGTGTTGGGGGGAATGGTTTGGGAGTATCCTAGTTATGTTAATGTTATTAGATGTTTATATGGAGTATTTACATTTGATGATACTTAATGTATGCTATGTTGATTTAATGTTTATGTTATAAACCAAATAAAGGAGGTTATGATGAGTCCGAAAATTAGTGTAGATAATATTGCTTGGATTGCCCATGAGGTTGAATGTATGTATTGTGTAGTAGTTGGGAAGCCGGTAGGAGCTGCTTGGGAATATTTGGATAAGAATAATATTAAGAATCTTAAAGAGGGGATTAAGTATATAGCCAAGCACCCGACATTAACTCCGAAGGTTGCACATAGGATGTGGGTAGAGAAGATGAAGAAGGAGGGTTGGAAGTACGGGGAGAAGGCTGATTTGGAGGCGAAGGTTCATCCGGATTTAGCGGATTACGACATGCTTCCTAGTTGGATACGGATGAGGGACCGGTTAATTAGCGTTACGATTAAGACTTTGTTAGGAATAGGGCTAGATGAGTAATGGTTGACGTAGAGATGGTTGGTTATGAGGAACCCGAGGATATACCGACGTGTGGTGGTTATTCGACTTGGACGGATTGCGGGTATGAGTTTGATTGTGAGTACGGGCCGCCGTGGAATTGTGAGGAGTGTTTAGTGAATTGGGACATAGGAGGTGTGTATGATCCCAGGTGTCCGGAGGACTATCGGAGGTATGAAGGGGAAGAGAGTGAGTAGTGATGAATCCTATTATTAGTACCGATGAGATAGCGGTTATAGTTTACGAGGCCACCAGGATTTTTGGTAGTTCCTTTGGGGATGTTGTGTGGCCTAGGGTGGAGGAGGCACCGGAGTGGAGGCTTAAGGGAGTTAAATTTGGGGTGGAGCGTTTCGTGAAGAATCCGGACATTACTTCAAGGGAGGTGCACAGTAATTGGGTGTGGGAGATGGTATTAGCTGGTTGGAAGTGGGGTAGGGAGTTTGATGTAGTTAAGATGACGCACCCCGATTTAGTTGATTACGACCGGTTACCAATTCAGCAGAAGGTTCCGTATAGGTTGACGGAGGTTATAACTAAAACTTTGTTAGGCGCACTATAGTGGAGGAGTGATGGAATATATTATTAGTAAGGATGAGATAGCTCATATTGTTTATGAAGCTGATCGTATTTATCGAGAGGCTTTAGGGGAGAGGCCGCGCCGGGCATGGGAAGGTGCACTTGACTGGGAAGTCCAGATAGCTAAGGAAGGAGTTAATAATATTATAAGGAACCCGGAGTATAGTTCTGAGGTAGCTCACGATGAGTGGATGGCTTTCATGAAGGAGCGCGGGTGGACGTACGGTATGAAATTGGACAGGGAAAGAAAGGAGCATCCAGATATAGTAGAGTATAGAAGGTTGCCTTCGCAGCAGAGGGTACGAGATACGTTAGTTGACGTTTTAGTCAGGACGTTGTTAGGGAGGGGGACCTGTCTCTCTAGTCGGAGGGTGGTACACTTTAATTTAAATCAGGAGTTAGTAATGAAACCCGTTATTGAGATAGACGAAATCGCACATATTGTTCACGAGGTTAATCGTCTTTTTTGCGAGGCGTTGGGGGATTATTCTCAGCCCAGGTGGGAGAACGCGCAGAACTGGCAGGTTAAGTCGAGTAAGAGTGGTATAAGTGCTATTATGGCTAATCCGAATCTTACACCCGAGGAGAGTCATAAGAATTGGTTACGGGATAAGGAACGAGACGGTTGGAAGTACGGGGTGGAGAAGGATGTAGAGAAGAAAGAGCATCCGTGTATGGTGGAGTACGAGAAGTTGCCGGAGGAGCAAAGGGTGAAGGACAAGTTGTTTACGTCCATCGTAAAGGCGTTGCTGTGTTTTGAGAGTGCTGATGTAGGGTAAGGGTCGCAAGGTTATCAAGTCTTCGTAATTCATTTACAGTAAGTAGGATGTCTGCGTTCTAGGATTAGAACAAAGGAGTTATTTATGGAAAAGCTTGTGAGCAATCGTGAGGATATAGAACGTATTGTTGAGGAAGCCTATGATAGCTGGGTACAAGAGATGAAGGATAGTGGGTGGAAGTATAGTAAAGTAGTAGACCTCGACAAGAAGGAGAGTCCGTATATTGTTCCGTATAAAGATTTGTCTTTAAGGGCACAAACTGAATATCGAGTGTTTGCCCATATTCTTAATGATGTGATTTGGAGACGGAAGAAGGACGGGGCTTAGAGGCAGGTCGGCAGGAGTTGGGCGATATTAATCAGGGTATCGACGCGTTCGGCGAGGTCCGTACGGTTGATAAGTATAGCGTCTTGTTTTCGTTCTTCGAGTTCGTTGAGGATTTGTTCACGGCCTAGGCCGGCGATGAGTGCGACGCCTCGGAATACGAGGGCTTGGTCGTTCACTTCGGGGATAGCCTGTACGTAGTCGTTCGCGAGTTTATCCATAAGCGGGTAGATGACGTTTTGCGAGCAGTTCATCACTTCGGGGAGGATGAGGTTCACGGAGTAGCAGGTACCGCAGGACTCGACGGGGAGCATAACGGTTGAAGTTTCTTCATTTTTTCCGTGGCAGCAGCGAGCCCAGATTCGGTAGCAGCCCGGGGGGACGTCGAGTTCTACGTGGTTGATGTATTGACCTGCGGGCGGATAGATTTTGATGCGATAGGCGCCGTGGTAGTATCTGGTAGAGATTTCGTATCCGGAGCCGGGGGTGGGGGTGGAGAATTGGATGTCGGAGTCGGTATCGATATTGATGAATTGAGACGGTCCTTTATCGAGGGTTGTGAGGACGATTTGGTCGTTATCGAAGTCGAGGTTCACATTGACGTTGGTGAAGTAGGCTTTGAGGGCGTTGAAGACTTCGGCTTTGGTGGTGCAGCTGGTTGTGATGTTAAGGGTCAGGGAGGAGGTGTTGGTGGTGATGGTGATGTATCGACCGGCCTGGTCGGGCAGCGGGTAGTTTGACAAGTCGACGGCGGAGGCCGGGGTAGCGTATCGAGATTTCAGCTGTTCGAGCAGGGGGAAGACGGAGTAGAGCGGGGTGCCGTTGCAATACTGGACGACGAGGTCGAGAAGCCAGCAGTTGGTGAGGGGCACGCAGTTGTAGTCACGAAGCCAAACGTTCAGGCGAGAAGTTCCCATAGTGTATCTCCTTGGTTATGGGTTGGTGATGGGGCATGATAGGATTTATTTTTCTATCGTGCAAATGTATTTGAGGGAGTTTTCGGAAGTTATCCGTGTATTTGGGACTTATGGGTTTTGCAGGTTTATTTTATTGTGTATTTTATTGTGTATTTTTAAGGAGTTATGGAAGTTAATAATATTTGATAAAAATTTATGTGCGTGTTACTATAATTATATTCGATTAATTCGGATAACAACCAAGGCAAGGAGGGAACCAATGCACTATTGTTGCGGGGATTATGTCATTATCCCCAGTTGTGATGACAAGTTTATCGTAGTTGCTCGGTCTAGGTGGCACGATTATCTGGAGGCAGATATTTTGTTGTCCGCAGACAGTTTACGAAAAGCCGTAAAGTGGGTTGACCGTGCGGTTAGGATTGACCTAGGTATTACTCGCCGAGGCTTCGTAAATGGATATGAAGTCTGTAGGCTCTAGCTAGAAGGGATCATCGAATCTTTAAAGGATAATTGATTATCCTTTAATTAACACAGGAAGGAGGTTTGTAACCATGACTACAAACCGAGTTGAAGAAGAAGTAGTGGAGTTCGAAATAACTCCTAGGCAGTTAGAAGAATATAGCTCCAGGTATGAGAGAATCATGATAGATCTTATATTTAATAAGAAGATCATGGATAGCTTGGGGCGAATGCTTATTGAGCGGGTGGAGGGGGTGCAGGCTTATAATCAGTATATGGAGTTCACTGGCAGGTTGGATTTTGTTTTACTTATGATGGAGGTCATAGGCAAAACCGTTGAATGGAAGTCGTTAGAAATTTTAGAGCTTCCGAGTGAGGAGGCGGTTAAGAATGCTATGACTGTTACTGCCGAGATATTGAGTTGCCCGGGCAAATCTGTTCGAAGCATTAGTAGTAGCTTGTGGAAAAGCTTCGATGAATTATCCCGTCGGGAGCAGGCACGGTATTTGCTTTTAGATCTAATGATTAAGGAAGTGTGTAAGCTTCCATATAGAGTAAAGATAGAGGTGGAGCCAAAAGTAACGGAGGATATGCGTTTATTATTCTATCGACTATTACAGATACAGAATACGCCGAGGGATCGCTCAATTAAGGATGCCCCCGGAGTTCCGGTAGTAGCGCGTATTCATACTCTTATATGGTTGATGGCCAAGCTTTTACGGGTGGTGTCCAGTTCGAGGCCAAAGCCATTGACCCGGGATTTTGTGGTGGGATATTCAACGGAGGTTTTGCGTATTTTGGAAAACCCTCTTAGGGGGCAAGAGGAGAGGTATCTTAGGAGAGTTAAAGAACTAACTAAAGATGGGTGGACTTTAGGCAATAGAATTGATGTAGAGAGTAAAACAACTCCCTGGTTAATACCTTTTGAGGAGGCCCCGGTTGCCGCACTGCAACGAGACCGGGTAATGTGGGCGATCGTTTTATTGATTATTGGGTATTACGAGTGTTTTTAGAAGGTCGAGAAAGTTTATAAAGAAAGGAAGGTTCGTAGCCATGAATGCGACCGTAAATGAAGAAGAGGTATTGGGAGTTGAGTATACAAAGGAACAATTGGATGAGTATCGGAGGGCTTCAGAGGGGATTATTCTTAATGTGTTGGACGACCAGGGGTTTATAACAGGGATATGGAAGAAATTGGCGTGTTCGCCTATTGGGGGTGCTGCTTGTGACCAATTTATGTGCATGATTAATTGCCCGGATTTGATTATGTTATTGTTGAGGGTCATCGAAAAGACGGTGGAGGGGGAAGACTTGGGGCCGTTGAAGCCGGTGGGTGACGAAAGGGTAAGGTACACCCTAGAGATGCTTTCCGAAATTCTGAGTAATCCGGAGAAATCAGTTCGGGAGTTGGATAGTCCGGAGTTGGGGGCCTTCGCTGTGTGGCCAGAGAAGATTCGGGTGAAGTATTTATTTTTTGAGTTGCTTATTAAGCAACGGTTTAATTTACCTCGCAAGTCGGTAGACCGGGAGTCCCTTGTGTTGAGCCGGAGGGCTTGCGATTTGATGGACCGCATGAAGGGGGTTACGATCATGCAGCAGTTAGGCTCATTACAAGGAGTTCTTGGGTTAGACGTTCTATTGAGAATGCACACCATAATGGGCCTTATGGCTAAGATATTTAATGCTAATCCTAATTATATGTACACTCCTTTGTTACCCAGGTTTGCGGTTGGTTACGCGATAGACGTTCTCCAGGTTCTATCAAATCTCAGGCTTTCTGTAGAGCAGAGGCATAACCGTAGAGCTGAGGGGCTATTGGGTGCTGGGTGGAGGTCAGGGGAAGTTCTTGATATAGACAACAAGGTTACGCACATCGTCAAGCCATTCTCTGAGATGTCGCGGAAGACGCAGCAGCGAGAGGTATTAATGGAGGCTGTGGTGTTTATCTTGGCGGAGCTCGGGTTGTATATTTAAGTCGATAGAATAGTTAACAATATAGAAGGAGGGAATTATGGACGACAAGAAAGTCGTGGGGTTGGAGTACACGCCAGCTCAGCTTGCAGCATATAGGTTGCATGTTAGGGCGCTGGAAGTAGACACTGTGTCTGACAGTAAATTTATGGGTGAGGTTTGGGGTCCGCTTCTAGCACTTCAGGGGCCAGAGGCGGTGGAAAGGTTTATTAAGTTTATTGGGGCTACGGAGGATATATTTTTAGTATTGGATATTATTGGGAGGGAAGTTGGTCCGAATGGTTTGGACAAGGTAAGGAATGTAAGTCAGGAGATTATACGCAATGGGCTTATGGCAATCTCTGGGATAGTGCGTAGTCCAGAGAAGCTAATTAGGGACATTTGCGAAGATATGGTGCCGTCGTTTTCTTGTTGGCCATATAAGGCCAAGGTTAGATCTTTGTTTCTTGGTTTATTGGTTAAAGAAATGTTTGGTTTCCCGTACACGTTCAAGACCGTTAGGACTACGGAAAAGAATGATATAATAAATAAGTTAGGTTCTGTTGTAGTTGGGGCTTTATTGGTACCAGATAACCTATGTGTTGAGAGAGTTCCGGGCGTGGATTATTTATTGAGAGTGCATACTCTTTTAGGGCTGTTTGCAAAAATGCTTAATGGTAATAATAAGTATATAAGCACGCCCTTAACGGTGCCTTGTGCTAAGGGGTATGCTCTTAACATGTTGCGTTTGTTGAAAGACCTCAACAGGACTGATGAGGAGTTACGTACCGAGAACATGGCAGAGTTGGTGGCCTCTGGGTGGACCTACGGTGAGGAGTTTGACCATGAAAATAAGATTGGTCCTACGATAGTTCCATATGACAGATTGCCAGAGACGATTAAAGCCAGGGATAGGCTGTTTCGGGCTATAACTTTAACATTTGTGGGCTTGGGAGATCACATACAGAGTTAGTCTGTAGAATTTACAAAAAGAAAGGAAGGAAGTCATGGGTAAGCCTAAGGCTATGAGTGATACCATGCTCATGGGGATACGTGAGTTGGTTATTGTTTGCAAGAATACGCTGGACGGGGAAGACTACATCTCTAGGTGGGAGAGATATTCAGAAGAAGATTTTGTTAAGTTGTTGCACGCGGAGTATTTGTTGGAAGATGGGGTACTTGATATGGCTCGAGTTCATGCGGATTGGGTGAATGAGCAGCTGGCCGATGGGTGGTTTTTAGGAGATACATTTGATGATAAATTAAAAACTGACCCCAGTTTGGTTGAATATGAAAAGTTGTCAAAAACCGCTTTGGACTTGGACAAGGCGTTTTCCGGAATGGTGTCGGATTATCTTACAATGAAGGGGATAGAAAGAAGGGAAGAAAATGGAGCATTTAACAAGGGGTCTTGTAAACAGTAATGGTTCTTCTGTGTTCAAGGGGTTGACGGCTTTGCTTAAGGGCAAGGCCTATACACCGTATTTGATGGGTAGGTTTAGTACCCTTGAAGAGGATGAAGAAAAGCTGGCGCAGTTCACGTATGTTATTTCAAAGCTGGATAAGGTCAGGTTGATTTTGGAATTATTAAGACTCACTATGGATGAGAAGCCGATAGGTGAGTTCAGTTATATCGGACAAGAAGAGCTTATTAATACCATGAGTTTCTTAGTGGACATGATTTTGTGTCCTGAGGCTTCAATAGAGGAGTTGTATAACAAGTTTGTATTTGGCATGAAGGATTTCGGGTGGAGCTTGGGGGATGAATTGGATATAGAAAATAAAATTCATCCGGGTTTAATTTTGTTTAAAGACCTTCCGTATTCTGTGAGGGCGAGTTATTTGACCTTCGAAGCGATAGTCAGAATCTTGTTGGAGATGAAATGAAGGATAAGCGAAATAACGAATGGGCCCCGTATACCCTACTAAGGGGCAAGGGAGCTAAGTTCAGGTTATTAAGCAGTGATCTTCCGGCTGAGGAGGTGGAGAAGGTTAAAAAGCTTATGGAAATGGTTATGGAGGACAACGGGATTGCCGAGGGTTCGGATGAATATAATATTATTATGGGCCGATGTATACATCAGGAAAGGGTGGTTTCAAAGATTTTCATGATATTGAGGTTGTTTGAAAGTCTTATTATGGATGACGAAGAGACTATGTATACGGAGCTGACCCCGGAGAGGTATGCGATATATACCAGCAATGTAGCTGATATAGTTGCTCACCCCGAAGAGGGAGTTAGAGATAGGCATGAAAGATATCGGCGGAAAATGTTAGATATGGGCTGGAAGCTCGGGGTCAAGTCAGATGTGAAGAATAAAGTCAGTGCCCTTTTAGTCCCATATGAGTCTTTGGATAAAAAGTTACGCAATTTTAATCTGTTTTTTGAGATGATAGTTAGATTGGTATTTAAGATGAAAATATATGAGGGTATTTATGAAGAGCAATGAAAGTACGGAGATTCGCAAGGTTAGGCTTGAGGAATTCGCGGGGGTTGTATCGGATATAATGCAAAGGGCCGGTTGGCTGATGACCGGAAATGACGTCCTGCCGTATGGCGCTGCACACAGCCCAGAAGTTTATGAGGCCTACACAAGTCTCGTAAAAGAATTTATTAGGGACCCCTCGGTAACTTTGAGGGGCATGTACGAGGCGTCTCGAAAGGATAAGATTGATGAAGGATGGGTTTATGGAGAAGAATTTAATGAAGCCAAAAAAACCAGTCCGCAAATGTTGCCTTATGATGAGTTAGACCCGTTCGTTAAGTCTATGGATAAGATACTAGAAACAGTGTTGAAGTCTGTAGCAGTTATGGTCAAGAAAGGGGAATAGGAATATGGAAAAGGAGTTTTCATCTAAGGTGATTGATGAATTAAATGTAACAAATGCTAGGGGTCTTTTCTTAGCTCATGTTTTTCGGGAGTTGATGTCAAAGGTGAGACTTCTAGTACATGGGGAGGAGATTGAGAGACATGAGCCAGGGTCAGAAGCTGATTTAAAGTCTTTAATCGGTTATGTTGAGTTAATTAAAATTGTTGCGAAAACACCGAATCAATCTATGAAGGAGGTACATGAAGAATGGTTTGAAAAGAAGGTTAAAGAGGGATGGGTCTATGGTGAGAGGCATAACGAAGAGAAGAAGACGAGCCCAAGAATTTTGCCGTACGATCAGGCAGTAGGTAACATAAGGTCTATAGATAAAATATTTGAGTTGTCTGTAAGGGCATTGCTGTATAAAGGAGAATAGAATGATAGATCGACAAGCCGTTGTGATGACAGATGCAACTAGTTTAAAGGTGCTAAGAATAATTCATGAGGTTATGCACAAGTTTGAATGGATTCTTATGGGGAATCCCGACTCGTTAGTTTGCGAGCCTGATGAAGATGACTTTATTTCATATTTGAATATTATGGTGAGATTTGACCAGGACCCTACGTATTCTATGAGAAAGCGCCATGAGGAGTGGCTTAAATTGAGGGTTGACGAGGGATGGAGGTATGGGGAGGAAGAAGATGAGGCGAATATGGTTGATCCCTGCATACTTCCGTACGATGAGATTCCATACGTAATACGGGCTATGGATGAGCTTTTTGAGACCTTGATAAAAGCAATATATGCGTCGGGTAAAATTTCAGTGGTTCACCATAGTAGTGTTGATAAAGATACCCGTACATTGCATTAGGTTATAGGTTGTGCGCGCCTAGGCGGTTGTGCTAAGTCGCACGGATATGTTTTGTTTGGAGGCAGAATTATGATATATAAGCCAGATTTAAAAGCCATGCAAAGTTTGATTGTAGCTTCATGGGATATATCTGAATGTAAGTTGGGCAAGGATAGAGTGTATGTTTATAAGATATTGAAGGTACTTTTGGATTATGATTTAGTTAAGATAACTAGGTTATATTTAAAATACGGTGTAACCTATACAAGAGAATTGCATGCGTGGCTTTTTGACATAGTACTATCTACGGTTTCAAAGTTCTGTCTTGAGAATGCTAATTATGTTTGGTTTTTAGTTACAGATATCTTGCTTGAAATTCTTCAGGGTGTTCATAGGGATATTCAGATTAGGCTGGGGCATGTTCCCTATGATAGTTGTTTGACTTCTATGGTTAGAACAATTAGGGATGCTGTGGCTTGTATTGACTATTCTAGGTGTTATCTTCTTGCCGATTGACCCCCTACCCTATTCATATAAATTAAACTAATACTGTAGTTTATAAACTTTCAAGACAAACATGGTTTGGTCTTGAAATCCTATGTAGGCATATTACATTGATATTGTAGTCATTAGAATATACTCTAATGACTAGGGATAGGGGATATGCCATAGATATGCACTGTGATATGCCGATACCGGATGATACATCCACTTCACCGACATATTTTGGGATATTATACCCATGTCTCATGTATATCATCGACAACACATACGATATTACTGTAATATTCACTAAAGATTTCAAGTTATGCTCACATTGCAGACTATTACCGCCAAATTAACCAGTTATCATGGTTTTAAGTCTTGTAACTCAATTAAAATTACGCATATTATTATTAATGGATATGTTAATTACACTAAGACGTGTCAGACTACAGGGGATACTATGATAGATGGGATAATCGATAGAGACCTGGAGCGCGTGTCGTCTGCAATTCATCGATCTGGGGCAAAACCTGCCGCGAGGGTGATGACCACCGCCTCTGCATTGCCTTATGCGGATATGGGGCAGCAAAAGAGGCTTCGAAAGGGCAAATGGCTGGTATCATATCTGTGCTCTAGGGGCCCAAGAGATGATTTAGAGAGGGTTGTGTTACGCGCCGGATACAAAATTCGGAGTAGGTATTCGAACAAATGGAGCCATTTTGTGATCTTCGATGAATAACCATTAAGATAAGGCAACAAATAAAGAAAGGAAATGAAAATGTCAAAGCACAAAAAACCAAGTTGGTCATTTACGGCTAATGCCGTTGAAGAGGTGGATGTCAATCGGGTATTGGCTGAAGCTCCTAAGAGTGCACAATGGGTGGTTATTGCCGACAAGGTTGGCGAGCCAGTATTGTTGTGTATCCGTGAGGAGTATTTGCGGAGGTTCACGGCGGATGACCGACTTGAAGTGTGTGGGACCAGTCTTCAGAATGGATGGGGGTGTAGATACCTCCCCTATTTCGGACATGAAAACGGGTGCTTGACGGTACCCAAGTGCTCTTCTTGCTCTGGGAAGCCAGTTCTTGAGGGGTGGAGAGCTTCAGATAACTATATGCACTCACACCCTATGTCGAGGGAGGAGATTCGCCGTATGGCCGCGACAGATAACTATGTTCGGAGAATACCTGTACGTGTATATCTTGCGGGGGATTATCATGAGTAAAAAGTATCCAATACCAACCATGGAAGAGCCGGATGAAGAGCAGCTTGAGGAATGGGTTTATGATTCCGTGTGTGATGCTACTGATGGGTGTACTGTTGAGCCTGATGGGGTATGCCCCCATGGATACCCTTCTTGGCTCCTTTATCTAGGGCTGATTTAGGAGGTGTAATATGTCCGAGACTACGTCCATTTTGGAGGAGTTGGTTACGGGCTTTACCTTATTGCGGGCACAGGTTCCTGAGGGTGTAAAGGCTACAGAAGATTTTCTTCTGGAATATCTAGATCTACGGGCTGGGACGCTAGGGACCTTGATATGTGTCATGAAGCCATCGTGGCTTCTGTTGAAAGAAGTTTTAAGTGTGGACCTGTGTACTCATTATGCAATGCAGGAGAGTTATAAAGATGCTCATATCGAGTACACAGGAATGATTCTTAGTACTATTGCCGCACAGGTGTTAATCAGGACATATAGAAATACATATGTACGGACGGACACTTATCGTGATACCAGTTTACGATTCGCGACGAATATTAAAGATATGTTAATTGAATATAGACGTATGCCTCATGATAAGTTTTATTAAGGTTAAGTCTTGCGGTAGTAACAGTTAGTTGCAATATTATTATTAGGACTTGCGATAGAAAGGACTCAAAATGAAAGTTACAGGGAAACATGTTATAACGCCAATCCCGCAATGTTATTTCTGCGGACAAGACAAGGACCGGAGGTCCAGGGGGAAGAAAGTACAAGTGGCACGGGCGATACTGGACCATACCCCATGTAAAGACTGCGCCGACATGATGGAGACAGGGATTCTGTTGGTAGAAGTTTCCAAGGGCTCTACGGCAGAAGTCCCCATATGGAAAGGGCAGCAGGTGGCGGTCACCCCCGAGTTTATTGAGGAGGCATTCGACTCAAAAATCGCGAAAAAAGTTCTCGATGTCAGATTTGCCTTCATCGATGGTGAGGGTTGGGATCTGTTGGGATTGCCCCGGGAGGGTGATGAGTAGGAGATGAATTCCCGGTGTATTCCGTTTTGATTCGAAACGGAATTGGGGGGTACAAATAATTAGTTCCGTGCTAGACACGGTGGAAAAGCAAAGAAAAGAAGCGGAGTGCATCATGAAAACAAAAAACACAAAAAACACAAAAAACACAAAAAACACAAAAAGCACAAAAACAAAAAAAGCGGCATACGGAGTTATTAGTTCTCGTACCATTGCGAAGCCACCGAAAGGAAGTGCGGGAGGAAACGCCGCAGAGGTCCTCAAGAAGGGGACACCAAGAGTTCGCAAAGTGTCCAAAGTCGTAAAGACAGCGGATGTGGAGACCAAAAAGACGAGGGAAAAAAAGACGAAGGGAGCCGCGCCGGCCTTCGGGATATTTGAGGTTACCCTTCCCGATGGAAGGGCGATCCAAAGGAGGTTTAAGGCGGGGAAGCAGGTTGTCGGCGCAATACTCGTTAAGGTGGTCGCCGATGATAGGTGGTACGTTCTGCTCTGGACGTCCAAAGATGATTTGGACAAACGGGCAGAGAAAATATATGCCCGATGGGTGGATGAGGGGTCGGATAAGTTCCAGGAGAAGATATATCACGCGGTGCGAACTACCCGGGAGGTCAGGCTTGTTGGTGAGCAGGAGACCAAAAAGAAGGTGGAAAGCGAAGACCGGACCGTTCTCAATCGAGTTCGCAAGGGACATCCGAAGCCGACAGAAGTGACGGAGCCGGTAGACAGCGAGGAAGGAGAGGCGCGCTTCATCTCTGCCGAGGAGCTGAACGGGGGGAAGGCATCGAAAAAGGCCAAAAAGAAGGCTGCCAAAAAAACCACCCCCAAAAAGACCACCGCCAAAAAGACCACCCCCAAGGCCACCAAGGCCACAAAAGCGAAAAAGACCTCGAAGAAAGGCGTTACGCCCGTAGCGTAGAAACAACCAAGCAACCAATACCCTAGTGGGGAGATTCCCCCTAGGGAAAGGAGGGGTTATGAAACTTTATTTTGTGATGATGATGATGGTGTTATGTGCGTGTTCCGAGGATATGTCGGATATTGCCGATGGGGAGGATGGAGGTGATATGTCTTCGACTGCCGATGGGGATACGGATACGGATACGGATACGGATACGGATACGGATACGGATACCGATACCGATGGGGATACCGATGGGGACACGGACACGGACACCGATACCGACACCGACACCGATGGGGATACGGATACCGATACCGATGGGGATACCGATGGGGATACGGACACGGACACCGATGGGGATACCGATGCAGACTTCGATCCAGGCACAGATGCCGATATTGATGGGGATACGGATACGGATATCGATACCGATACCGATACCGATACCGATACCGATACCGATGGGGATACTGATACAGACACGGATACAGACACGGATACAGACACGGATACAGACACAGACACTGACACAGATACCGACGCCGACGCCGACGCCGACGCCGATGGGGATATTCCGGTAGATGGCTGGATAGAGGGGGAAACGGTATGCAATGAGAATATCCTATCTGTATGCACATCTTCCGGTTCGGACTGTCGGGCGGTCTCCGTAATGGAATGCCCTCGTATGTGTGTAGCTGGAGCATGTGTTGAATGCGGCGAGTATTCCGACTGCGAAAACCCGGGAAGGGAGGTGTGTGAGGATGGATATTGCAAAACAGCGGATGGGTGGGCGGAGATTACGCTTGAGCCTACTGTTTTAGAGATAGAGCCTATTGAGCTTATTTTTCGTGGCGGAGCAGTCTTTGATTCAGAGGAATCAAAGGTTGTAATACAGATGGAGTCGATGAACCGGGAGAAATATACCTTTGAGTTGGGCGTCGATACAATTTATAGGTCTTCCGAGATAAACGCCGCGGGTCTACTTATGCTCAATGGGACACCTGACCCGGATTCTCGTGGGAGTTTTTTTGATTTCAAAATTGAAGATGCGGAGATTACTAGCCTAAGCTATATGTATCCAACAGAAGAATTTCACGGAAATATACCTATCGCGGAAGGAGATATGAGGCCAGGCGGAGAAATTAGTGGGGCAATAAGCGTAAGTACCTGCCCTACGTATCCCAAGTGCTTCAATTTAAAGGGGAGGTTCTATACAAAGATTCATCTCTAGGACACACGCCTTCCCCGTTTTCCTTTTAGATTTTATCCATTAAATTTCCTTCCACTGTTCGATTCAATTTATTCCCTAATTACTCGCCCAATAATTCTATGTACTCCCCCACGCAACATTAAAAAGAATCCATCAGAACTCAGTCTGAACCGGTCTGACCGGTTTTAGAATTGTATCCTTGATAAACCTCTGAAGGGTTGAAAAATTTCGGTGATATGGCATATTTGTCTTAGAGGATATTAAGGAGTTTTTTATGGAATCACTACAGGATACACGAGACACACAAGAGGTTTATGAGGATAATCTAGACCAAGCAGAGGAGGTGCTTAAGGATACTCCACTGGACACCAAAAAAGGGAGGCTTACTGACAAGCAGATATGTAAACTTTCCGATGTCATCCTGAGTTTTTCTCAAATGATGTGCGGGATAAATTTACATGATTATGAGTTAGAGTTTGGTTGGAGGGCTATCTATTCCATATTGGTTGAAGATGCAGAAGAGATAACCGCTCTTTTTGCTAGACAGTCGGGCAAAACGGAGACGGTTGCAGTTACGGTTTGCGGCTTGATGGTGATGTTGCCGTTGTTAGCTGAGAAGCTTCCGCAGGATGACAGAATACATAAGTTTAAGGATGGCTTTTGGGTGGGTATATATGCTCCTCATTATCATCAGTCGGACATTATGTTCCGTCGTATGAAGGCTAGGATGTATTCTCAAGAGTCTAAAGCTACTTTGTTGGACCCAGAAATTGACATCGATCTGACTAAGAAGAAAGTTATAGAGAATCTTAAGCTTCCTAATGGGTCGTTTGTTCATTGTGGAACTGCGGCTCCACAGTCCAAAATCGAGGGGGAAACCTTTCATTTAATTATTTGTGAGGAAGCACAAGATATAGATAGGAATGCGCTTAGGTCATCCATTCACCCGATGGCTGCGGCCACGGCGGGGTCACTAATAAAGATAGGCACAGTTAATAGGGTAAAGTCTGATTTCTTTGAGGCATGTAAGAGGAATAAGAGGTCAGATATTGTTAATGGAAAAACTAGAGCGGCAAAACGTAAGCATTTTGAGTTTGATTATACGGTTGCCCAGAGAAATAATCCGAAATATAGTAAGTATGTAGAAAAGGAGATTGAACGGCTAGGGTACGATTCCGATGATTTCAGGATGAAGTATAGACTTCATTGGTTATTAGAACGCGGCATGTTCGTAAACTCGGATATGTTCGATGAGTGCGGTATTAGAGAAGCTGATTATCTGAAAGTATACAAAGGAGGCAGAGGGCGCAGAAGAGCAATAAAGTTTGTGCGTTCTCATAATTTGATAACGTATGACCCCTCAACGCAAAAAATTGTGGCGGCGGTAGACGTAGGTAAGGAGTTTTCAACTGTTGTTACTGTCGGTAGGCCATTTTACGATATGCCTATTGATTATGCGGATACTATTCGATTTCCCATTCATATTTGGAATTGGCTTGAGTTACAGGGAGATGATCATGAGGAGCAGCATTCTAAGATTCTTGACTTTTTAGCAAACTACAGGATTTCTGATGTTATAGTTGACGCTACGGGTAAGGGCGATCCAGTTTATTCAAGGTTGGCGGCGGATCTTAGAAGTTTAGATATAGCAGTTCACCCATTTATTTTTTCCGCTACGAGTAAAGATAGAGGATATAAGGCTCTCTTACAGGAGATTAACAGTAAACGGTTTACATATCCGGCCGGACCTATGGCGGCAAGAACACAGAAGTGGAAAAGGTTCCAGTTGCAGATGACCGACTTAAGAAAAACTTGGAGGGGAAACACTATGGTTGTCCAGAAAGATAAGTCCAGTGATGAGGCGCGAGACGATTATTGTATGGCAGAAGACATGGAGGTTCTAACCCAAAGCGGTTGGGAAGGGTTTAAGACATTCTCTACCACTTCATTGGTTGCGAACTATGACCCGGGCACCGAAACAATCCAGTACCTACCTGCAACTAGGGTCATCCGCAGAAGTCTGCATCAAAACGAGTTTATGGTCAGTATTCAGGGGGACTTTGTGGACCAATTAGTCACGGACCAACACAAGATGTATTTTGAGAAAGTGACTAAGGGCAATATTTGGATTAGGGATATAGACACAGCGGAGAGCCTACTTCAAGTATCCCCGAATAAGATTTCAATCCCGGCAGCGGCGAAGCAGACCCCTAGGTGGGCGACGTACCAGCGTCATGAGATACTCTCGATTGTACATAGGATACTGACAGGGGAGTTGCCGAGTATTCCAAAGTCCATGCTTGGGGCATTGACTTCGGATGAATGCTATTTTTTGTTGAGTTTACTTCTTACTAACGGGGAGTGTGGAGAGATAGGAGACACGGATAGAGGGTATTTTGTTAAAAGTAAGGCATTGGCTGATGGAGTGCATGAGTTAGCATTTAAGTCGGGGAATTATTCACGAATAGAAATGACGGATACAGGTTATTTGGTTCACATTTTTGATCTCAAAAGGAGTCCCATAGTTACTTGTGAGAAGAAGGAGTATAGTGGTTCGGTGTGGTGTGTAACAGTGCCTACTGGGTTCTTTATATGCAGACGCAATGGGAAAATTTCTGTGACGGGCAATTGCGACTCGGCAATGATGCTAAATTGGTTGGTGAATGTTGGGGCTTCCATGGAGGTTGAAGAAGGTGATAACATGCTTCTAGGCAGGGTTGCTCGATTGGCGTCTAATGGAGATATTCACGGGGCGGTACGTGCAATGAATCAAAGGCTGAAAACCTACAGGAAAAATTTAGGTTTTAGCAAAAAGCGTAGGCAGAACTCAAAGTGGGATTAATGGAGGAGTAAATGTCCGGATATTCGGTGTCTTCAGCTGAGATAAGGTTTGGCATAGCCAATTCCTTTGAAACCCTTTTCAGTGAGGAATTGGGTTTAAACCATGCGCGTAGGCTTCAAGCATATCGGCGTTATTGGTTAGCATATTTTGGGGAGCATTGGTCGTATAAGAGAGACCCAGGGGAAGTGGAGAATACGGTCAACTATTGCAGAAAGGCAATAAACAGTCATTTGGATTTCGCGTTCAGTAAAGGTTTTGAAAATATAGTTCCGGATGATCCCTCGACGACAGAAAATGAGCAATTAACCCGTGATTTCATTAAGGTGAAGTTGGATGAAACGTGGGAGAAAAACAATAAAGAGCTTTGGCTGGTTGATTGCGGTCAGGGGGGTGGGGTTACAGGGGATGTATTTGCTCGGGTCAGTTGGGATAAGACCGATTTATTCGAGGATGCCTATGCCAGGGTGGACATAATTCCGAGTCATTTTTGCTTCCCTGAGTTCTGCGGGCCGCACGGGGTCGACAGAAAGCGCATAAAGAGGTTACTGATTGTCATCCCGACTTTTATGGATGTCAACTGGAATGAGTTGGCTCCCGGAAGGCTGCTAGAAAAGAACTTGGGCAACAATCGAGTTACCTTAGTGATGAAGGCGGAGCTTTGGACGTCACCAGTGGTGGATGAGAACGGGAACATTCAAACACCGGCTATGGTATATGAGTATGAGGATAATAATCTGATAAGTGAGAGGGTTAATCCCTTACAAGAAATACCGGTAGTTCATATACCCAATTACCCGGTTACGGGGGAATACTATGGCATCTCGGATTTGGTAGACGTAGTGGATTTGAATACAGAGTTCAATGAAAAGATTACGGACATTTCAGACATCATTGATTATCACGGGTCGCCGCAAACGATTGTTAAAGGATGCCGGCTAAATCAACTTGAGCGAGGGGCTAATCGTATTTGGGGTATTCCCGAGACGGGGGATGTGTTCAACCTTGAGTTGAAGGGGGATATGTCGGCAGCCCTAAAGCACGTTGAGTTCTTGAAGAAGTCTTTTCAGGAGCTCTCGAGTTGTCCCGACCATTTCTGGGGTACCCCTTTGCCTATCAGCAACACTTCAGGGGCGGCATTACAGATTATGTTCATGCCGGTTTTGCAAAAACGGGACATGAAAGCGATGGTTTACGGTGCGGGAATTCAGAGAATCAATCGACTTATTTTGAGAATGAATGAGATAGCTGATTTGGATTTTGCGAAAAAGATGAAGAATATTAAAAATCGCTATCGAAACAAGGTAAAGTTCCCTGACCCGATGCCTAGGGATGAAGTTCGTGAGCTTGAAAGGAACAAGTTGGAAAAAGACCTCGGGATTACTTCCCGGAAGTTCATTCTAAAGAGTAGAGGGCTGACCGATGCCCAAGCAAAAGATATCATGAAAGATGCCGATAAAGATCGGGAAGAAGAGGCCTTACAGGATTACGAAGTTGGGCTGGGAAGTGGAAATGGAAATTTTGCTCGTGGAGGGTCCAGCGACACACGCGGTGAAAAAATTTCTGAGTCTATGAATGACAAAGCCGACGGTCCGAATTCCCCTAAAGAGGAAGAATAGTTTGAATGCCAGCTGATAAAATACTTGGAGAGGTTGTAGACGTATTGTTTCGATCTTGGGTTCGAGAGTCCAGATATGTCCGGACACCTTTTCAAAAGATGAATAGAAAGATTCAGGGAAGGTTGGACAAGTCGAGGTTCAATGTCTCGGGGGAATGGATGCTTAAGCGAAACGCTGACAGGCTTTCTGCGGCAATCCGAAAGGACATGGGTAAAATATTTAACGAGGTTGATTTAGAAATACAGTCAGCGGTGGAAAGAGCAGCTGCTAGAGCAGTTAAGTATCAAAAAAGGTTTTTGAAGGCTGCGAATGTTCCCTTTTTAAAGAGTGCCGAAATAAATGCTATTCATAATGAAGCGTCGAAGATTTTGAACGAAGATTTCCCGAAGGGTTCTGGATTAAGCTATCGTGACCGGCTGAAAATGATAAGAATGCGACATGAAAGAGAACTTCTGGGGTCGTTACGAGCTTCCTATAAGTCAGGAGATGCGTTAGCTCGTATAGCGAAAGAGGCAAAATTACGGCTTACGAGCAATACTCCCGGGGTGAAGGTACGCGTTTCAGGCGGGAGTGTTGCCAAGCAGGTCTCTAGGGTTATGGTTGCAGAGGAGGCCAGAATTTCTCATGAGATAGAACGGCGTATTTTAATGGCGCATAACGTTGAGTATGGTTATTGGAGGTTGAGTCCCGAGCATAAGTGGGAGGGAGGTTCAGAAATCTGCGAAGTATTGGCGGCGGGGACTGGGGAGGGGTTAGCAACTTCAATAAAGAGGGAAGAGCACGGCCCGCTTATCCTTGAAGGGCTTTATCGCCTAGATGCCTGGCCGGAATACCCTCATCCATATTGTAAATGTCATATGGAGCCTTGGATTTAATCGGAAAATTTAAGTTGAAATCAGGTTCATTAGACTATAGAATTATTGTGTTGGTCGTTAAGACTGTTTAACGGTTAATTTTGTTGGGGAGTCAAGTAGTTACCTAAAGGAGGCCGAAAATGGCGAATAGTGCTGGGAAAGTTACCGGTGGTGACCAGAGCAAAACCGATACCAATCGGGGGTCGTCCATGACCTTCCCTTTCACCAAGGGAGGTAGAAAGACTAATCGAGTTGGGAGTCCTTCGGGGGCACCCAACTCGAATACCGTTGACGGAAATGCCCGAAAGGCGAGTGACCCGAGGTACGCGTAAAAACTTCGGTAAGTTTATGGATTCATTATAGGAGTAAATTATGGGTGTAGAAAACGAAAATAATCAAGACACAGTTTCCGAGGGTAAAGCTCAGGGAGGGGTTACCCCTCCGGCAGAGGGCGGCGGAGCTCCTTCGGAGGCATCACAGAAAACAGAAAAGAAGGTTGAAGAGGAGAATGTAGGACCCCTTTATTCGGCAGCACAGTTGAATGAGCTTTTGAATAAAGTTAGGAAAGACGAGAAGGCTAAGCATCAAGGAAAGCTTGAGGAAACTGCGAAGTTAATCAAAAGCCAAGCGGAGAGTCTCAAGCAGTTTGAGGCTAAGCTAGAGGAAGCAAAGAGTAAAATGGATACTCTCAAGGAAACTAAGTCAAAAGCAAAGGGCGAAGTTTCCGAAGAGTTGGAGAAGCTCCGAGAAGAAAAGAGGAAGCTGGAATTGGGTATGGAAGAGTTGGCAACCTTGTCGGCGAAGCAGATTCAGGCTGTTGAGCTACAGGGGGCTAAGGAGAGATTGATTTTAAAGCATGGACTTAAGTTTCCAGAATTGGTTTATGGGGAAACTGTTGAAGAGTTGGAGAAGTCAGCTGAAGAAGCTTTGAAGAGAGAGCAAGCTCTTATTCAAGAAGCCGTAAAGGATGCTGAAGTTCGTGCGAAAGAAAAACTTTCTTCTACCATGGTTGAAGGCCTTCCAAAGCCGATGTCTCCAAACGCATCGTTGGGCAATGGCAATGATTTGCCTACTGGCCACAAGTCGTTTGAGCAGATTGCGGCTCTTCCCAAAGACCAGTTTCTGAAAATCCGGTCGGAGATACTCCAAGAAGCTAGGAGAAAAGCCGGAATTTAACTACCGGCATAGCTAAGGAGAATCAGATATGGCAAGTTATTCCGGTGTACAGACGGCGGGGGATGTTAAGGCTCTTCCTCAAGCAGTGTTGGATGTCTTTTCCATGGACATGCTTCATGAGGCTCTAGGCATCATGAAGTTTGATGTCTTTGCGGTCAAAAAGACAGAGCTCATGAAGCAGCCGGGTGAGACCATCACCATGACTCGGTACAACAACATCCCCCGGGGCGGACGTTTGGACGAGCATGTCGAGATGGTTGAGAAGTCGATGTCTGCAAGCCAGCAGGCTATCACGGTCACTGAGTGGGGCAACGCGATTGGCGTTACCGAAAAACTGCTTCAGCTTTCGGCAGACGACCAAATGTCCGAGGCAGGGGTTCAGTTGGGTCGGGACTATGCCGTGGTTCATGATCTCATGCACCGCGATGCATTGACCGCAGCAACCCAGGCCCTGTATGCGGGTGACCATACCTCCATGGCCGCGATGGTTGGTGGGACGGATTATTTCGATGTCGAAATGATTCGACAGGGTGTGGAGATTCTCCAAACGGGCAATGCTCCCAAGTTCATGGGTGATTTCTACGTGTGTTTCATCACCCCTCACCAAGCCGCATCGATTAAGCGTGATCCCGATTGGATTGGAGCGCAGAATTATGCGGGCACTCGAGCACTGTTCACCGGCGAGATCGGCCGCTGGGAGGATGTTATCTTCATTTCAACCACGCATTGTCGTTCGGGTGCTGGAGCTTCGGTAGATCCCGGATACGAGGCCACTTTCGTGAACGCAGCGGTTGGTGGTGGAGTCCCGGCGCATGTTTATGAGGGTTTCCTATTGGGAGACAGTGCTTACGGTAAAGCCACGGCACTCCCGGCAGAGGTTCGTCAAAGTGAGGTCAAGGATTACGGAAGAAAGCACGGATTGGCCTGGTACGCGATTATGGGTTCCGGGATTTTGGATGACAAGTTTGTCGTCCGTATGTTGAGCGTGTAGTCCGAGGAGGGCAAATGGCAAAGACGAAAAAGGTTTCTAAGGAATATGTAGTTCCGAGTCAGAGTGCCGTAGAAGCTAAGCCGAAGGAGAATGTTCCTGAGGTTAAGGAGTCGAAGCCGATAGTTGCGTTTTCCGTGAACAAGGCGAAGGATATTCGCCATGCGGTACCGGCGGAAGATGTTTTGTTTAAAGCAGTAGCTTTGCAGGACGCTTCGAGGTTCGTTGGCGGGTGGATCACTTTAGAAGCAGGAAAAGAAGTCCGTGCTCGAAAAGAGGTTATTGAGAGTCTTCGGCGTCAAGGACTAGTGAGGTAATTGTGTGGCCACACTTGAGCAAGTTGTCGATGCAATCCGGGTTAAGGTCTCGGACTATGCACAGCCAAGAAAGTTTGACATAAGCTATTACGAAGCTGCGATTTCCTTTGCTCTAAGTAAGCTAAGTCACGATTTCCACGAAGAGTATCTCACCATAGCCGACGTTCCCTATGATCGGGAGTTCCTCCTGATTAAGCTCGCCACCATCGAGATGTGCTATACTCGGTCGCAGTCAGTACAGCAGTCTGATTTAGACCCAGATTCAGACGATGATTTCGGACCGGTCACTTCGGTTCAAACCCCCGATTTGATGGTGATGAAACGCGGGGAATCCAGTGAGGACACCGCTTCTAGATGGCTTCGGATTGCCGCAGATTTACAAGCTGAGTACGACGATGAGTTGCGAAATTCCGGGGGTTCAGCTTTTGTCGCCGAAATCGTAGTTGATACGGTTAATCGTAAGTCGATGAAGACAGGGGGGCTTGCAAGTAGAAAGCTGGATATGGGGCTTCCGGCGGTAGCGTTGTCTGCTGTGGTTGAGAGTAATACTGTGGCACTTACTTGGGGGAAGCTGTACAGCGATTTGTTTCAGCAGTATGAGGTGTACCGTGCCACTACGATTACTTTCAGTGATAAGCAGCGCATTTCTGTAATCTGCGATAACCATGAAGTTGAGTATCTTGATACAGGGCTTCAGCCAGGAACGTACCACTATCGGGTGTATACGGTTAATCCAAATCTAATAAAAACTCCGAGTAATAGTGTAACCATAGAGGTAGTCTGATGGTAACCGAGTCCCTTGCCCAACGGTCAGCGGATGTGGTTATTAGAAGATACCGAACATCCACAATTTTGGTTAGGAAGTATGTATCCTCCGGAGTTCCGGACAGATTTGGTCAAGCTATTCCTGTTTATGACACTGGATTAGAAGTTGTTGGGCGGGCGATACACCACCCCACCAAGGAGCAAATATCGTTTATTGGGGATGCCGAGAGATACGGAGCCGCATTTCTGTTTAGTAGGTTAGAAATGTTGCGGAAGTTTCCGGGGTTGGCCGAGGGGAAGTGGATAACCACATACGACCGGATTGTGTGGAACGGCAATGATTATAAGCTTGAAAAAGTTCAGCCTACGGGGCAAGTAGGGCGAACGTTTTCACTTGTAATAGCTTTGGGGAACACCCCGGAAGGAGAACGAGTTCCATGACAGACCCGTTTTATGGAGATTGGATGCAGCTTTCGGCTATGGTTCGTAGGGGGAAGTCCTCTAAAACGATTACTGTGGCTTCAAAAAAGCTGGAGGCGTTGGGGAAGGAGATACGAAGGTCCATAAGGGGGCACATACGAAAGCAGGATTTGGACTGGGGACCTCTAGTTTCGGCGAGTATTAGGAGGAAGGGGTTTGATAAAATTTATGTGAGTCGGGGGGATTATCTGAAGTCTATCACGGTGGATGTTACGAAAACGGATATCGGAGCGGAGGTTGTGGTGTCCCCGGAAGGGGAGCATTATTCTGGGTTGGATATGAAGACCTTGGCGCATTATTTGGAGTACGGTACGAAGAAGATGATATCTCGCCCTTTGTGGCGTCCTGTATTTTCTGAAGTTGAAAGCATGCGCACTTCGAGTAAGCTAGTAAAGTCTGTTGGTTCGTATGTCTTGACAGGGATGGAATAGATGAGTTTGTCGGTTAGTCAGGCAGCGTTTGAGATAGCACTGGTAGGTCGGTATTCCGGGTTTACGATGGATGTTCTTGGGGTAGCTACTGGGGTACCGGTGTTTTTGGAAGCGCCTTCTGATGAGCTGATAACGGACAGAGTTTTTCCTTCGGTTTCAATCAGGTATCTAGGGGAAGATGAAGCTTCTGATTTGAGGGAGTCTTCGGATAAAGATACCGAGGAAGTTGATTATGATGATTCCGTGTTTCCTCCTGAGCGGGTTATGCGGGAGACCTCCGATCCGATACGTTTGAGGTACTCTATAGATACTTGGCATAAAGACCGGGCCGCAGAAGACCAGGTGCTTTATCATGAAATGCTTAGGCGACGCACCCCTAGTCGAGGGCACATTTCTGTTTTGAATTTGGATAGCGAACCGGTTGATTTGTGGTTGTTCAAGGTTAATGGGAGTTTAGCAACTCATGACTATGAAGATATCGATACCTATGTTTATCATAAGAGCATTACGGTAGAAACGCTTGTGTACTTGGCTGAAGTTGAGTACGATGATGTTGTAAGGGAAAAGGTTGTAGAAGAGGTTCATTGGGAAGTGCAGTCGAGGGGAATGGTATTGGGGTCTAAGGGGATGTTGGTTGGAGTTGAAAGTTCAGAAGACGTTACGGATGTCGATATGGTCGTAACGGTAGATAGTTTAGAACGGCTTTAAAACAAGCCTCCCTTTAAGTATCATCAGTCACGTGGGAGGGAATGAGTTGAGGAGAAAGCAATGGGATATTACACGAGGCCTGATGTTTACGTCGAGGAGTTAAGCAGCGCAGAGGGTCCGGTTCGATCTGCCCAGACGGGTCGAGGCGGAATGCAGGCGATCACGTATAAGGGACCGGTGGGAGTCCCGATTCGTACACGAAACTTTGAAGCTTGGAAAAAGATTTTCGGCGGATATGAGGAGCGGAGTGATGCCGCATATGAAGCCGAGAGTTTTTTCAAGGAGGGGGGTTTCGAGCTGATCACCGTTCGGCAGGCGCATTATGCTGATTTGAGTGACAAGACTTCCGTTGCTGGGGCAGCATCGTTTCGGATGCATCAGACGGCAGGTGTGGCAGCAACGCCGGCTACGAAAACCAGCTTAGTAGGGCCGTTCAATATTCGGTCCGGAGGAGATGTTAACTTCACATTCGAGGTTGGCGGTAGTGGAAGTTTGACCGCAGAGGTCACGGCTACTTACGGCGCTATTCTGTGTACGTCTTCTGAGGGTACCGACCAGGATGGAAGGACACTCGATATCTCAGTGGATTCCGGGCCGGTTCAAACGATCACTTTGGCTGGAGCGGCTATTACCTTCCAAGAGATTATAAACCAGGTGAATGCTCAGATTATTGGAGCTTCTTGTGTTGCAGGCCCGGGTTCTGCCCCGTACATTATTTCAGACACCCTTGGTTCGTCGAGTTCCATCCACCTTGTTGGGGGCGATTCCACTTTGACTTGGGATACTTCGAGTATGGATGGGACCGGCAACGTAGCTGATGATTCCGCGGTGACAGCTACTGAGATGAAAGCTTTGTTGGATGCTATTCCGACGTTCACCACCTATGGTGTTGCACAAGTCAATGTTGACGGATCTTTCACGATAAGTTCGGTCGATACCGGGGCGGCTGTTGCCCTTGAGTTTACCGATGCAAACACCACTTTTGGATTTTCGGTTGAAACGCTCAATGGAACCGACGATGGGGCGACCTTCCCGACGCTAAAGGTGAGTGCTGGGTATCACGGGTATCTGTCTCCGGGGCTGTCCGGGGATCTGCTGAAGACAAAAGCTGTTCCGAATCCCCTTGTTCCTTCGGGGGGTGCCGGTCATGATTTGGCCGCGAATATTACCATTGGAGACACCGCAATTCAGGTTGAGTCCATAAGTGGGATTAATGAAAACACCGTTCTTACGGTGTCCGATGGTACGCATACGGAGCAGAAAATTGTTTCGGGTACGCGTACGGAAATCAGTGGAAGTACCATAAGCTATTTCGTGGATGTTTCCAGTGCGTTTACCTACGGGTATACCGATGGAAGCACCACCATCCATTCGAATGAGTTTGACCTCTATATTTATGAGGGAACCCAGGAAGTCGAGCGTTGGGAAGGTTTATCCATGCTCGATACGGCGGACAACTATGTTGAAACCATCGTGAATGATGAAAGCATCGGATCGGTGTACGTAGTCGTCGAAGACCAAAACGCAGTTCCCCCGGGAGTTGGTTTGGATACCCCAGCGGAAGATACGGCCGCGGTATCCCTAGCCGGGGGTGCAGATGAAACGTCGGGGATTATAGACCTCGACTGGGTGGGACTCGAGTCCGGGGGTACTGGATTGTACGCTTGGGATACGGTTAATGAGTTCATGCCGTTCTGTACCGTGGGGAATATCAGCCCAATCGTGGTCCATATGGCGGCTCTTTACGCGAAGAGTCGGATTTATATGGAGTACTTGACCTACCTTTCAGCAGGACTTTCGGGGTCGGCAGCTGTCAGTTATAGGAACAACACTTTGGGTGTCAATTCGGACTGTACCAGTCTGTACGCTGGCGGAATTCAGGTATTCGACCCGGTTGGTTCTGGGTCAAACCCCCGACGAAGCATCGCTGGGATTGGAGCGATGATGGGCATTCGAGCTCGGGTCGATTCTTTGCCGGGAGATGGTGGCGGACCTTGGGAGGCGCCGGCGGGCGAAGGCGACTACGGTACGGTGAATTATGCTCTAGATGTCGCGACGGAGTACAAAGATTCCGAGACAGGCGGGATGAATGAGGCCGGAATCAATGTCATCCGGAAGTTCGGGAGTACAAATCCGGTTACGGTTTGGGGGTGCAGAACGCTGTCCACAGACCCGAACAAGCGATTTTTGTACATTAACGTACGAAGGTTTTTCCAGTTTGTGGAGAAGTCGATTGCAGACTCCACACGGTGGGCTGTTCATCGAAACAACAATTACAAGTTGTGGGCAAAGCTTACCGACAGGGGGGATGATTTCTTGAGTTCGCTTTTGGTTCGCGGGGCCTTCCCCACGCGGGTTAAGGAGCTGGCGTTCTTTATCGATGTTGGGACAGCGAACGGAGTCATGACTCAAGAGGATATCGATGCAGGTAGAGTGAAAGGAAGAATTGGCATGGCGGCTAACAAGCCGGGTGAGTTCCTGATTTGGGAGTTCACTCAGTATGACAGCGGTTGGGCCATTTCTGAGTGAGGATAGGATAGCTAAACAAGGAGGGCGTGATGCCAGATCCGTATCGAAATTTTAAGTTTGAGGTTGAGATTGATGGTTTTGTTCGTGCGGGATTTTCTAAAGTTTCCGGGTTAAGTCGGACCACTGAAGATACCGAGTACAGGGAAGGTGGGGAGAATGAAACTCCTCACAAGCTTCCGGGTCAAACCACGTTTTCGGACGTCACCCTGAGCCGCGGGGTTTCGGATGACGAAGATTTCCAAAACTGGAGTGATACCATCTTCAACGTAGACCAGGTGGATGGTGAGCAAGGTGATGAAAACTTCCGAAGAACGGTGGTGGTCTATCTCAAGAACAAAGCCGGCGAACGGGTTATCAAGTGGACCATTCTTCGAGCCTGGCCAAAAGAGTTCTCGACGGAAGATCTCGATGGTGCGGGGAATGATGCCTTGATCGACAATCTCGTTTTGGTAAACGAGGGAATAAAGCGCGAGCGTCTCTAGGCCGCGTAATTTACAATAGTTATTATTGTTTCAACAAGTAGGAGATATAGCACGATGAAGTACTCTTCCAACAACGACTATCAAGACAGTTTGGATTCGACGGCTTCCGATTGGGAAGTGGACGACAGTGAAGAAGTTGAGTTTGTTCCAGACGATACTGTGGAGCTCCCAGTAGGGATACGAAAGGACGGACAGGTTTATCGAACGGTCGTTATCGACGAGCTTGGGGGTGTCGATGATCGACTTGTTGCGGATTCGAAAGTGCGAGGCAACGGGGCGAAGGCGATGTCCCTAGTGATATGCCGATCGGTGCAAGAAGTCCCCGGGTTGTTAAAGCAGAAGCAGAATCCGGATAAGATGTTTAACCGAGAGTTTGCCCGGGCGATGACGGAGATTGACCGGGTATTCTTGATTACGCGCATTTTCATGCTGTCCGGACGAAATGAGTCTGCCTTTGTTGGGACCTGTAGGCACTGTAAAAAGGTGCATTATGAGAAGGTGTATCTATCGAATCTTCAAGTCGATAAGTGGCCGGACGACAAGCCACCAGAGATTGAGTTTCATTTAAAAGGAGGGTTCAAGGAAAGGAAGGATAACGGTGAGTACATTTATCATCGAGATGGGGTTTTAAGCTTTCCTACGGGAAAGACTTCTGAGTTGATTGGAAAGATCACCAACGAAGCGGAGGCTTTGGACAGTATGCTCGCTTCCTGTATCAAGAATGTGGGTACTTATGGAAGGGTGGATAGTTCCATGGCTCAGGCGTTAAAGAAGACTGACCGTGAAGAGTTGCTATATTCACTGAGCGACGGGCTCCCAGGCATAAAGCAGGGTAAGTGGATCACTTGCGAATGTGGAGTGGACCTTGAGTTGAGTTTGGACTTAGTCTCTTTTTTCGACGGACGGCGGCGGAGAGCGAGAAAGCCCTAGATAATCTTTATGAGTGTGTGAACTACCTAGCACATCGTTACGGTTGGTCTGAGTCTGAAATTTTACGATTGCCGATAAGACGGCTTAATCGATACACCGAGTTAATCAACCGTGATCGGCGAAAGGAAGAAGGCAAGCGATGAGTGCCGGTAGTCAGATGCTTTTGGGGATTAGGCTTCAGTTAGACGCTGAAGGGTTAGTGACAGGGGCCTCCGTAGCCGAGAGTTCGCTTCAAAAAATCCAAAACAATGTGCACACCACGCAGCGGAAGGTTTCCGAAGCTGGTAACGCAATGAAAGACTCGATGAATGCGAGTCTTGGCGTAGGCGCTTTGGGAACGGCTGCGATGGGGGTTGGGAAGGCTTTAGATGCAGCTATCACTCCGGCGATAGACCAAGCGAAGTCTTTCCAGGTGGAGATGTCTCAGTTGCGGTTTGTTTCGAAGGCAACTGAGGATGAGTTGAGGGAGCTCGAGCAGGTTGCTTTGAAGACCGGTTTAGAGACCCAGTTTTCTCCGCAGGAGGCGGCTGCGGCCATCCGGATGTTGAAGGCAGCGGGTTTGTCTACCGAGACATCTCTTAAGAGTTTGAGTGCTACTCTCGACACAGTGACGGGTTCTGCGGGGTTGCTTGATTTGCAGACGGGTGCCACGGCCACCGCGGCGGCGTTGTTGAAGTTCAGCCATACGGGGGAAACCGCCCGGGATATTATGGATACGTTTGCCAATGCGACGCGAGAAACGAACCTTCAGTTCCATGACTTGCCCATTTTCATCAACTCTTTGCGGGATGCGCCGGCAAAGATTAGGGCCACCTCGTCGGAGGCGATCGCTCTAGTCGGTGTGTTGAAAAACGCCGGTATGCAAGCTGCTCAGGCTGGTCAGACGGTGGATATGTTTGCCAACAAGTTCCTTGTGGTCTATCGAAGGTTGGAGAAGTATTTAGAGAAGAATAATATTTCTGAGCAAGATTTACTGGCCGGTTATACCGACAAGAAGATGCCCCAAACGGTAAAGGCTTTTCAGAAGCTGGGCGTTTCGATGTTCGACGTTAACGGCAACCTGAAGAACATGACTCAGTTCTTTGGGGAGTTGATCGATGCTTCGACGAAGTTATCCGGGGAGAGTGCTAAGAGTTTTTTGGTAACAGCTTCTACGGTGTTTGGAGCTAGGGGAGGCCCCCTTATTACCGCGCTTCGGGATATGAAGAGAGGTTCTCTTACTGGCAGGGCAGCGTTTGAAGACTTAGTTCATACCCTAGAGAAGTCCGGCGGGGCTTCACGGGAAGCGGCTATGGCGTTCGAGGACACGCAAGTCGGTTTGGAAGTGTTTATTCAAGGCACAAAGGATACGATCAATATCGCTCTGGGAAAGACTTTGATACCGTATTTGCATAAGTTTGGGGGTGTTTGGAAGAAGGTGTTGGGGGCTTTCTTGGAGTTCATCGAAGAAAACCCGACGTTTGCCAAGGCTTTGATGGGCACTGCGGCAGCTTTGATGATAGCTGCCAAGGTTGCTGGGTTGGTCATTCTAGCCTTCGCCGGGCTGTTGTTTTGGTCTACGGTGGTAGCTCCCGCAGTCGCTGCGGCAGGGGGCGCCGCCGGCATCGCTGCAATAGGATTTGGGGCCTTGCAGGCCATGTTGTGGCCTTTGATTCTGATTGCCGGAGCTGTCGCGGTCGTATTCGTGGCTTTGTACGGCGTAATAAAGATATTTAAGTATCTAATGACGGGTAATTTAGAGATTGCGAAGTCCTTCCAAAGATTGATGAAGACTTTCTCAATGATAAAGAAGGGGATTACAGAGCTTTGGTCCGGGGAAGAAGGTAAAGAGCAAACGGTTAAAGCCCTGAAAGCCATGGGGCTTTACGGAATCGTTACCACTATCATTGGGATTAAGAATCGGATTGTTGCCGTCTTCAGTGGGTTTATAGACGGGTTGATTTATGGGTTTAAGTCGATAGCGTTAGTGTTGTATCCCGTTCAGTTGGTTATAAGCTATGTTATCGATGCCTTCAGAAGATTGTTTGAGTCTTGGGGTCCGATGAAGGACGTTTACGAAGTGGCAAAAGGATGGAGAGCTTTCGGGTTTATACTGGGGTGGATAGCTTCGGTGGTTCTAACTGCATTGATAGTTAAGGTGGCATTATTGGCATTGCCGTTTGTTATTCTCGCGGCGAAGGTATTAATTGTAGCAGCAGTTATCTATGGTGTATTTTGGATATTGCGTAAAATTTTTGTCGGATTGGGTACTCTAATAGGTTGGGTTGCGTTTAAGATTTATCAGTTGTTTTTATGGTTAAGAGAGAAGGCCTTTGCATTCGGAGTTTATTTCTATGTTGCTTTCTTGAAGCTCAAAGTTTCTCTAGTAAAATTAGCTGTGGGGATATTCCGAGCAGTCGCTAATCCTATAGTAGGAGTGGGTATATTCATTCGTGATAGTTTTAATAAGGCTGTCGGATATTTAATGAGTTTGAAGACCCGTGCAGCACAGGCTGCGAGCGGGTTCATACAGGCCTTCTTTGATGCTATCCGGAGCAGGTGGGAAGCGGTTAAGGAATGGTTTAGTGGGGCGTTGCAGTGGATTCGGGACAGGCTCCCGGGTTCGGACGCTAAAGTAGGTCCCTTATCCACTCTCACCCGAGCGGGGCAGGGATTCTCTAGGGCTTTTGGTGAAGGCATAGAGCAAGGGGCTCCGGAGCTTCAGGGAAGAGTTACTCGAGTCCTTGAGGGCACAGCGCCGGACGGGGAAGGACTTGCCGGGGCATATGCCAAGCCTGACGGAGTTCTCCCGAAGGGTGAAGGTGCTGAGGACCGGAAGGCTTCTATTTCCAACAGTCGAGGTGGAACGGTAATTACGATTCAAAAGATGGAGTTCAATGTTGCGGAGGCCACTCCGGAAGAAGCTGAAAGTCTTGCTGAGCAGATTATCGAACGGATACGGACGATGCTAGATGAAGAGCAGGAAGTGGGGTTTGTATGAGGGTAAACGGAACCAGGGCCGAGAGGGCATATCTAGCGAAAATTCTGGAGGGGGAAGTAACGTATGTCTATGAGTTTCAATTCAATCCCTCTGAGGATGAAAAGACCCGTGAAGTTGCTTGGGCGTGGGCTGTCGTAGGGCCGCTTTTGCCTGAAGCCATCTTCATACGGCTTTCTAGGGAAGCCTTCAGTCTTCAGCTTTTTCTAGATGCGACGGAGAACTATGACCCAGATAAGCAGGGGGTAGGAGCGGACATTGCGGCGTTGGACAGTTTTACTATGCCCTATCCGGAAATCTATTGTGCGGATATGGGGCAAGTAGCTTCGCCGCCGTTAACGCTTTTTGGTATCGGTGAGGATGCTTATTATGTTGTGGTCAATAGTGTTAACGTTAGAGTCGTTAGACGAAATAGTGAAATGCATCCGACCAGAGCGTATGTGGATTTGAAGCTTACATCCACCTATGTAGATACTTCACAAATGCTAAATTCATTGAACAAGAATTCAGAGTTAGCTCGTAAGGTGTTAGTAGCAAGGAGGGCGTAGTGCTTACAGTAAGTTCAAGATACATTACAGTTGGGAAGATTAATTATGTAGTATCTTCCGGCGAGAGTGTCGGCCTTTTGAGAATGCGGCCAACTACTACAGTTTCACTCGATGAAACACAGTCATATGTAGTGAAAGCCGGGGATACTTTTGAGAGTCTTGCGGCGAAATATCTAGGTAATGGAAGAAAGTGGTGGGTGTTAGCTGATGCGAACCCCCATATATTCTGGCCTTTAAGCTTAAGAGCTGGTGATAGAATTGTAATACCTTCAAAAGCCCAGGCGTTACTCTCATGAAAGAAATATTTATTTCTATCTGGGTTAATGGTCGTAGAGTCTCTGAAGATGTCGTTAAAAGGGTTATGTCCATAAGGTTTACTGACCATTTAAAAAAGGCTAATTCTGGGAAGGTGGTATTTAGTGACCCCAGAGCTTGGATTGGTTCCACAAATGTCTTTAAAAAAGGTAGTTTATTACACTTTATAGTTGGATGGGTTAATGACGTAGAGTTAAAGGGTGCGTACTTAGTAAAGTCGAATAGTATGATTTTTCCTGCGAATGGTGAGCCAAGGTTCACGGTAGACTTCCAGGATTTAAGTCACAAGCTTGATAAGAAGCAGAAAAAGCGGAAGCATATCGGGACGGCTGCTAGTATCCTAAAGAAGATAGCAAAAGAACATGGACTGGGGTATGATATAGATTCAATAGACGGTTTGGAGTTTACAGATGATTTCCCCTTGAATCAGGCATCGTATTCGGACGCCACGCTGCTACAGTTACTGGCCGATCGTTATGGGTATGTCTGGGGAGTTTCCGGTGGGAACCTTGTATTTAAACGGCCAGCAGATAGGCAGATGAAAAAGAAAGCCGAGCCTGAAGTAATATCTTATAGAATAAATGATTATTCGATATCTTCCTTTGCTCCTGACGTTAAATACTCTAAAAACGGCAAGAAAAAGGGGGCCAATAAGCAGGACAGTAATATAGATTTTGGGGCGGATAACGACAAAGGTGGAGGCATCCTAGAAGACATGTTAGCCAAGGATATGTCCGAGGCAGAAAGACAAGAGCTGTTTGCTGAGCATAAAAATGAGGCTGAGCTTGCGGTATTGATAGAAGAGAATTTGGGGTCACTTTTAGCGAAGAACGTAGGTGAAGGGTTTCGAAAGTTCTATCATGAAGCTGTAGATAGTTCTGAACGGCTTATCAGTTGGGCAGCTGGAACGGGATACCAGACAACCAATGAGAGTTTTAATCGAGCTGAGAGCCAATGGTATACACGGCAGATTGAAAAGGACGTGGAGTTACATACGGACCCAAATTTAAGTGATAACCCAGATGCCCCCCAGTCAATTTATGATGAGGTTTGGGAGTTAGAGAATGCCGAGACTACATGGGCAACACCGGCAACGCTTGAGGAGCTTGCTCGTCGCAAGAAAGCCAGATTAGCGGTAACTGAAACAGTAACGGCTAAGATTGTATTGAATCTCGCTTCAGTTCGATTTCGTCCGGGGGAGAAAGTAACGGTTGCTGGGGTAAGCATTTATGACGGAGATTACTTGATAAAAGAAGTGGAGCATATTTTCAGTCGGCGTGGGATGCCGTTTAAAACCCGGTTAACTGCCATAAAAAGAGCTAGAGGGCCAAGCAGACAGGCTATACAGAGAATTGCTAGACAGGAGGAACAAGTTAGAAACGGTAGGGCGTCTATTTCAGGGAGAGCTGAAAAGACATATGAGCCAGAATTGGATCGAGTCGGTATTGTGAATAAGGTTGATAATGCTTAGTTCGGATGAGTTCAAAAGAAGATTTTCCAAACGGTATTTCGGTAAGTATCGAGCGTATGTTCGGGATGTTCAAGACCCCAAGAAGCTTGGTCGAATAAAGGCCGTCGTTCCAGCAGTTTTAGGGAATGACGACGATGTTGGTTGGGCGTACCCCCTCCCCTCTTCTGGGGGTGGCGTTAATACGGGAGACCTTCAGCTTCCGGAGAAAAAGGACTTTGTTTGGATAGAGTTTGAGGAAGGCGATGTGAGCCGGCCGCTGTGGTCTCCGGGGTCGTGGGGAATACGCGGCGGGGAGAGCATGGTTCCGAAGCACTCTAGGGGGGAGTTGGATGAAACTGATTATGTGTATCGAGAGACGGGGAACCTTCCCCCAACGCAGTTTTCCGGACAATACGGCAACGTCCGGGTGATTCAAAATAGGTCTGGGGGCAATTTCATAGAGCTCGACGATACTCCGGGAGAAGAGCGCTTACAGATAAGCCATCGAACGGGTACTCGAGTAGAAATGACGGCTGACGGAAGTCTTCAGGAGGCCTCGGCGGGGACTGTCCGGAGGAACATCGGAGGAGCGCATTCCGTAGAAGTTGCTGGGAACGAAGAAGTTTCGATTAAAGGAGTGAGTACGTTCACGGCTGAAGCGCAGAGAACGGAGACCTATGGGGGGCCGGTCACCCAGAACTTTGGTGAGTTGACTCAGGTAGTGGGGAACATCTCCCAGAAGAGTGAAGCCAAGACGCAGGTGGTATCCGGACCCTGGGCGGTGCAGTGTGGGGGCCAGGGGAGCATGATGTTCAACGGCGCACTTGCGTTCATGATTCAGCAGAACCTTCAGATGACCATTTTAGAGAACGCGGAAATCGCTGTATCCAATGCCACGGGATTGCCCACAGCGGATTCTCTGTTGCTTCATGGATACAACGGGAATGTCCATCTAACCGCTTCGGACGCTACTGGATTGGTATCAAAAGCTGAGGTGTTGTTGAAGGGGAACTCCCCCACGGCGAATATCCTTCTAGGCGGGGCTGCCGCGACTGAGCCGATGGTCTTGGGCAATTTGTTCAAAACTTGGATCACGACGTCATTGTTGCTGCACACCCATCCAACGGGTACTGGGCCGAGCGGTCCTCCGGTGGAAGCTGCGGCTATTTCGGCTCAAATAGATACTTTTTTGTCTACGGTTATTATGGGGAAGTTCGTATGAGTATGCTTTCAGTAGTTGCCCAGTTTCCTGGGAATCTTCAAAGTTTGTGGGAGGGGGCTGATGAGAATACTACGGTGTATGAAACGGCAGATTTGATAGAAGATTTTTGGGGGAATTGTGAAGTTTCAGGGTATCCTCAACCGGCCAATCAAACGAATGTTATTTTGCAGACATCGTATCCGGGGTTCGGTCTCATTTCTGAGCCGCTTTTATCTCATACAGCGGCGTATGCAGCTCAAGCTTTCGAGACGGGTTTGACAGCTTTATGTTTGGCTACAACTTTTATTTTGGTAGCGCCCCCTTCGGCCGTACCACCGATTTTTCCTGCACCCGGAGGGACGGCTACTCCGGGGTTGTTGACTGCGGCTTTGACCGCGATATTTACAAGCGGAGCTGCTCCAGGGGCGGTAACACCCACTGCTCCTTTGGTTGCAGCGGAGATAATCAAATTTTTAAATGGGTGGTTATGTAATGTTTTGATTCCGCCGGCCACGACGCCGGTTCCATTGCCAATAATATGAAAAAGTTCGATGAAATTATTGTGAGAGATACAGCCAAGGAAATTGCCCGGCGATGCAAAAAAGCACAAAGCCAGAGCCTTGCTGTAAGAGCTAAAGTTTTTGTTGATGTAGTCGTATTCCTTGCGGAGTATCGAATAAATCAACTGGAAAAGCAGTTAAGAGCTCTTGCAGTGGTTACCCGAGACAGGGTTGAGAGGAGCAATAATCATGGCTGAGTGGAAAAGCTTTAATCCAAGTGACTTAATGCCCAATGAAATTATGGACTTAGCTTCGACATGCAGTTCTGTTGGAGACCAGGTTGCTACAGTTTTGGATGCTGCGGCAACAGTGTTGGATGTAATAAAGAATTTTGTTTCGGGGTATAATGACCCGTTAGCTTCTGTCATAGATTCGTTACAGGATTTGATAATGTCCACTGTTCAGCAGTTTACCCAGGCCGGGGTTTATATGCTGAAGCATGTCCCGTTATCTTCTAAGATTCCTGCGAGTCCTACGAAGTGGTTGTATGACGTGGCGAGTTCTTTGGACGATGTTTATGATGAAAATCGGCCGATATTGGTTGACCCTAACGCCTATATAGGGGCCGTAGTTTTCATGGCAACATCCCAATACTACAAAGATTTGATGAGTTTGTTCTATGGTATGCTGAGATTGTTTGGACTGGCCGGGCCTACAGAAGACCAAATAGCTGCTTGGAAAGATATCGGAGTTGACATCCCCATAGTTCCTGGAGTTGGGAGGGCACCTGATTGGGAGTCAAAGCGAATGATTGATTTCATTCCTGAGTTGGGGACTCTTGCCGATTTGCTTATCAACTTCTCTTTGGGGATAGCCGCAGCTCAGGGGGCTTCGGATTTGTACGGTATGTTCGCCGATCAGCTTGCGGCAAAAGCGGAAGCATTAAGGTCCATTGCTGACGATGCAGCGTCGATTGCCAGCAAGTTCGAGCAGAATATGGGGTTTGAGGGGGCTTATATGCTGCCTATCTATGGACAAGGGGATAAGGAGTGGTTACAGAGTCAACTGATCAATTCTACTGGAGGGCCTAGGGACATACGGGATGCACAGTTCTCCCTAGGTGTGGTATTCTTGGCTACAGGAGGCACATCAACCCCGGCCGATTTGTTGTTTACATTGATGGGGTTGAGTACGGAGTGATTCATTATGGACTATCCGCAGGGTATAAAGTTTCCTTTTCGTATTCAGCCAGCTGGAGGTGTGGGTTTGGTAAACTCCGGTATGAAAATAACCTCTAATCTGCATGCTTTGATTTTAACCTTTGTGAATGAAAGACTGATTTACAAGGATGTGGGTACTGTAGGATATATGGCCGTGCTCAGAACTAATAGTATGGTAGGACTATTGCGGCATTTGATAGAGGAAGCCATTACTTCGTTTGAGCCGAGAGCTGCAAGAGTACGGGTCGAAGTCATCCCTAGAGAAGAGTCGGGCACTCAGCGAGTGTATGTAAAAGTTTCATATGTTTTTACTCTTTCGGGTGAAATGGTCTATAGTGAGTTAAGGTTAATTTAGGAGGCACGATGCCTACAATAACACTGCTTTCAGGTAATGTGGCACACATCAATTTGGAGTCCCGTGATTTTGAAAGTTTTAGGAACGATATAGTTGGTGAAGGGGGTTTAGCTGATTTATATCTGCCCAACTGGACGGATAGGTCTCCCCTAGACCTTGGGGTAGCGTTAACAGAAGTGATGGCATTTTTTGCGGATAACTTGTCTTACTATCAAGATAGGTGTGCAAATGAGGCATTACCCTTAACTTGCATAGAGAGACGTTCGGTAATTGAGCATTGTCGATGGATAGGGTATGAGCTTCAGCCGATTCAGGGGGCTTCTGTTGATTTGACTATTGTCACCAATGGAAGTGGCACGATGCCGGCAGGAACTAAGATACAGGTAGATACTTCTGATGGGTCAAAGCAGGCAACCTTTGAGTTGTATGAAGATTTTGTTTCTACTGGGGCAGGAACGTATATTGCACAGCTTGCGGTTCACGGGGAGTCCCGGGAGGATACCCCTCAGTCGAGTTCCGGTGGAGCAGGTCAGCAGTTTACCTTGCAGGCGGCGCCGATGGCGTTAGGGCCGGACGGTAGCCCGAGTCTTGAAGTATGGATTGAAGAGGGTGGACCAGCAGAGATATGGACGCTAGTTGGGAATTTTATCGAGTCTTCGGCTACCGATAAAGTCTACCGTATTTATACGGATGAAAACGATATTACAACGGTAGAGTTTGGCGATGGTGTGAAGGGGAAAATCCCGGATGCTGGAGTAGGAAATATTGTCTTCAAGTATCGCGTTGGTGGGGGTGTTGAGGGAAATCAGGTAGGTCCGAATAAGCTCACAAGGTTTCCGGCACAGCATACTTTTGTGGATTCCGTAACGAACCCATTAAGGCCCTCCGGAGGGCAAGAAAAGGAGTCAGTAGAAACAGCAAAGGTTAATGCTCCGGCGAGTTTAATCTCGATGGAGAGAGCTGTAAGGCATGATGATTTTGCTGTTCAGGCTATGAAGGTTTCAGGGGTCGCTTCTGCAAGTGCCAGCAGGGATTCTCGAAGCCCTTTGATTGAGATTGTAACGCTTGCGGCTTATGGGGAGAATCCGGTTCCTACAGGTACTTGGAATAAGTGGACACAAACAGGTAGCGGACTGCTCGGTCAGGTAGGAGAGCATTTACTGACGTTGTGTACTGTCCCGATTATTCTTGATATTAGGCCATGCCGTCCGATTTATGCAAATGTGGCTTTCGAGGTGTTCTTCATACGTACGATACATGTTGAAGACGGGCTGGCCGCAGTTCGGAGTACTATTAGGGATTATTTTTCTTCGGAAAGTCGGGAGATAGGTGTGCTGTGCCCCGTATCGGGTCTAATCGCACGGATAGAGCAGACATATGGGGTTGATTATCTCAATACTCTGAGGTTTCAAAGAACACCCCTAGAGAGAAGGCTGTCTGGACTCAATTCGGACATAACTTTTCAGATGATTAAAGTTGGACCGGAGACCTTACAGGATAGGCATACTATAACCTTTATAACTCCGAGTACTTTTGAAGTGTATTCGGAGCAGTATGGGCAGCAGATGGGGGTTGGTTCGTTAGATTCGACTTACACTACAGATGACGGAGGTTTTTCTTTTAAAATCTCAAGCGGATCATATCCACCAATGGTTAAAGAAAAGTGGGAAATAGTAACAGGGGCTTATGTGGGTAACATAGATCTGGATTATGATGAAGTCTGTGTGCTATCCGAGGATGAGGAAATACCCATAACACCGAGAGTTGCTGATTAATGGAATTACTTAATACCCTCACTAAGTTCGGGGCCGATAGGCTATATCAGCCGTTGGACAATCTCATTAGAAGGGATATTAATGATAATTCAGTTGAGACTATTATTGTTGGGAGTGTTTTAGAGAATCGCAAAGTTAATATTGAGTATGGATTAGAGCTTACTATAGCGAATAGGTTTCAGACCGGGGAGTTGATTTTAATTCAGGATTCATCAGGCATAGGTTTAAGTCATCGATACAGTTTTTCTGAGCCTGAAATTAGCGAAGTTGAATTTAGTTCTGGAATAGTAGGAGTTAATATTCAACTTTATATTCAGTGTACTGGGATAGGTGAAAATCCCATATTTCGGTATAGGTATACAACCATACCGGTTACCTAGGAGGGTATCGAATGGCTTCTAAGCATTATGAATTGTCGGGTATTGATAGCAATGTTGAAATTGGCAAAAGGGGTCCGAGGGTTAAGGATAACAGTGGTGCTGTAGAGTTTCGGAATCAAGCCGACGATGATTTTGTCGTTGTCCGTGGTGCGGACCCGGTAGCTGCAAATGATTTCGTCACCAAGCGGTATATGGAGACCCGGGCTTCGGTTTATGTTACCGGGCAGATTGACGGGGGATCTCCACCGGCTGCGGGGACTCCGGGAAGAGTGTTCATATGCACCACTACAGGTGGTGGGTACACTATTAATTATCTCTACTGGGATAACGGAGTTACGTGGGATGAGATTGTTCCGGCTGAGGGGCAAGTGGTGTCTGTCACCGATGATCTTTCAGGAGGAACGGTAGAGTTCACAGGAGACCATCTCTATCTTTGGGATGCCGACGGAAGTGCTTGGGTAGACCTCGGGCCGACGCCGGCGGCACAGGAGGTTGTGAAGTCGTCGAGACTGGCTTTTGATTATGCCGATGTTGGAGCAAATTTGATTGTCAATGTCCCGGCAAACGCGATTGTAACCAAGGTTATTCTCAATGTCACTCAAGCGTGGGATGTAAACCAGCCGTATGTTGAGGTAGGAGATGCCGCAGACGCCGACCGGCTGATGCAAGAGAAGGGAAACGACTTAGCGAAGGTTGGGGTTCAGGTTACCGACGCAGGATATCTCTATGGAGTGGCAACCGACGTGAATGTGACTTTGAGCAACAATGGAGGTACTCCTACACAAGGGCAGGCGATTATCGTTGTTCATTATGACCTGATTTAGGTGAAGAATGGGTAATGTAAAAGCGGGCAACCTTGAAGGGACATTGCAAGAGGAGTTCTATATCGGGAAGGGGGATATAGATACTCCAGGACAGAATATTATAGGACTTCGAACTGATGGTTCTGGGAACGCTGAGTATAAAGAAGCTGGGGGTTCCTGGAAGCCATTTAGTTCGTTTGATGTAGATAGTATTCTTGTGGATGACGTAACAGGTGAAGTGTTAACAGACGACGTTCTTGGTAACGTTTTGGTAAGAGAGTAAAGCATGAGTTTTCATTCGACAGTCAGTCTAGGAGCAAGGCATGGTCCGCATAATTGGGAGTATGCAAATCAGGCCGCAAGGGAGGGTGCTACCGGTTTTCTTTCTACCGATGTCTATAAAGTCGCTTTGCAGCTAGATGATTTGTCTTTATGGCTCTTGGTTGATACTTCCCCTACGTGGCAAGCGTTCGGTACCCTATCCGCTCACGGCGATCTTTCAGGGTTGCCCGCACCTGCGGACGATCATACTCAGTACTTGCACATCGACGGTAGAAGAGCTATGTCGGGTAATTTGAGTTTGGGCGGAAACGCAATTACCAGTGTAGGTAATGTTGACGGTAGAGACGTTTCGGCTGATGGGTCCACTTTGGATTCTCATGTAGGAAATACTTCAAACCCTCACAGCGTGTCAGCGGCGCAGGTGGGGGCTATACCGGCTATCTCGAGTCCTGCTCATGGGGATATTATCTATCGAGGGTCTTCAGCGTGGGACCGCCTAGCTGCTGGAACTTCAGGGTATTTGTTGCAGACCAACGGAGCAGGGGTGGCACCTTCTTGGGTTGAAGCCCCGGTAGGAATGGTTACAGTTGCAAGTGGAGTTAGTGAGGCTGAGTCAAGTACAACGTCGTCATCATTTCAACAGAAGCTTAGAGTTACAACTCCTTCTTTGACTAACGGATTGTCTTATTTGATTCAATGGTCTTGCGAAATAGGGGCATGGGCTGATGAGGATGTTGAGTTTCGAATGCAGCTTGACGATACCACAACCATAGCCACGCATTCTTGGAAGAACAATCCGTATGTCACGCGATATATGCCATGTAGTGGTTTTTACCCGAGTTCGGCGTTGAGCGGTGCAATCAACATTGATATGGATTGGAATAATGCGTATGGGTTTAACCCTGCGTATATCAGAAGAGCTCGCATAATGATTTTCCAGCTCCCCTAGAGAAAGGCAGAGGGCATTACATGGCTATCTATACGTATTATAAGTCTACAGATTTTCCAGCACAAAAAGTTGCACCGGGGAAACTGCATAAAGAAATAGCAGAGAGTAGTATTACCGTTGATCTAAATGGTATAACTACTCAGGGTAATGAGGATGAAGTTTATTTAGACTTTGATGGGACATTGTCTTCTGGCGAAGAAGCCACTCTTGACGCGATTGTTGCAGCACACGGTGGGGACGAAGACCCAGCACAGAGTTCTGAGATAACTGAGTTTTTGGATATTAATACCATTGTTACAGATCCAACAACGAGTTTGTATGGTCCGTTTTTTATAATGCAGTTAATGTTGAACAGGAAAGCCTTGTATAATGACAGTGATAGTCCATTATACGAAGCAGGGTACACTCCTTTGTTGGGGGAGCTGGGTTCTGTACAATATCTTTTAGACATCCACGAAAAGACAGGATGGCATAGGGTGGAGCTAATGCAAGCAAGATATTCTAAGCCAAAAGCTTTGTTGATCTATTATGGGTATTTGAACTCCTTTAATTACTCCAACAATTCTTGGAATAATGAATTAGTCGCTCAAGATATGGCTAAGTATAGTCTTATAGTCTTAGGTGGGTCCATTGTTAGGCATGAGTCGGGAAGCCATACTGGGAGCAATGGGGCAGCATCCCTAGAGGACACGAGTAAGAGCTGGGAGACAAATGAGCTCGTTGGGCTTACTGTAACAAACAGTACCGACGGGAGTTCTGGTACAATAACAGCCAATACGGCTACTACAGTCACGGCCACGTTATCTGGGGGTACCGATAATGATTGGGATACTGATGACGTGTATGATATTCGTCATCCAGACTATACAAACGCTTCGACTATCATAGCTAGGGTAAAAGCTCTTAATCCGAGAACGAAGATTTTTGGATACGTGAAAACTCCACTTGAGTATACACCCTGGACAGCTCGGGTTAACGAGTGGGATGCAGAGGGGGTTCATGGGATCTTTATGGATGAGTCCGGGTATGATTATGGTACTACATCCACAAATAGCAGGACTGCGTTCAACACTAAGGTTGACTTTGTTCACGGTAAAACCAATTCGAACCTTTGTTTTGTTAATTCTTGGAATATGGATCATGTGCTGGGTACAGTGAACGATGCCTCATACCCAAACACTACGTGGAATCCAAGTTTAGTTGAGTCCAATTTGACTTGGGATGATTATTATTTGCTTGAGAGTTTTGCGGTTAATACTTCGGCATATTCCGCGAACAATGGATATGAGTCAAAGGCCAATTGGGCGTATAGAGGGGCTAAGGCCATCGCTCATCGATATACGTATGGAATTAATCTTGTAGGTTCTGGAATAGTCTCTAATGGAAACGCAAATGGGAGCGACCTTTTCAACTTTGGGTTTATTTCAGCTTTGATGTTTGCTTTGGAGGCTTTTGGAACAAGCGATGCTTATTATGGGGCTTCGTCCGCGGAAGTCGATTGGTGGAGTAGGCCAGATGTTTCTGACATGGGTTTAGTTTATGAAGTTACGCCGGTTATTCAAGTAGATGCAGGTGATTCGGATGTCTATCACAGATATGTCGAGTTTGGTAAATTGTCGCTGGACTTTTCTACCGGGGCACAGAGCTCAAGTATTACGAAGTACTAGGGTTAGGGATATTGGTTTGTGTATTGCGTAAGTATGCTCTGATTTTAGGATTAGAGCGTATTGGTATTGAGCATGTTCTTGGGGAAGACATGGAGTTTGGGTATGGACAAAAGGGATGTTCCATCAGAGCCGACTGGAGTGAGGCAGCAAGATATTCGGGCATTACATGCCCGAATAATGGAGTTGGAGCTTCGCATGAAAGCCGAGTTGGACAGAAAAAAGGACGCAAAAGTTGTAGACCTGGAAGTCGTACAGCTCAAGGAAGCCGTAAGCAAGCATGAATGCAGCCAGATTACTCGTATAGAGTTGATGTCGTCGAGCATGTCGGCCATCCAGAAGAGTATAAGCAATATCGAGGGAAGCATTAGTCGATGGAAATCTTTTCGTCTAGGAGGAGTGCTCGCGATCGTTCTAGCGCTGATTTCCGGGGCAACCTATATAATCAGGGCTGAAACGAAAGCAGATACAGTTAGCACTTCGGTAAAACGGATTGAAGAAGACGTAGCCGAGATGAGGGAGCAGTTCGACGGGATAACCCCGAAGAAAGAGGCCGATGAAGAGACCCTAAACGTTATTCGAAGTACGATAATGGAAGCCCTTTCCGGGAGGTAACGTGGAGACACATGTAAGGCAGGTAGGGGAAGTTGTAGTATCGCAGTTCCCTATATTTGATGAAGACGGTGTTTCGTATCTATCAGGTGTGCTTCCGAGTTCTTTTGATATTTCCCAGTTTCGCAATGACACCGAGGTTGCGGTTACAGCTACAGTCTCGGAGATAGGCACAAGCGGTATTTATCAAGTTACGTTCACCCCCACCGATTCGGCGCAGTGGGCCATTGTAGTAAAGCTTCCGAGTACAGGTGACGTTTGGGGTATGCATGTTACCTCATTCGTTGAAGATTTTAATGGAGTATCGGAGGCGCAGATGAACGCGGCATACGATGAGGATACTTCGATACTCTTCTTAGAGATGTGGTTGGATAGGAATGGAGAGACGGTGCTTACTGGGTTGGTTTCGGCCAGGGTTGAGGTGTATGACGACTTAGAGAATCTTCTATTTTCAGGAAGTTCGAGTACACCTAAAGTCGATGGTCGGTTTAGTGTGTCAGGTGTCGTTTCTCTAGTGGAGAACCGGCCGCACAATGCAGTGGTTTCTATAACTGATAGTCTGGGAACGGTCGTAACCGGACAGGCTTTCACCACGGTGGGTTAGTGTTTTTAGTATCGAAAAATAAGCGGTCTCAAGTGCTGTTTCGTCGGGGGTTGGAGGGGGATAAGCCACCGGATATTTTCTTTGAGTCGCCGCTTAGGGTAACAACAGAAAGACTGATTACTATGGTGGACTCACTTAATACAGTGGTGGCGTCAGAGTACGAGTGCAAAGTTGTGGATGAATTAACAATATCCCTTGAGAATGAGCCTGTGTTATCTTTGGACTGTGAGTAGGAGGGTCTATGAGTGTTCCTAATGTTTTAAGGGTGGTGAAAAAACGGCATTCTCAAAGGCCATACCTTAGAGTGAGAGTCAGCGGGTCCGATGAGACCCCTTTTGATTTCACGGGTGCCTTGTCAGTCACGTTCACTATGGTCAATAGAATAAGTGGTGTCGAGAAGGTCAACTCGGCCGGGGTTATTGTAAGTCCGGTTACAGAGGGCCTACTAGAGTATCAGTGGAAGGCTGTTGATGTAGATACCGCCGGAGAATATGTTGCAGAGTTTGACGTGGATTACGGGGCAGGGGAAACGATGACACTTCCTGAAAATGGTAATATTTTGGTTACTATTTTTGAGGATGTAAACGACGAGTAGGTGATACTATGGCTGCAAAAATCAATATCGAAGTTACAGGGTTTCCTCTAGGCAGTCCGGGTGAAAGTGAAATTCATCCCTATTCTGTGATCGAAAGTTCTTCTCCTTTGATTAATCTTTCGCTGACTGATGACACTGGGGTAAACCAATATTTTTGGTCTTTTGTTTCGAGGCCATTAGGGTCTACGGTGACTATGGTTAACGCCACGTCACCCATAGCGAGTTTCAATCCGGATATAGGTCTTGCTGGAACGTATATTGTTCAGTGCTCACTGAATAACGGTGCAACCATTTTGACCAACGGGGTTGCTTTCACGACAGAAGTCATGGAAGTTCGAATACCCAGCGCGAAAGAGACCAAGGAGTTCGATGCCTATGCGGGATGGGACCCAGCCTTACAGGATTTCATGCGTAAAGTCGACGACGGCATCGGGGGAATTGGGGCGACCTACTGGGAGCAGTTTGCCGGCAGTCTCATTGGGGGCTCCGGGGTATACCTGAAGCCTGCATTGGACGAGAGAGTAGCACTTCCCGCAGGAACTTTTGCGGGGCCTTCTTTAGTGCTTGGTGGGGATGCGGAGACGGGGTTGTGGTCAAGGAATACCGGGGAGATTGCGGTTACGGTTAATGGGTACCCTGGGGTGACCCTGTATGAAATGTGGGGTGGGCTTTATTTTGAAACCTATGACGTTGATGACTCTTGTTATGAGTTTTATCTGTCACATTATAAGGAGTCCTCAGGAGCCCCAGCCACATTCTATGTAGAGGCTATCGGGACAGACGATAACGCAGGGTCAAATCTTAATTTATGGAGTAGAGCAGGTTATACCGCTGGAAGTAGCTATGTTGAGGTAGCTGCATATGATGGAACGGATACCTATGTTGGCGTTAACGCATGGAATAGCTCGGGGTATTCAAGTTCAATATCTGTATTGGCGGTATCCGAAGATGTCTCAACAGTCGGAGTTTCATCCCGGTGTATGGGTACTGAGTGGTCGTATCTACGGATTTCTTCTGAGTCGACGCATGGAGGAGCCTCTCTAGTATTGTCGTGTAGGGGTAAAGCCGGGGCTTCAGTGGATGAGGGCAGAATACAAATAGGTGAGAATAATACGGGTAAGATTACTTTCTGGAATGCCGATATTTATGCAGCTCCATCTTGGCCTGGGGATTATGTTTACTTAATCGATGACTTTACTGAAATGGATGATTATTATAGCGCTTTTGGTGAAGTGTCTATTCTTAACGCCATTGTTCAAGCGTCGACAACGGGGTTTAGTGTTTCGGGTCTAGCAGAAGACCAAATAGTTTTCGGAGCTCCTAGTGGAGCGCTAGACCAGTCTCCGGATTTCATGTTAACTGACACCTTAAGGTTTAAGGTAGCTGCCGATTCCATTGTTTCGTATGATTATTCCAGCGTATTCGGTAGGTATGTGAATTCTGAATTTTCAGGAGCCCAGTTTGTCGCCTATTCTAGACGAGGTACTGATACAGGTTCTGCTCAAGTCGCAGATAATTTAGTTCTGGTTTGTGAAACCACGGGAGATACTACGGCGTCATTTCGGCTAGTATCTGGGGGTACCGATAATCCTATAAAACTTTCAGAGAATAGGGTTATGGCTTTTAAGGTCAAAGTAGTATCTTCTGGGGTAGACACGAGTACCGGTGTGCGTGTGCAAGAGCGTCATGTGCTTTTTTGGAATAGTTCAGTAAACTCTTGGGATTGGGGGCCGGCGGCTACAGTCATCAATGATAGGTCTACTTGGGCGTCTTCTATTGGGGTTTATATGGGGGGTGTTGACGGAGAGTTTGGATTATCAATAGAAGTTACTGGAACAAGTGGGAATCCGAATATTTTCCACGTAGCTTATGTTACGGAAATGGTCATAGCTCAAACGGCGTACAATGCGAGTAGTTAAATGAAAATAAATCATGCTAAAGTTCGGTGTATAAATCTTGAGCGGTCGCCTAAGCGGTGGATAGATATTGTCACATTATTCGGTGATAAAGTGATACGGATTGACGCCGTAGACGGTATGCAGTTTGCTTCGGGTGAGTGGGACCGTATGGGCAAGCCTTGCTGGGCTGAACTCCCCATCGATGCATCTACGAAGTATTTTGAAATGTTTCCTACTACCTATGGTTGTAATCTTTCTCACATTAAAGCATGGGAGCACTTTTTAAACAGTGATGAAGAGTGGGGAGTCTTTGTAGAAGACGACACTATGCCTATTAAGGATATTTTATCGGTGGATATTCCTGAAGCCTGTGACTTTTTCTATCTTATCGGGCCAGACCATCCGGGTTATCGTATAGGGCTTTTTCCGGACGGACAAGTTAGGTTTGCTAGGACATTAGGGGCGTATTTAATGTCTCGTAAAGCCGCTGAGCTGGCCATTCGCGCCATGAATACCCATTACTTTCAAGCCGATACTCAAGTGCCGATTAGAATCTTTGAGTCAATGAAGCATCATAAAATTAAAACGCCTAATTGGGAAGCGCTGCCTAGGATAAAGGCATATGGGCCTATGGAGTCTATAGTAGGCCATTCTAAGAACGCAGAGTTGTCAACGTTCACGATTGACGGCAAAAAGAATTGGATACCAGATGAGCTAAAGAGTATAAAGTATACCAGTCATCAAAGGAGGCATCATGACAGTAGTTACAAATAATCAATTGGCAGCAGTTAGCGCAGTGTTTGATAAGCTCGGAAACACAACAGATGAGGTTTCGCGGTGGGAATTTGCAGTTAGGATTTGTAAATTTAAACCATTCGTTGATGCATTAAACGAAGCCAGAAAACCGTCTGATGGAGCAAAGAGATTTCAGGATAGAGCTCAGGGTCTGGTTATGAAACACGGGTCTGTCGTGGAAGAAGTTAATGGGTTTCGTAGGTATGAAGTCCCAGAGGAGGCGAAGGGAACATTTGCACGGGAGCAGGAAAGTCTCCGGGAGGAGTACGCATCTGAGTTTCAGGAGTTTGTTAAGCACCAAGAAAACTTGAAAACGCTCGGGAATAAAGAAATAGAGTTGGACATAGAGCCGATAAAGTATGAATGGTGTGATAACCTGATTAATGCTAAGGAGGTCGCTTTCCTTATGGGATTGGGGCTGATAACGGCCAGTGTTCAAGAAGACGCTAAAAATGTACCCAACGTTATGCGCAAAGTAGGAGGTTGAATTGCTCGGATGGGGCGTTCAGTATTGGGGCCTAGATTACTGGGGTGGGATAGGGCCTACTTTAGATGAAGGATTCGGAGAATTCCAGTTTAGGGTGGTTGCTATGTCCCAAGGGTACACCATAAAGGTTACTCTAACCACTCCTGATGCGGCTGATAGCCCCCAGTGGTCGCGAAGGTTTACGATTCTTCGCAAGAGCAACGAATGGCCGCAGGCGGTCGATGATACGAATGTCTTTGTAATTTCCGATGTAGTGGATTTGGGGTCTACTGAGTATTCCTTCTTGGACCCAGACTTGGTCGCGGGCAAGGACTACTACTATCGGCTGTTTCTTTTGGGTACCGATGGGATTTGGTATTCAAGTCGAGCTGAAATGGATTCGGCTTACCCCTATGAGCGGTGGGGGAGTGCGAAGTCGATGTATATGAGCCTTCCTAGGGGATGGAGGTCTCATGATGAAACCCAAGATTTGTACAACTTTGTTGAGATGTTTGGCGCGGTTGCGGACAATCTCAAGACCGATTGTGAGTACTTAAAGACTCTGTTCTCTATCTATGATGTTCATGAAGATTTACTTCCGATAGCGGACAGCAAGATTGGGTGGCCTACCTGGATTCAAGCTGGAGGGGTTCATAAAAGGCGGGACTCGGCGAATGCTGTTGAGACGTATAAGCGGTTAGGCACTGAGTATGGGTATAGCCAGCTTTTTGCATCTGTTACAGATTGGGAGTTTACTCTCACTTCAGGGTGGAAGTACCTTTTTTGGTCGAACAGTGCCTATAGCACCACTCCGGATTTAACTGATCCTGATTTATTGGCCGATGTAGGCGGAGTCGGTGACCTCCTTCGGTATACGAACGACCCCTCTAGGTGGCAGTCTTATACCGGGTTGGGATTTTATTTGACGGAGATACCCGGGGTTACCGGTCCGTTCACCCAAGAAATGTGGGATCGAATCCTATTTCTCATCGAGTGGGGGAAAGCCAGTTACGTAGTCTACGAGGTCCGGATTGTCCCGATATCGGAAGAAGAGTATCTAGCGGACTGGGTACTTGACGAAGCTTTGGAACCCCTCATTGCGTTTATAGAGCGTAGCGTGAGCGCTGAGTTGGACGAAGAAGATGCCCCGTATTCCCCCGATTTATTTATGTTCATGTCTAATCACGATATGTGCTTAACAAACACCGATGAAAGTCGGGTATGGCACAGTTATCTAAGCTTTGATTATCCCCCCTAGAGGGCTGAAAAGAGGTCGTAATGAAAATTGTAGGTCGATGGCAGGATGTTTATCGGTATTCGAACGGGCAGGTCACCCCGGGGAGAGCCGGCGAGTTTGTCTGGGGGTTTAACCAGATACAGAATTCTTTTCGGACGTTGTTGGCTTGTTGGGCGCGAGAAGAGTCGGGATACGGACGTATAGGGTTTATGGGGATTGGTACAGGGTTGCCGGGCTGGGACACCACCCCGCCGGTTCAGAGCTACGCCCAAAGCACTCTAGAGGCAGAGTATTATCGGTTGACGATTCCCCAAGGGGAAATCATTTTTATTGACCCGAGTACTGGGTCACCAGCAGGGAGTCCCACCAATAAGTTAGAGATCACCGTTATCATCGGGTATTCGGCGGCCAACGGCACCATGCGAGAATTCGGTCTGTTCGGGGGAACGGCCACATCCACTTTGGATACCGGCGAAATGGTGAATTGGATTGTGCATGATAGGATTGACAAAACGTCAGGTTTTGAAATTCAACGAAAAGTCAGAATTGAGTTTGTTACCCAGTAGGAGGAGGCATAATGCCAGGCAATGTTCCAAACATAAGTGACGATACTTTCAACTTTATCAAGGAGTATGCAAAAGTCGTACTTCAACAAGGCGTTCCTATTACCGATGCGGATTGGAATGAGCTTCAGGACATTATTCGTTTGCGAGAAATCCGGCAGAATATTGTAGCTCTTGGGAATTGCCGGCTTGCAGCAGGAGCTTCGAGTGATACTCCAGGCTTTGTTATCACGGGTACAGGGGCTTCGAACAATTTCACCATTTCCGGAGGGCTTGCTTGTGTTGATGGGGTTATTGTGCCTTCTCAACATGGGGTCAGCGAGCCCGGAGACATTGATTACGATTCCTCTGATAACTATATGATGGAGGGTACGGTTTCATCGATTGGAGGGGGCAACATCGTAGATGAGCACACATTCTATTCGTCTTTTATGAATGTGGTGAATTGTCGAATCCGAATGACTTCGGGTACTGAGAGCGGCAATGATTTCGTTATATCGGCTTTGGTGAATGCCACCACCCTAACGTTGAGTGGGGGTACCGGCACAATAGCACCCGGCGACACCTATCTTATGCTGCCTCCGGCGCTTACCACACCGGGCACTGTTCGGGTTGATCAGGTTTACATCCAGGCATGGTTTGACGACATAAACGCTGAAGAAGATACCGATTTATTGAATCCAGCTTTGGGGTTGGAGCCATCGCATCGCAGTAAATTGAGGTCGTGCGTTCGGGTTGCAGAAGGGGGCGTCTCCCCGAGCACTCCCGACCCGTATTCTACTGGGGTTCGTTATTTGAATATTGGTTATATTGAGCGCAGTGTTTCAGACGTCATTCTACCGTGGTTTTGCTTCCCGGCGGGAGCCTCTCAGGTTAAGTCTGGGTTGGGGGGCACCGACTTTTATACCTCTTTACCCATGTTGGTTTGGCGGAATATGGGGAGGAAAAGCGATGCGGAGGTGGATAGTGCCACGTTCAGCATCTACCAGTGGCAGGGCAGGTTCATTCTAGTGAAGGGCGGGTATCTAGAAGCTGATGGACATGTCTTTGTAGGTACGAGCACAACGTATCCTGTTTGGTTTGACACCGAGGGGTTTGTGAAGTACGGGTCGGATAACACCCCGGGAGCAGATTTAGGTCTTGCATATCTAGATGACGATACGTGGGATTCTGAAACTCAGTTTGCTTCCTCCGGACCGATTTTTAAGGGGGGTGAAATAGCGGTCCACAATACCCTAGCTCTTAAGGAGGGTTCTTTTCTCCAACTAGAGGATGACGCGCATCTTTTGGGTGACCCCACTGTGTTGGGGGCTAATCCCATGAAGATGTTCGGTGTGGATGCAGGGTATTATTCCCAGATACATTATAATGATAGCGAGATTTGGTGGACATTGAACACTTCATATGATCGGGCTACTGGGGAGTTCACTTCGGTCGCACCTATTTCGGCGAGTTTTCTTGTTCGGTTTATTGAAGGGGGTTTTCGCCTAATGTACCACGCTTTTTCCTATACTGCGTGGACAATAGGTGACTGGACAAATGAAGTAATTGTTGACCCTTTGATGGTACATGCGAAAGACTTCAATCTTACCAGGGAGTTGCAGACCTATATTGTTGATCAGGAAAGAGTTTTTACGCGTAGGATGGGTTTTTTAGCCGTTAGACTTCATCATGTCATGCAGGGTAAGCATGTGGCTTTGTTTCGGACTGAAGAAAATGATACCTTGTTTGAGATGATAAGCGGAAACAGTGGGTATTTTTCGATCAATGAAAACGAAGCTGGGCACGTAAATGTATACCCTGAGGGTACAGATCAGGTAAGAATTCAGAATAAGCTGACACAGCAAGTGGATATAGGTTATGGTTACATAGACATGACGGGAGTCTAGGCCAAAAGCTGTTGCCCCGGGCTAACGGGGCGTAAGGAGGAAATGCATGGCCAGTACAATGAGTAAAAGGGACATTCTTGCAGTGTCTGCCAGTGGTGTAGCTACAAAGAAGCTTCATCAGTGGTTGCAGGATGCCCGAAACGACATGGTGAATTTAGCGGCGGGAGCCACTCTATATCACCAGGGCATCGATGACGGAGCATTGGAGGGCCGTGCAGACGCGGCCGTAACTCTCGCTTCGGCCATCGAGTTGGTGAATTCTTTGAGGCGAAAGATCGTGGCGCATTTTGTCTCCACCGGTCAAGCTGGGGCACATGCAACGGCTGATACGACTAATGCCATCGCGGCGCCGGCGGCGACAGACCTTGCGACGGGTCTCGCATTGGTGAATGAGTTGGCGACGGATTTTGATGCGCATTTGACCCAGGCAGGTGTGCATCTCAATAATGATACCACCAATGCGGTGGGTGGGTCCGCAGCAACAGATCTCGCGACGTTGATCACGAGAGTAAATTCTGTCAAAGCTAAATACAACCTCCATACGGCGGCGGCTTTGACCTCAGCGTATGTTCTGTAGGAGGAGCAAATGAGTGTATTAAAAGTTGGTTACAATGTGTTTGCAGGGGCTTCGCAGGCAGGGACAAACTCCGGAACTCCCGGGGTGGTTCAGGCAGAGGTCAATCAAAGCAAAGCCTATTTCATGAAGATTCAAGAGCTGACAGCCAATGAGTACTGGAATAACACCACGAAAGCGTTCCAGGTCGGGGATCCGGCACAGGCGGATGAAATTCAAATTCAGGGGTCCTGCCCCTATTCGGGGTCTCCGAACACCATCCGGCGACTTTCCGACCGTATTCCCTACGAAGCGCTTGCGGGGATTGCAGCCGCGGGCTGCACCATCACCGTCTATGCCGATGGGGATACCCCTGCGGTAGATGGTGTGTCGATTACGCTTGCATACAAGCCGGATGCATAGTATAAAGAGTCACCTCTAAGCCATGGCCCTCTTGTGGTTCTCGCTAACACCCCACAAGAGGGCATCTTTTTTTCAGCTAAAAATTCAGGAGGAGTCATGGAAACGTTCAAGGAAGCTTGGGAGTTTGTGTCGGAGTCTATTTGGCCGCATTGGATAGGAATATTTTACACTCTCGTGGTATCGGTAACAGCGCAGACGGTGAAAACCAGGGTTCTAACCTCGGAATATGCTCGAAAATACCGAGTGGTTTTCTGGATACGGAGAGTTTTCCCGCTAACTCTCATAGGGCTAAGCGCTCTGATTGGATGCATAGTCCAAAGTGAGGTCGCTCCGGGAGTAATCTCTCTAGGGCACAGAGTATTATATTTTAGTGCATGCGCATGTTTTGCTATAATCGGATATGACATTGTAAAGCAATGGGCAAAAAAGAGATACGATGTTGATTTGGATATAGGAGGTAAAGATGTTCTTAAGCTGGATTAAGTCAGCTTTTTCTTGGGTAAAAAAGAATGTGGTGTTAATAGCTGTTGCCGCTGGTGGGGTTATAGCCATGTTGTTTGCCGTATCCCATGAGAAAAGCAAAATTAGAGGCATAGAGCTTACAAAGGAGATGGAAAAGCTTCAGAGTGATAAAAAGAACATAGAAGCCATTCGTAAACTATATATAGAAGACATTAAAAAAGACTCTATTGAAGTAAAAATCATTAAAGAAGAAGTCGAGAAAATCGACAGGAAGATTGAGAGGGTTAAAAATGAAGTCAAGCAGCTTGAGCCGTCAGAAGTTGTTAATCGCTTTAATAGCCTGTACGGTTAGTCTGTCGGCGAGCGCTCAATCCGTAAGGTTGGAGTTTAACGGGAAGTCCGGGGTATGGTTTCCTGATGAGATGAGCAATAGGATTTTAAGCGATGTAGAAACCGTACCCCTTCTCAAGAAAAAGATTCAGCTACTTGAAGAGAGTCTAAAGTTAAGTGAAAACTCGCTTAATAAAGCTGTAAGTCTAGAGACGGTCGAGCATGGGCACATGGAGATGCTATATTTAAGCTTGGAGGGGTCTCTCAAAGCACTTGAGGGGGCATGGGAAGAGAATGACAAGCTAAAGAGGTCTAAGAGTCCATGGTGGAAGCACCCAGCAGTATGGTTTACGGTTGGGGTTGTGGTAACTTCTGGGATCATGGTCGGAGCTACACAAGTAATAAAAGTATCTAAGTAGCACTTCTTGACAAAACATCACCTTCAATTACAATTACTGTACATGAAACTTTATTAGGGTTTGTGTAAAGTAAATAGAGTTTATTAGGTCTATTGCAGGGTATAGGCAGACGGAGAGCTGCATCCCCAGGAAGGTATCGAATGGAAAAATTATTTTTTACTATGACTCCTGATTACGCGATGAGTTGGGGCTTATGGGAGGGGCTAAGGGAGCTGTTACAAAACTCCCTAGACGAGCTCGACCAAGGGGCTGAAATGAAGGTGTTCTATGAGAACGACACTTTGTATATTCGTACTATGGGAGACGAAATTGGCGCGGATTCGTTTTTGTTAGGTGAGTCCGGAAAGAGGGAAATCAAGGGTTTGCGTGGAAAGCACGGGGAGGGATTGGCATTAGGGTTACTGGCTTTATGCAGAGCTGGTATAAAGGTTTGGGTGAAATCAGGAGATTATTCATGGGAGCCTTCTTTCGAGATGGTAAGGAGTCTTAATGGGTTTGTTATCAATAGAGATTTATTTTGTTTAACGCAAAAACCAGTCAATGAACGTTATACTCAAGAAGTCCTTGTAGGTATAAGTATTCTCCCGGATGTTTGGGAAGAATACAAAATTAAATTTTTACCACTTATAGAAGAGACAATCCCAGTTGACAAGTTCCATAAAGCTCCAATGGGTACATTGATTTTAGACAAACGGTTCTCGGGAATGATATATTCTAAGGGAATATATGTTCAAACAAGAGATGATTTCGATTATGGTTACGATTTGAATAATCTTACTCTTGATCGTGATAGGAATATGTTACCGGATTTTGACGTGAAGTGGGAAGCCGGGCAGGTACTCTCCCATTATGAACGACAGTCTAAGTCCCGGGTAGTTTATGATTTGATTCTTAAAGACAAGCCTGAATGTACTTTTCCAAATTTATCCGATGGTAGTCACGAAAGACTTGGTAAGTATTTTCAAGAAGACCACGGTGAGGACGCAGTTCCAGTTAGTTCAGAAGAAGAGTCCTCGGTTGTTCGGAGGGCAGGCAAGGTGCCTGTCATTGTCGGCGGTAGGGCAAAAGAGGTATTAAAAAAGTCGAAAGTTCCAGCGGTTTCAGACTTAGAAAAAGATTATTCAGTACAAGTTGTGCGAAATATCCATGACAGTGAGCTAACAGAGGTTCAGAGTACAGTGCTGAGATACGTTGTAGGTTTATACTATAAGTTAATAGGGGATATGGCAAAGTGGAAGTCTGATGAGATTGATGAAGAATTTATTGATTTTCTAATATTGTCTACATTTACGGTTGAAGTTGTAGAGCTATCTCGTGAAGATGCTTATTATTGCATTGACTATGATAATGAAGTTATCGGTATTACTACTGAAGTTCTACGGAATCGAGAATTTGCCCAAAGAATACTATTCCGTGGCATGGCAGATTATGCAGTAGCAAAGGAAAAAGTCTCTACAATTTTAACCGGAGTGGAACATTTATGGTCTATATGTTATGATTTTTCAGTCTAAGTTCAATCGTACAGGTAAGAGTATGCAAAATTTTGAAAAGGGTTCTTTTTCTGTTGACTCATATAGTAGGTACTGTGTAGAGTAGTACGCGGAGTTAGCGGTTGAATAAATAAGAATTCTGTAAATTGAGGACTGCACGGTTACGTTAAGGTCTTCACTTTTAATAATGTGTGGACCACTGTGCTAACCATTTCTACTAGGAGTATCAATGAGCATCGAGGTATCTAGGGTGTTGGCGTATCCAGGATTAAGTGACAGAGAGGTTCGTGTTATTCTGACTATCGAGGAGTTATCTAAAGTTAAGGATGTAATTAAAGAAGATCTCATCACTTATTTATCGATAAGTAAATCAACGGTTGAGAGGGTACTACGGAGTTTAAAACAAAAGGGGATACTTCTAATGAAAAGAAGCGGTCCCTATCGGTGGATATATTCCTTTACTGCGGCTCTTCATTCGGATGACGATGCAGTGGGTCTTCATCCGGATGACGCCTCGGGAGACCTTCAGAATGGGGGCTCTGCAGTGGGTCTTCAGTCAGATGAAGACCCACAAGAAAGAGGGACTCTTTCTCTTTTCTTCTCTTCTTCCCTAGCTTTATTTAAAAATACTATTACTTATTTGGGTCCCCCAAATGTGGCTCTTCACCTGAGTGAAGACCCACGAGTCAAAATGGCTCCATTGAGGTTTAAGCAGAGGAGCTCCTTGTCAGATGCGCTTGAAGAAGTCGTCTCTAGACCCCCGAAGGAGAAACCACCGAAGAAGCCTTTCAGTTGGCCGAGTAGGGAAGAACGTCTTAGAGACAAAATGGAAGACAAGTCTCTTGACGAATACAACTGCAACGATATGCGGTTTGTTTTTGAAGACGCTTGGAAAGCGAAGGGATGGAGGGGGAGCATCCCTAGATGGGTGGGGAAGGACCGGGGGCTTATGAAACGCCTTATTGTTAATTATGGTGCTGAGCAAGTTGTGCTGTACGTTAAGTACGTAATTAAAAATTGGGAAGACGTATGTCGTAGGTATAAGATCCACGGTTACCCGACGGTTGGGATACTGTCTGCGTATAGTAGGTCTCTTTATCCAGAGATGGTTAACGGATTGCCTGTTGTGCATGATAACGAGTATCGGGATAGATCCATGGTGGTGGATGCCAGTGTCGAGGAGTTTAGAGAGAAACGCGGTATGAGCAAGGAGGAACGGGATGCTGAGTCTCGTTTGGCGCGGAAGTATGGTCTAGGTGATTATGAGCTACAGCTCATATCGTCTCGGGGATTGAGTGTTGAAGAATTTATTGCGGAGACATTCGGTGAGGACAGTTAGTCGAGTAAAGGCAATTAAGGCTGGATGTTTTATGCTATATTCTTTTTGATGTTGTTGATGAAAAGCATAAGTGGAGGAGCGATGGCCAGCGAAAAAAGAACCGTAAGCCCGAGAAGTCTGATTCGGTGCAAGCATATTTTCATAACCCCGGATGAGACGGGGAAGAAATTTTGGGTAAAGCTTATTGATTTTACTTCAGGGAAAACCATCGGGCATTCCGGGGGCCGGGTAGTGCATGTGTTAAAGGCATATAGCGAGAACGATATTGCGAGGTTCTGCCGAGATTGGGCAGTACGGTTTAAAGTCCCTCCGGAGGCAATCATACGGGGGAAAACCCCGGAAAAATATCATGAAGAGTACAAAGAAACATGGGGGGTTGGATGACGAAGCTCCGAAGAGGACACATGCATCTTATGAACATTGGGGTGAAATATTGGAGGGCAACCAGAGCGGCTTTAAGTGAAGCTCAGAGAGCCGCTTGTGGGTATTACCTTTCTCATATGGATGAGTTTGTACCTTCTGGAGTTGGAGTCTTCTTGCATGGGGATAACGGCGTTGGGAAGTCTTATTTGGGTTCCGTTATGTGCAAAGTCGCTTGGGGGATGTATGGATACCCTAGTTTTTGTGTAACGGCTTCGGAGCTGAAGGAGGCCTGGATTACAGATAGGCCGGTGTATCCTGAAGCGCGGCAAACGGTTAGTGAACGAGCAAACGACGTTCGTTTTTTAGTCATTGACGATTTGGGTAAGGAGTACCGAGCAGGCTCCGGGTTTGCTGAGAATCGATTTGGGGCCTTGATTAGAAGTCGGGTACGTGACGGTAAGGTTACGGTTATAACTACAAACTTTTCCATGAAGGAGTTTGAGGGGACCTACGGCAGGTCTACTTGCGAGTTGGCTCGCGAGAGTATGCACATAATAAATTTGGTCGATGTTAATCATAGGAGTGCTGAGGCGTATAAGTTGCTGAAGCAAGTATCAAAGTTTCAAGGAGTAAAGTGATGGCTAGAGTGCAAGTTGTTAATTTCGGGAAATATCGGGGGATGAAGATACACGGAAGTACAATTATGAGCCCGCCGATGGCCGAGAATCACCTAGATGAGGCATCATGGTTGACCGCTATGGTCGAGAGTAATGGTCGTTTCGGGTGTGTGATGAATTATGATGGAACGGGAATGACCGCGGGTATCCATCAGGCAATCGCAGTCTATCCTTCGGCTCTTGCGGACAATAATCGAGCCAATGACCAGGGGCCATTGTGGAAGTTGCTTGATGAATTTAGAACTCTTGGCTTAACGGCAGCTATAGATCGGCATCTTAAAGAATATGGTGTGTATCTATCCTTGGATGGCAAGTGTGTATCCGAGGATACAGGTAAGCCGGTTACCGGTCAGTTTATCCGGAACATGTTTACAGGCGATGCAGAGGGCATTATGCCTCTAGACGGCAAAGGAAGAAGGGAGTGTCGTAGATGGGTTGTTGAGTTTCATGAGGCGTTTTCAGAGCCCTACGGATTGGATGCCCAGTTGAATTACGGTAAACGTCATTTTGAGACTATGAGCCGGCGTAGGCTCCGTTTCTGTCGTAACGATGCATATGCAAAAATGACTTTGTCTGAGGTGTTCTACGATGGGGTTTCGTTAACAGCCGTTTGTGGTTTGCCCGACCATTACAGTTTAGCTATGAGCCTGTTTTGGAGCCATTCGGTTAATGCTCCAGGATATGCTCTAAAAGTCCTTTGCAGAAAAGTCGTAGATAAGCTTGGAGTTGAAGCAATAAAGGAGCAGAGCCCTATGGTTTCGAAAGCTATCGTTGCTGCCTTTGGTAATTCTTCGTTTGGTCGTTGGAGTGATGACTTGGAAAACGGTCGGTATCAGAGAACTCGGAACTATGCTAAGAAGTATTGGGATGCAGGGTTGTTTGATGTAGAGTGCATTATGCCGTATAAAGTATCTAGGAGGACAGCATGAGCGATAAAGATTGGGTAGGAGTTGAGTTGGATGGGACATTAGCCACCGAGGTTTCATATCAGGATGCTTTGGGGATTGGGCAGCCTGTGGCTATGATGATTAAACGGGTGAAGTGGTGGTTGGCAGAAGGGAAAGATGTCAGAATAGTTACGGCCAGAGTTGAAGGCGTAACCAGTCCGGCGGTAACGGCAGGTATTCGTGATTGGTGTATTAGGAATATTGGGAAAGTCCTTCCTATCGTGAGTGGGATAGACACGGGTACTACGGAGCTTTGGTCGGCAAGAGCTGTTCAAGTAGTAAAAAATACCGGAAGGATCTCGAGTAGTGAGAATTTGTGGCGAGACCAACGGATGTTTGATGCTCGAGCACAAGACCGGAAGGACCGGTTGGCGGAGATGGCAGCGAGAAAGGCCAATAAGTGAAGTGGAAAAGGATGCTACAGTTTTGGGTAGGATTTTACGTTTCACTTGTGTTAGCCCAGATGTGGCTTCATGGATTGTAGTTCTATGCGTTCGTCTTCTTTATGGGGGTCGACTGTGGTTCATTGGCGGCCTGTGGTGTGAACTCCCCCGGGGGAAAGCCAAGGGCCGACATGTTCGCCCTCTAGGGCACGGGGGGTGGTATAGGCCGCCTAAGCATGTAAGTAGAGCAGAAGGGCAACAGTACGCTTTGAGAGAAGCTGTGGATTATGTAGTGGATTATGAAGCGTATAGTGTGTTCAGGTGGATATTTAGATTGCCTTATGCTGGTTTGTTTTGTTTTTTTGTGGGGTTTAAATATTTTTTATTGGTCTATGTTCTTTCAGGGGTTCAGTTTGGATTATTGGGCTTTGAGATGAGACAAAAAGTCGTAAGGTTTTTGAGGTCAAGGTACACTGAGGGTACTCCGGGGGTCTATGGGGTTGCAGAAGAGTACATGAAGTATAAAGTCGGTATTCGATAGGTTTAGACATGCTTAGAGGTGAGTTGTCTAACATGTTGTCACCCATGTTTGGGGTGGATTTCCGGATTCTTTTGGAGGAGCCAGAGAGTTCAAAAGTCGGCAAGATTGTCGATAGGTTTCTTATGGCTTCAGGTATGCCAGGGTTTCTGATGTATCGGTATAAGTGGAGGGATGGGGCGATAGATTGGATTAGTAGGGAGTTTGAGTACAGAGCAGTAGGGTTTATTGTGGGGAAGGGTGTCTATTCAGAAGTTATAAAAGAAGTTCTTTTACAAGGGTTATCAGATGTGCTGTTGTTTGATGACCGATATAAGTTCAAGCAGTGGGTTTGTGTAGCGCCAGATTTGGTTAGGGTATTCACAAATGACCCGTATCTTTTGGGGTTAAATAAAGTCGTAGATAGGCATTCAGGATGGACAGAGAGGGTACATGGATTATGAATCAATAGCAATATCGAAGGCTATTCTAGACAATGCGGTTGGGGAAATTATCGACAAGGGTATAAAGGATGATTATTTTGTTACTAATTTGTCGGTATGGCAGTTTGTTCTATGGTCTTATCGTGAGCATGGTGGACCCCCTTCTATAGAGATTGTTCAGCAACATTTTCCGAGTTTTGAGGTTAAGAAGTCGGATGCTCCAGTAGGGCTTATAGTAGATGAGCTGAAAAAGCGACATATCCACAATGCGATGCGTGAGTCTCTTCGAGGTATGGCTCGATTGATGGAGAAGGCGAAGCCATTAGACGCGTTCGGGTTGATGAAGGAGACGGTATTAAGGATACAGGCTGATGAAGATTTTTCTAGGGATGTGAATCTAGTTGAAAACACTGAGGCGCGGTTAAGCGAGTATAATGATATTGCAAAGTGCGATGGGATGATAGGTATACCTACGCCTTGGAAGATGTTGAATGAGGCTACATTAGGTTTGCAGTCTGAAGATTTAATAATGCTGGCGGGCAGAAGTGGGGTGGGTAAGACCTGGAGTGAGGTTGTTTTTGCTTGTACTGAGTGGATGATGGGCTATGTACCGTTAGTTATTTCAAATGAAATGTCAGTGAAGCAAATGGTCAGGCGTATTGATGCTACTTGTGCTAAATTGCCTTATAAGAGATTTAGGGCAGGTATGCTTAGTGGAGAAGAGTTGGAGAGGTGGGAGCGTTCGTTGCGTGACATGAAAGATGGGTTGCCATTCTGGGTTTCAGGGGATAGGAGGCAACTTACTGTCACGGGGATACGTGCCAAGGTTCGAAAGTATAAGCCGAATGTTTTATGGATTGATGGCGGGTATTTACTTTCGGATGAGTCGCATGGACGGCAGTCTTGGGAGCGATGGTCTAATGTCTGTGGTCAACTTAAGAGGTTGGGACAAGACGAGGGCATACCGGTAGGCATTTCACATCAGTTTAATTTGGAAGGTAGAGGTTCAGAAGGTTCGGCCGACACACTTAAGTATGGTGATGTGAAAATGTGGTTTGATCTTATTTTGGGTATGTACCAGACAGATGAGTTAAGGTTGAATAAAGAGATGTTGTTCAGGGTGTTGAAGATACGGGAGAGTGAAGAGTTCAACGTTGAGTGGGTTAGTGGATGGGATTTGGATGCGATGGAGTTCCCGGATAAAGGTCCGGGTACAGAAGAGGTCAAAAGGGCACAGGAAGTTATGGTAACTGAAGAAATAGATTATTGAGGAGAGTCATGTTTATAGAAGTTGGGGAAAAGGACTTTAAAAAGTTAGTTGAGGTTATCAAGTATGTCATTTCACGTGAGGGCGAAGTGGTTGACACCGTTATGGTGGAGCATCTTCATGGCGTGCTATCGGAAGTTGTTGATCATGTAAAGAATGAACGTTTCGGTAGAGTTGGGGGTAGGGCCTCCGGGGTGGCGATGCAAATAGATGCAGTATTGCCGTTGTTCGGCGGAAATAGGGGCGAGGGCGAATAGTGAACAAGAAGCAATTATGGAAGATGCTTGAGGAGTTAGGAGTCAAAGAAGTCATAGAGTATGAAAAAAATGTTCAGATTCCCTGTCTGTTAGCTAAGTGGAGGTTTGGCCATACTAAAGGAAGCGACCATGCGGGGTCTATGGGCATCTCTTTTAATGATAAGGGAAAGCCATCGTTGGTGAATTGTTTTGCATGCCAGTTTAAAGGTAATTTGTCCTATTTGTTGTTTAAGTATGCTCAATTATCGGGGAAAAATATACAAAAGATTAGGGATTGGGTTGATGATATTGAGGAAGGTGATCCAATTCAGATGGTTTTGGATATACGCGGGTTTGACGAAAGGGACGGCGAGGAGAGCCACAGGGTCGATATTTTATGTGAAGGCTTGTTGAATATGCATTTTGAGAGTGGGTACAGACCTGAGGTGTTAGCCAAGAGAGGTCTGGAAGATGACACTCTAGGTGTATGGGAGTGCATGTATGATCGTAGGTTTAATCGGTTTGTATTTCCAGTAAGAGAGATGCAAAAATCAATTGGGTACAGTTGTTTTAATTATTTAAATTTAGTTGGGGCAGTAGGGCGCTCAGTTGTGGGGAAAAAGAGGTATCACAATTATTTTAATTTTCCTACGTCGAGGTATTTTCTAGGTGAGCATTTAGCTAAGAAGGATACTGTTGCTGTAGTTGTTGAGGGAGTGGTGGATACCATTTCTGTTTGGCAGGAGATACACCGAGCCGGGAGGTCTGAAGAGTATAGTGTATTGGGTCTTTTGGGTACGGAGGTGTCAGGTAAAAGGGAGAAGTTCCTATGCGACAATTTTAAATCTGTAGTTGCATTTTTTGATAATGACCCGGCCGGATGGACGGGACAAAGAAAGCTGATTGTAGCTATTCAGGATAGGACTTTGTTGAGGGGAGTGAGGTATCCGAGAGTAGCAGGATATGTCAAAAGTGACCCGGCCAAGTTGGTAGAGGATGGGGTGGATGTAATATCGCTTATCGATAATGCTGGGTTGATAGCTGTTTAGGAGGTACTATGAAAAGTCTGTTGACGGTCATTTTAATTCTGATGATATCTTTTGCATGTTTTGGGAGTGGAGTATCCAGAGGTGGGAGGCCGATACCCCGCGAGCAATGGACCGATAGCACTAAAGTATGGCTTGCCAGATCGTGTGTGGGGGAAGCAGGATTTGACGCATATGAGGAGTGCATTGGAATAGCTTGGGTATATGCTGTGCGATGGAAGTCTTCTGCTGGGAGGGACACTTTGGAGGGGGTTATTCGAAGTTATTCGGCGGCGGTAAAGAGTAGAAATTCTCATAAGCGTAAGTGGATTTTTGACTTGAGATTGGATGGAAAGCGGCCAAAGGGGTGGCCAAAGAGGTTAAGTTGGAAAGGGCATTTGAAGTTTTGGAACAAGATATTGTTTGAGCTTGAGCAGTGGTCTAAGGGGTTTAGACCGAATCCAGTTAAGGGAGCTATTCATTGGGGAGGTAGCATGGATACCCCGCATGCCAGTTGGGTTAGAGTTTTACCCGAGGCAGGAGTTAAGTTCAAAAATATCTTTTATAGATCAAAGTATTCGGCAGGAAGAGATTGACAAAACTGGTTTTGATGATAAGCTACGCCCAGAAGCATAAAACACAAAAGGCTTTAGAGCCAAGGAGACAGCATGACAGAACGACCAAGGTATTTCAGATCGGGGGATGAAGCTGACACGGAGTTGACGGAGCGAATAAAGACCGCTGAGCGGGGTTTTATTCCCAGAGTCTATATGCCGGTTACTCCGGAGGACTCTGACGGTATGCCATTTACTTTTTTGGATGGCAACGTCAATCCAGGCGGGTACAATACTCCCTATGCATTTGAAGAACACAATTTTGAGATGAGGGGCAATTGGTTTAATCATACTACGTGTATTGAAGGTCTTCCGCATCCCATTACAGGAAGGCCAATGGCGTGCCCTATTTGTAGAAGTAAGGTTATCCCGGCAAATCAGAAACGGCCGTATACAGCACATGCATATACTGTGATTAATCATACGCCATATATGGTAAAAGAAGAGCTCCGAAATCCTAATGGGGATGAAATCACTTTATTGATTGCGAAGACTAAGTTTGCGGGCAAGTTGAGAAGGAAGCGCCGGCAGGTATTTCAGGAAGGTGGGCTTAGAGGGTGGAAGGGGCTGTTCATCCGGTCGGAAAAGGGGGAGCCGAGTACTGGGGGTGAAGTTGAATGGGTAGGAAAGGTTGAGTTGCCCGACAACCTACAGCCGTTTGATTATTCTCAAATTTTGGCCCCAAAGACTCCAGAAGAAATAACTCGATATCTGATTCTTGGCAATATGGCCGACCCAGTGGATTCTGGGGGTACAAGGGTCAATGCCCGCATCGGTGAGGGAACCGACCAAATACCTTTCTAGTTAGGGTTTAGAGGTATACCCGAAGTAGTTGGAGGTTGTTAATGGAGTGGAGTACTATTGTATCCTCTGAGGCTCATGTATCGGCTTTTTTGGAGAAGGTGGAAGCATGTAACTGCACGTTTGGAACGGACGTGGAATCGACCGCAGCTGTAGCGTTAGAGGATGCTCCTTTGCGTCATGATTTACTTCAGATCGTTGGCATTGGGTTTGGGTTTCCTGATGGGTCGAAAACTTATTTTCCTTTTGCACATGCAGAAGGACCAAGGGCGCCTGGTGGAGCCTATGGGGCAGTAAAGAGAGTTCTTGAAGATCCTAAAGCTGTAATTTGGGCACATAACTCCAAGTACGAGCATATGGCTCTAAGGTCATTTGGTATCGAGATAGTTGGTACACTTCTTTGCAGTCAGATAGCTCAGTATTCTTTAGGGCAGAGGCTTCCTGGCAAAGACGGATTGAAGTTGAAGCCGGCGGCGAGAAAATTTCTAAAGATGAGGATGCTCGATTGGGAAGACGTTGTTCCAGTAGGGACAAGAGCTCACGAGGTACCTTCGGATACCGTGGGGGATTATTGTGGAGACGACTCTCTAGCGGCGCTGAGGTTGGGTGAGTTTTGGGTCCCTAAGCTCAAAGAGTATGGGGCATATAAAGCGTTTGTGGAGATGTCTTGTGAGTTCGCAAAAGTCTTGTCCCATATGAGGGAGGTCGGTTTTGCTATCGATAGGGACAGAATTCTTGAGATAGATCTAAAGTTTCGAGAAGAAGAGACGCGCATAGTCAAAGAGTTTGAGTCACTTGTTGGAGTGCATCCTAACAGGAATCAAGCAGTATCAGCGCGACTATTCAAGGAGATGCAGGTTTGGCCGATACTTCCTCATTTTGAGAAGGGTAGTAGTGGTGAGTATCCAGTAAACAAAGAAGTTCGTGGGGAGCTGAGGTATCATCTTAAAAGGGGTTCGAAAGGGCTCCATATTCTCGAGCTTAAGGATAGGCATTCGAAGGTGTCAAAGTTCATTTCCAACTATACTGTCTCTCTAGTGGAGAAGGCTGACCGGTCGGTTGATGGACGGCTCAGATGTGAGTTTAACCAGACGAGAACAGCGACAGGTAGGTTAGCTTCATCGAATCCCAATTTGCAGAATATTCCTAATTTGAAGAAGCTTGGGGGTGAGATTAGGGACAGTTTTGTTGCGGATGAAGGTTGGGATATTTGTGATGCTGATTATTCCCAAGCGGATTTACGTATGATGGCTCATTTGAGTTGTGATCCTAATTTGATGAGGGCGTACAATGAAGATTTAGACGTTCATCAGCAGACTGCCGATGCTTGTGGGTGTGACAGAGGTGCCGGTAAAGTTGTAAATTTGGGTATTATTTATGAGATGATGGCAGGGACGTTGGCTCATGGGTTGGGTATACCCGTATCTGCGGCGAAGATTATTTGGAATAGATGGCACGGCAATTACCCCGGAGTTCGAAAGTATCAAAAGGATATGCATCTGTTCGTGGCTACACATGGTTATGTGAGGACCATAACCGGCAGGTTAAGGTTTATTCCAAAAGGATACATAAAGGTAGACAAGAGGAACCTTCTAGATGGGGAGTCTGAGTTGGATCATAGGCTTAAGATTATAAATAATCCTAAGGCCTCAAGAAAATATTCTTCGGCTTTTCGGGAGGCATCGAATACCCCTGACCAGGGTAGCGTTGCGGATGTTCTTATGTTGGCGGCCAGGAATATGTATAGGGAGTGGAAGAGCCGAGGGCTTTTGTACGATTATTGGACTGGGGAGGGGAAGGTAAAAATACTTTCGTTTGTACATGATGAAGCAATTTGTGAGTTCCGAAAAGATTTTGCTGAAGAAGGGGCAGCGGATCTTCGTAGGCATTTGGAGAATGCAGTCAAGTTAAGAGTTCCAATGAAGGCTAATCCGGGTATTGGCTATAGTTGGAAGCAGGCGTGTTTAGACGCCAAAAAGAGAGAAGAGGGTTAGAGGTATGTATGAGAATATAAAGGTGTTTGGGGAGAGGCATACTGGCACAAAGTATCTGTTGAAGTTGATAGAGTTGAATATGCCAGAGTTTAATATAGTTCAGGGTACTGGGTCATGGGTTCTTGAAAAGCTGTATTATAGGCCGTGGGTGGAGCTGGCTTATGATATGTATTTTAGGAAGACATTTCCTACAGTGTTGGGATGGAAGCATTCAGCTGTACATTGTGCAGCTTTGTATGAGCAGAAGATTTTTGAAAAGACGTTTTTTGTTTGTTTAGTCAGAAATCCATATTCTTGGCTGTTGTCGATGCATAGGATGCCTTACCATGCTTATGATATGCCACGGGGCTTTGAGGACTTCTTGACGAGTGAATGGCCGATTTTGGATAGGGATATGTGTAGAGCCAAGAATGTCATGGATTTATGGAATGTTAAGAATTATTCTTATTTGCATTCTGGTTTTTATTTAATGAAGTTTGAAGATTTAGTTTGTAATCCACGTAAGACTATTTATAAGCTGGCGAAAAGGTTGGAGTCGGATTTTAGGTACTCTCAGTTTGAGGGATATAATAGATCTACGGTCCATGGAGAGTCTCGCGATTCTGATTGGTACAAGAATTATTATGGCACAGAAAAGTGGCGTCATAGGTTATCACCAAGGGCATTGGAGTTAATAGCCAAGGGTATTGATTGGGGTATAGCGCATGAGTTCGGTTATATGGAGAGGCCATGTTTTTATTAGGGGCGATGTTAACATTTCATAGGGCGGAGATAGACCCTGAGTTTCTTGAGGAGTTGAAGAAGGTTTATCTGATTAAGTCGCCTTTTGAAGATAAGGTTGTTGAGCTGTTTCAATATGATGACGTCACAGGATTTTATGCATTTCCGTGGAGTGCTTTTAAGTATTTTATCAGAAAGTGCGAAGTGCGGGTGTCCGATGGGGGCCGGACGTTTAGAGCCGATGCCCCGGAGTTTATTCCCAGAGAAGGGCAAGAAGAGGCCATACGGTCAGTAGTGAATTTTCTCAAGGCAGGGAAGGAAGAGCGGGGGTTTGCCGGGGGGGTTCTTTGTGCTGGTTGCGGCAAAGGTAAGACCGTTATGGCTTCAAAGATAATTTTGGAAATGGGAGTTCCTACGTGTGTCCTAGTACACAAGGAGTTTTTAGAGGAGCAGTGGTTTAAGGAGTTGAAGGAGACTTTGAGGTCTAATGTTTCTGTTGGGGTTTACAGGGGTAAGAAGAAGAATACAGGTAAGACGCATGACATAGTCATAGCAAGTGTTCAGTCTCTAACGTCACCAAAGAGTAAGATTCCGGAAGGTTTTGCTGAGTCGTTTGGTTTGTTGGTTGCAGATGAGGTTCATAGGTATGGGGCAGAGGTATGGCAGACGGCTATTTGGAAGTTTCCTACTATGTTTAGACTGGGGCTTACAGCTACTCCGAATAGGTTTGATGGTATGTGGCCAGTAATTTCGGGTAATATTGGACCAACAGTTTATGAGTTAGATTCAGAGGACTTGCCTAATTCTGTGTATCTGGTCAAGTTGGAGACACCCTTGAACAGGTCAGAGTGGGATCATAGTTGGGGGAAGGAGGAGCATAAGCGTGCAGCGCTATTGTCTTTGTTGGCGGTACATTCGGGAAGGAATTTGGCTATAGCAAAGCAGATAGTTGCGGCCTTTAAGAAGGGGCGGAGAGTTATGGTCTTGTCTTCTCGGAAAATACAGTTGAGGACCTTATCTGAGTTAGTGGTTAAAGATGGGGTTAGCGAGTCGGATATAGGAATGTTGATTGGGGGCCTAAAGAAAGTCGAGAGAGAAGAGGCACAGAGTAAGCAGCTCATTTTTTCTACATACTCAATGTCTAATGAAGGGTTGGATATTCCTACGCTGGATACTATGTTTCTAGCGTTGCCGCAGTCCGATATACGTCAGGCAGTTGGAAGGTTGTTTAGGGATTGCGCTGGGAAGTCCAAGCTTATAACAGTTGATTTTATTGACTCTACAGTTAGAGAATTAGTTGGACAAGCTTATAAAAGATTGGCATTATATCGGGATATGGGCTGTGAGGTTCACGGTACAATTGAATAAGGAGTAGATATGTCATTGGATAGGTCTATCGTTAAGTCCGCGGCTGGGCTGTTTGACCTGAACTCTATGTTCAGGAAAAGTATTTCAAGGCTTACAGTAGATGAGTGCACCATTTATTGGTCGGTTATTGATCTGTTGGAGAAGAGGGTATTAAAGGGTAGGAAGGCAGAATTACGAAAACGTTTATTAGACCTTGCAAAGACAATGGGGGTTGTTGATAAAACGGGAAATAAAGTTTTGAAGCTTGGAGATATTCAAGCAGAAATCAAAAGGGGTATGAGAGCAGGGAAAATCTCATATTCTATCGAGGCTGCTAAGGAGTATGTAAATTCACATTCTGAGAAAGACCCAGAGGTAGCGAGGCTTATACATAATGTTCCAACGGTGGATGAAAATGTATTGGTAGCGTTATATGAAATGGGGAAAATGAGTCAGAAGGAGTTTGACAGTATTGCTGTTGCAGGTAAAGATGTTGAGGTTTTAACGGTAAAGCATCCAAAAGACATTTCAGGCTTATTAGAGGACCTATGAATAAAGAGGAAAGAGAAAGGCGCAAGGAGGTAGCAAGGCTAAAGAGGAATGAGTATTCGAAGAAATACTATAGAGAGCATAGGCATGAGTTGTTAGACAACAAGAGGGAGAGGTACAAGACAGACCAAGAATATCACGATAAGGTTTTAGATAGGGCTAAGTCCTATCAGAGGTCCGAAAGGGCGAAGTGCAAAAGGCGAAAGAGGAATCTGAAAGACCCGAAGGAGGTTGAGGTATGCATTGATGGTAAGGTTAGAGTTATAGAGGTATACAGTTTAAGGCAGTTATCTGTGGCATTAGGGAAGAATATTGCCACTGTTAGAGGTTGGGAAGAGAGGGGTATTCTACCGAAGGCTATGTATAGGGAGTCTAATGGGGTTAGTGGTGGACGGCTATACCCAAAGTTTCAGTTTTTTAAGATTTTGGAGGCCTATGCGGAAGTCATTGAGGAAGATACCCAGGAGTTGCTGGATAAACGAATTTCTTATACGTCCTTTCAGGATAAGTTAATGGAAATATGGGCGAGGTATCCAAGAGGTTTGGACCCAGCAGAGCTTTAGGAGGTTACAATGTCAGATAATAATGGAAAAATAGTGGTTGCAAATTCTTGTTCGTGTGGGCCTGAGAACAGCGTGGTTGCTTCAGAGTGCCACGTCGGAAAAGGTCGAGTGATCGTGTCGAAGACTTATCCGAAGAATCCGGGTAAGGATAGTGAGGAGTATGAGGAGTTTGAGGTTGGAGTTTTTCAAACAGCTACGGCCTCAGTCACTGTTCCAATCAGTATTACTCATAATTTAGGGAATTATGAGAGTGTTAAAACCGGGGTTATTGTGACGTTGCCCTGTTATGTTGAGGAGCTTGATGAGTGTTTCGAAAAAGCTCGGGATTTTGCCGAGGAGAAGTCTGGAGAAATGTCCGATTTTTCTACTTCTTATAAAGCCTTCTTGAAGAAATGGAGACGCGGCGACTATGCCTCCAAGTAAGAAGACGAAGGGCGCCGGTAGAAAAGCGGCTAAGAACGAAGGGGAAGGCACAGCTTTAGATAGGCTGATACAGCAGGTGAATGCTACGTATGGAGAGGGAACGCTACTACCGGCGGTAAGGGCAGAAAGTCTAATAGTAGACTGGATTCCAACGGGCATTTTCGACTTTGATGTGCGAACAGGAGGCGGATTCCCTAGGGGGAGAATCACGCTTATTAAGGGGAAGTTTTCTTCCTGGAAAACAGCGTTGTGCTATAAGGGATTGAGTTCTGTACAGCGCATGTGTAGGTTTTGTGGGAAGCCGCTGGAGATTGTTGATTTATTCGGGGAGGTCCATGAGGTTGACTGCAAATGCGGAAAGAGAGTTCGTGGGGTTGGTTTGTGGGTAGATGGGGAGCACGTTTTTGACCCTGAGTGGGCTTCCCAGTGGGGGGTGAATTGTGACGATGTTTTGTTGTTGGAGCCAGAGTCCGCAGAGCAGGCAATAGATGTTATCGATAAGGCCATTAGAACTCGGCAGTGTGATCTTGTGGTAGTGGATTCTATTGCGTCATTGACTCCTATTATTGAGTCGGCTTCTGCGGCCGGTGACCAGCAGATGGGGGTTGCAGCCAAGTTGTTTAATAAAGCCTGTAGAAAGTGGACGGCAGGTTTTAATTCGTTTGGGCTTTTAGCGGATACGAAGTGCACTATGCTGCTAATAAATCAGTTAAGGGAGAAGTTGGGTCCATATGGGGGGTTAACGTCTCCTGGGGGCATGGGGTTTGGTTTCTCGGAGTCATTAGAGATAATGACCAAGGCTGAGGAGTATATTGTTGATGAGGTTACGAACCGAAATGTTGGGTCCTTAATTTCTTATCATATACTTAAGAGTAAAGTGTATCCTCCTTCATTGCCTTATGGCGAATTTGCTTTGTATTTCTCAAAGGTTAAGGGAAGACACTATGTGGGGTCCACAAATACCGAAGAACAGGTTATAAAGTATGGCGAGTATTGGAAGCTTATAGCCAAAGCAGGTTCTTGGTATACGTTTAAAGATATAAAGGTTCAGGGAAAGCCAGCACTTGTAAGGGAGTTACAGAAGCGGCCGGAATATGTGCTAGAGTTGATGGATGAGATACGGCGTAAAGAGAAGGTTTGGAAGGATGAGGGTAAGTTTGGAGAGAATGATGGGTTAGCATGGGCTGGGAGTAATGAAGAAAAAGAAGAAGGTTAAAGTTCGGAGTCCATTTTCAAAGTCACCTGTTCAGAAGTTTTTGTCTGAAGATGAAGAAGAGCCTACAGTGAGGGAGGTATCAAGCTTTAATGAGAAGCGGTTATCCGAGCGTTTAGGGTTTGATCTTACTCCGGGTTCTGGGTGTGTGCCGTGTTTACGAAAGAAGGGCGATGGTAGGACCGATGACTTTGTCATTGAGTGCAAGGAAACAAAGGCATCGTCTATCCGTATTACCGGGGAGATGTTGGGTAAGGTTTATGCTGAAGCAAAATACTCGGGTAAGGAGCCTGTTATGATTATTTCTATTTACGGAGTTCAGGAGCCAGTACCGCACGATTGGGTAATGGTTCCTGCATATCTCTTTGATTCTACTTGACAAAATGCTAAGAATCTTTAATACTTAATTAATGTACTAACATTATGCCATCGACACAGGAGACAACATGATTAAGCAGCTACACCCCGGAAAATGCCGATATGTTACGGATAAAGTACTCAAGTTTTGCCACAGTGTGGATTGGGTCTTAGAAGAGAAGCTCGACGGGCATAGGGGATTACTTCATTGTGGGGGCGAGCTTGATAGGGGGTACATGACGAGCAAACGAAAGTCGTCAGGTACCGGTATGTTTTGTGAGAAGGGGGAAAACATTCCCCATATCACAGAACAAGCTCAGCGAATAGCCAGGGGAAATTCTCTAGGGTATACGGTACTAGATGGGGAAATAGTAGTACCAGGTCATCCTTTTGAGTCTGTTCAGTCCGTTATGGGGGCTAAGCCTGCGAGGGCAATTTTGTGGCAGGAGGATAATAGTCGTGCAGTGTATTTTGTCTATGATATTTTATTCTATGATGGGAAGGATGTTAGAGATGAGCCATACTATGTAAGGCAAGATAGGATAGATGACTTTTTTAGGGTGGTGACCCTTCTAGAGCCTTCTGCGGTTCCTCGTTGGGTTAGGAGACATCCTTCAATCTATGCGGGTGGAGGGTTTCGAGAGTTTTTTGATGGGGTTATAAAGAGGGGTGGTGAAGGTATTGTACTCAAGCATATCTGGGGGAGATACGGAAAGAATGTCTGGAAGTTGAAGGCGGGGTATTTAGATAATAGTTTAGATTTTGATGTAGTGATTAGCGGGTTTCGTGAGGGAAAAGGTAAATTTAAGGAGTTGATAGGGGCTATTGATTTCTCCTGTTACGAGACACGTAAAGGAGCAAACGCTTTGGTTCCGGTTGGTAGGTGCTCTGGGATGCCCGATGGGGCAGTTCGGTGGGCCTATGCTGGAAGTAGAAGTAAGGGTTCAGGAAATCATTTAGTCATGAGCCCGGAGTGTGTTGGGGAGCCGGGCACTCGGTCTTGGTTTACGTTTTATAGTAAACAGCTTATTGGGAAAGTCATAGAGGTACGGTCAAGCGGTCTTACTGCCAAGGGTAAGTTGAGACACCCAAGGTTTGTTCGTATGAGGCCTGATAAAAATGCTAGTCAATGTCCCATGCCTAGGGACCAGTTAAAGGAGTAGTTATGCAAGGAGAGCTTCGGGAAGTTCCGATAGAGTTGTGCGTGGTTGATGATTTGTTTAATACCCGTACTAAGGGTATTGGTGATGTTTCTGAGTTGGTTGAGTCCATCAAAGATAGTGGGGTTTTGGTCGCCCTTATGGGTAAAGACCGAGAGAATCCCAAGGGGGAGGTAGAGATCTATGCTGGGTACAGACGGCTTGCGGCAGCTGCGATTGCTGGGTTGAAAGTCGTACCGGTTATGGTTCGGAAGCGAAGAGCCATGACTCGCAAGGACATGCTTCTTGATAACATTTGCGAGAATGTTCAGCGAAGGGATTTGAACCCGGTGGACGAGGCCAGGGCATTTTATCGACTCCAGGAGGAGTATGGAATGTCGGTAGCTGAAGTCAGCACTTCTTTGGGTCTCAAGAAGAAGTTTGTTACTGACAGGCTTGACCTGTTGCGCCTTCAAGGTGTGGTGTTGAACGCGTTGCAGGCAGAAGAAATTTCTGTTCAGGCAGCTCTTGAAATAGATCGGTTGCCGCAGAATAAGCAGGAAAAGTTTGTAGGCATTGCTCGTGAGTTCAGGGGAGCAAAGCTCAAGGCTATGGTTCAAAAAGAGCTGGATAAGATTCAGCAGAAGCTTGATGGGATGGAGAAAGAAAAGCCGAAGTCACCAGATGCCGCTGTGATTACGGAGCATGTCCGTATGATCAAAAAGGCTTCTTCGGTGGTTTGTGCTGGATTGGGATATTCGGACGAAGAGGCGGAGGCCGTAAAGTCTGTGAACTATCGTTCTTTGGGGCCGGATGATTTGGGTGTCGTGGCTAAGTTGTTGGATGATTGCGCGGACCAGGTGGAGGATGACATACCTATTAATGATACGGCCAAGGCTGAGTTGATTGAAGCCGTAAATTCTTCTAGGGGGATAAAGGGTACAGATGAGATTAAGTCTCTATGGGTTCAGTTTCTTGTCGGTCAAGCCATGCAGAAGGCCAGGGAGATAAATCCGGAGAAGCCGAAAGTCACCCTAACGCTGATGAGGGATATTATTGGACAGGTGTTTGAGTAGTCTTTGTTATAGGTAGGAATTCATTATAGTTTCAACACAGGAGTCAAGATGTTAGTTCACCATTCTAAGCAGACGTATAAAGAAGCCGCTTCGGACGCCGCAAGGCATGCGAGGCAGAAGCTGATGGAAGATATTGAAAGAGGTAAGGTTTTTGCCTCAAATATTATTGAAAGGGTTCAGACTGAAGTCCCAGAAGATGCGGTAGTTAGAAGTAGGGGGTTAAGGTTTGATGGGGATGAGGATAGCCGGAGCTCTGGGGAGCCAGTTGGGCTTCTTGTTGGGTATGAAGGTTCTTTATTTGAAGCGACAAAGCATTCAAGGGGTCAATTATGTCAGAGGTCCGGGATGCCTCGAAAGTATTTGTCTTGGTTAGAGGAAACTGAGCGGAGGAGTTGGGGGATTCGTCTGGCGGCAAATAATTTTAGAGAGATTTTTCAAAACCAGTCTGAAAGGTTTCTTCTTAGAAGTTACGGCGGTAAGCTCAGGGGGTTTCTGTCTGATAGGTATAAACGAAGGGACTCACGGCCATTGTTGGATGGTTTTATTGAGGCGTGTAACCAGGTAGGAGCGTTACCTTATGATGGGATAGGGTCTGATACCCGAGTTTCTATGAAAGCGGTATTGCCCAGGGTGTTCGAGCCGATAGATAATGAAGTTCTGTCTATTGGTTGCATGTGGGAGAATAGCGATTATGGTGCGGCCAGAAATAGATTGTGGGTTTTTGTGTCTCGTTTGTGGTGTACTAATAAGGCAATAATGACTACGGGGTTTTCTCAGGTTCATTTAGGAAGTAGGCTACCGGATAACCCGATGATAAGCCAGAAGACGGTTGATATGGATACTAAGGTTACTATCTCGGCTATGAAGGACGTTATCGGAACTACCATGTCACCAGATACCGTTGAGGTACTTTGTGAAGTTATACGGGAGGCTGGGGAGAAGCAGATAGACCCCACCATTGAGTTAGAGCGTTTTAAGAAACGTTTTTCAGCCAAGGAGTTTGGAGAGGTCAAGGATAGGTTTAATACCCCAGATGTAGTTCAGCTACCGCCGGGTAATACTGCGTGGAGAATGAGCAACGCTGTTTCGTGGTTAGCGAATGACACTTCTGACTCGGATAGAAAGCTGGAGCTGATGAAGATTTCCGGGGAGATGTTGACCACGAAGAAATGAGTGGAGGTTTAACTGCTATGATGATTAGGCATACATGGACCGATTCTGATGACGAGCTTTTGCTGAAGATGATTTCAGAGTGTGAGCCGCTGTTTAACTATTATAAAGAGTCCAATAAGGGGTATACCGAGAGTAACGCTTGGGATGCGGTGGCCGGGAGGTTATTGCCTTTAGTTTGTGTTACAGGTGCCGCATGTAAGAGGAGGTTTGCGCGAATAAAAAAGCAGAAGAGTCCGGATAGGTCTCGGGAGAAGCTTATAGCCAAAGTAGAAGAGTTTGGAGAGGGGAGTTTCCAAGCTGCATGCGATCAGGTTCCGAGTCTGAGGAGACAGATTGAAGATTTAGACGCTAAGGTTGAGGGTTTGAGGGAGAGGTTGGATTTTTTGATAAGTCTATGGAAGTGAGGGTAGATGTCTCTTAAAGACAGAATAAGGGCTATTAAGCGAGGTGAAGACAATTCGGACTTGTCTAGGATTGTCAGGTCGTATTTAGTGTCAAGGCCGCAAGACTTTCGGGAGGATGGCTGGCATATATCAGATATTTGTATGATGTGTGCAAGAGCTAGAGCTCTTAAAATGTTTGGGGTCCCTGCGATGTTTAGTAACGATCCGGTTACTGAAAAGTTGTACGATTTAGGTAAGGGCATACACCTCATTTATCAGAACTGGTATTTTGGCGGAGCCAATGTATTATGGGGTAAGTGGGAATGTCTTAGATGCAGTAAGGTCATATGGGGTTTTAAGCCTGCGTCTTTTATCGATGGTGTAGGGTGTTATCATGATGGTAAGGGGCATCGTTGGTCTTATCAGGAGATCCCTATAAGGGTTAAGGCTGAGGAACGATTAAAATTTTATGAGTGGGCACAGCCAGGATTAGCAGAAGGAATTTTTAAGGATGTGGTGGGGAGTTCTGATGCGTTAGTGTGGGAGGACTCAAAGAAACACTGGGTGTGCGCGGACATAAAAACATGTAGGGATGAAATTTTCAAGTTTCAATATAAGAAGGCGGCTTTCGAACCCCATAGGAGGCAGGCTAATCTCTATGCATATTTGATTAAAAGGGGTTATGTTGATGGGTGCTCTCGTGAGGATATTCCGAGCCCAGAGGAAGTTTCGGTATTCTATGTTAATAGGAACACTTCTGATGAAATTGAGCATTCTTTTAATATAGATGAGGGATTAGTACAGGCGAGTTTTGATGAATTAACTAAGTTTGATAGGTACACGGTTACTGGGGAGCTGCCCGAAAGGTGTGCTTTATGTGACACCAAGGAGGCAAAAAGAGCAAAGAAATGCGGACAGAGAGTAGCCTGCTTTTCTAGGGAGTAATACGATGGAAGATCACCCAGCTGTTTCTGAGGCGAAAATGAAGATAATAACGGAGGGCTTTCCTAGGCCGAGTAAGCCGTCAGATGACAGTTTAGGTTGGCCAAAGAGTGTGGGGGATTTGACGAATGAGCAATTAGCACTACATCTCACGGTATGGTCTGGGTGGGCAGGATATACCAGGGTGCTATTAGCTGTAGCGTCTGCGAATCAGGTTGCTTATGAGTCTCAAAAAGGCATATTTAGAAGTCAGGAGATGGTTAAGCATGCAGCAGATTATAAGACAGTTACTGCGCTAAGGGCGGCTGTGGACAGCTCGGAGACTATCCAGCAGTATGATGAAAATTTTATGCAGGCAAGAGTTGAGAAGAAAATTCTATCATCATTGTTGGAGACCTATGTTGAGCGAGAGTCTGTAATCAGTCGTGAAATAACGCGGCGCAGAGGTGACATAGAAGATGCAAGAAGATAGCAGGATCTGTCTAGGAATAGACCCGGGACAAAAGTCCAGTGGAGTTGTGGTCCTTGACTGGGTTAACCGCCAGGTACTTATGGCAGATAATCAGTATCCGAATGAGCATATTATGAAGACTTTCGAGAAGAATGATGTTTTTCGGGGTCCTGGGAGCGAAGACATTGTCTTGTTTTCTTGTATTGATAAGGTCTCTATAGAGAAGGTAGTGACCTATGGTAGGTCGGTTGGGCAGGAAACTATGGATACGGCTTGGTGGTCTGGAAAGTTTCATACGGCAGCTGAGTGGACAGTGGGAAGAGTTGAGGCTATATCACGGCCGACAGTGAAGATGATGCTCTATGGGTCATTAGTTTATAAAGATGCTACATCCAGAAAAGGGGTAGATACTAAGTTGTTAAAGTCTTGTGCAAAGAGCTATTTTGATCCTACTGGTGGGGGCAATGACCCCTATAGGGGGACAGTTAAGTGTAAGGGGCCTCTTTTTTGTGTGAGGGGAGTTCACGCTTGGGATGCGTTGTTTGTTGCACTATCGGCAATGCTGGCCTAGAATAGCTTAGGATATTCCGGGAGATAAGCATGAAAACACAGAAGACGGAGTTGGTGACGGAGGTTGGAGAGAGGTCAGAAGTTCTATTCAGAGTAGCCGGTGGGTCTCAAGTTAAGCTGGTAGCTGGAGCAATAAGCAGGTCTATTCGGGAAGGAAATACTCCGGTCATTGTGGCCATAGGGGCAGGAGCGGTAAATCAGGCATTAAAGGCGATATGTGTATCTCAGGGCATGATAGCTCCAGAGGGTTATTCTATTGTCATTAAGCCAGGATTTCGGGATGAGTTCATAGGGGGGAGGAAATGTACTGCGATGTCTATGAAGGTGGTTTCTATTTAGCTGGAGGAGTGATGAATAAAGTTGTTAAGGAAGTGGCGTTTGACGCCGCACACAGGTTATTTGGGTACCCCGGAAAGTGTGCTAACATTCATGGGCATAGATATAGGGTCCTGGTAGCGCTCAATTACAGAGAAGTGAGAGATGACGGTTTATCTATAGACTTCAGCAGGATAAGCGATAGCGTAGGGAAGTGGATTTCCGAGAATTGGGATCATAAGTTGCTTCTGAATTCGGAAGACCCACTAGGTAAGTATTTAGTGGATACAAGTTTGTGTACTGTGAGTTCTATTTTCAGTTTTGAGAAGAATCCCACAGCGGAAGTCTTGGCGGAGTACTTAGTGAAAGTTGTGATACCGTATCAGTGGCCATACCTCGGGCATATTCTGCATTCAATTTCGGTCTATGAAACTCCCACTTGTTGCGCAGTAGTTAAGGTTCCACATGTATCAGATTAATGAGATTTTTTATAGTATTCAGGGTGAGGGGGTCAGTATTGGGTATCCAGCAATATTTGTTAGGTTCTCCGGGTGTAATTTAGCTTGTCCTTTCTGCGATACTGAGCATGATACGTTTACTGAGTATTCATTAGATGGTTTAGTGTCGGCTATAGTTGCCATGAGGGCTAAGTTGGGGATGCACCAAGGGTATGGTTTTTTATCTAAAGATAGGCCAAGATGCGTTTTTACGGGTGGGGAGCCAATGCTTCAGTTAGATGTGAATCTTATTGGGGCACTTAGGGAAGCTGGGTTTTTACTGTGCATTGAGACTAATGGTACGATAGGTGAGCAGTGGATGATATCCTTGGATGAAGTTACAGTTTCGCCAAAGAGACCTATCGACGAATTGCCTGCGTTGAGATATGCGACTACGGTTAAAGTTTTGGTTCCAGTTTTTGAGGGTATAGAAGTATCCAGTTTAGTGGGAAAGGTGAATTATAGTGATGTAAGAAGATGGAAGGTTAACTTGGTATTACAGCCAATAAGGGTAGAGGATGGAGTTTTGGGGCAGTTTAGAAAAAATTGTCGGGAAGCTGTCAGTTTGCAAAAAAAGCTATGGGTTCGACATAGACAGTTATGGAGAGTAATTCCCCAGGTACATCGTTTCATGGGGATAATTTAGGAGGTCTTGAGTATGAAAGAGTACAGAGAAGGCAATAATGAAGCTGAAGCGGAAGATGGGGTCGAAGATTCTTTTGAGGATGCTGTAACCGGAGAGCAAGTCTCGGCTATATCAGCAATCCTGTTGGTATTAACTCCCCGTGGAGTTGAGTTGTTGACGGACATTAAGGGGATAAAAGTCGATAGGCAGGCAACATATCACGATGTAGTTATGATGACTTCGGTAGCAAAAGCAGAAGCTGAGGCTACCATCTCCAGCAGGTATACGGCTGATGCTATGTTGAAGAGTATGAGGTCTGTTCAAAAAGCGGCCGCTGGAAGGAGAGCTCCAAGAAATGTTGGAGGAGTCCCTATTATTGGAGGGGGAAGGCGTGACCACTGAAATACAGCGGGAGATGGAGGAGGCTGTAAAAGTTCTTCTTCGAGGTATGGGTGAAGATATTCGCCGAGAGGGGTTGTTGGATACCCCTAGACGCGTAGTCAATATGTTCTTGGAGATGACGGAAGGTTTAAGGGTGTCGCCCCCTCATATGACAACGTTTAGTAAGGGGTCTACCGATCAAATGGTAATAGTTTCTGACATTGCGTACACGAGTTTGTGTGAGCATCATTTAGCACCGTTTACAGGTAGAGTTCATATTGGATACCTTCCGAGCGGTCGGCTGGCCGGGTTATCGAAGTTGGGTAGAATTGTTGAGTGGTATGCAAAAAGGCCTCAAATTCAGGAGAGGTTTACTTCACAGATAGCGGATAAGTGTGTTGATGAGCTGGACCCGGTTGGGATTATTGTGGTTGCAGAAGGGCATCACCAGTGCATGTCCATGAGGGGCATTAAAAAAGAAAATCATAAAACTGTTACTACGGCAATCAGGGGGAAGATAGCCAAGAATGAGTTTTTCCAGGCTTTGGGGGTTACCCGTGGCCACCATAGTTTGTGATCTGGATGGGGTCATCGCGAAGCCGGTTGCGAGCCATACTGAGTATTCCAACTGCGAGCCGAATCAAGAAGTCATAGGAGTTTTGCATAGGCTTGTACGTTTGGGTCATGAGATTGTGATTCATACCGCAAGGTGGGAAGTAGATAGAGGTGTTACGGAGTCTTGGCTTAGGAGGAATTCAGTACCATATTCTAAAGTTGTGTTCGATAAGCCGTTAGGTCAGGTGTATATTGATGATAGGGCTTTATTGTATAGTTCTAATGACGAGACCAGGGTTAGTTTGTTAGAAGAGATTCTAGGGAGGCTAAGATGAGTCCTGAAGTTCTGGGTGATTTACACATTATTTTGTACAGCGGTGGTATGGATTCGTATATTACTTATAAGTATGTTGGGCGAATTTCGGGTGATAATGATATAGTTTATCCTGTTTATTTTAGTCTCGGACACAGGTATGAGCACCAGGAGCTGGCGGCAGTTGCGAATACTTTGGGCAGTAAAGTTATGCGGGATTTTACCCTTAAAGGACTGGGTAAAGTTGAAGACTATTTTGCGCATATTCCGGGGAGGAATGCACATTTAGTTTTGGCTTCTTTGAAATATGCGGTTGTTAAGTCCAGTAAAGTTTTTGTTTGGCTTACGGTTCAAAAAGATGAGATGAGTATTCCGGATAGGAGTGAAGAGTTTTTTGAGAAGATGTCAGAGGTTTGTAGTGTGTTGGTTGGCTCGGAGGTTCATGTGGCGACCCCATTCAGGGATATGGATAAGGCAGATATGGTGGCATGGTATTTGTCTAAGGGATATTCAGTTGATGAGTTGTTGAGTACTTGGGCATGTTATAATTCTACTTCGTATATTCCGTGCGGCGAGTGCAGTGCATGTATCCGGAGATACATTGCTCTGAGTATTAATGGTTTAAGTGAGGAGTACAGAGTTGACCCTTTGAGTTCTAGCTTGGCGGATAGTTATAGAAAAGCGGCAAAGTTGGGGGAGTACAGTGAGCAACGTTGTGGAAGAATACTGGAGGTGTTAGGTGAGTGAGCTAAAAGACTGCATGGTGCTGAAGGCTGAGTGGCTTGTAACTAGAGAGTGCAATCTGCGATGTGAGTATTGCCAAATTAGAAATAAGCCAGAAGGTATGTCCGAAATCTCTACAGAGAGGGCTATAGAGATTGTAGAGATGTTCTCTAAGTTGTGGCCGGGGGCGCCGATGGTGATTTATGGTGGAGAGCCGACTACTCGGGAAGATTTGCCAGACATCTTGGCCGCAGGAGTGAGGTTTGGGGTTAAGTTGCCCGTGATTTCTAATTCTATTAGGGTGTTACACGATAGTGAATACACCAAAAGATTGGTAGATGCAGGGTTAGCTAATTGGAGTGTGTCGCTGGACCGACTAAGTGGCGTCCCATATTACGACAGGTCTTCGTTGATAAAGTCGAAAAATGGTTTAGAGGCGTTGAGAATGTTTAGGGATACTTATGGTATACGTGATTTAGTCGCGTGTATCACAATAACCAGGTACAATATCGAGCATTTGCCAAGGATGGTCGAGGAGCTAACCGCCGAGGGGATTTGGGCGATAATGACGCCCTTGCAGGTCGGCGATGAAACCCGTGAGTATGGGAGGTCCTCTAGATTGCACCAGGCTAATCAGGAGCAGGCAGATCGTGTTGGAGAAACAATAGAGGCTATGGCTAAAAGCGGTGGGTATCTATTGCACAATGATTCTGAGTGGTTTGCTCAGTGGGGTGAGATCTTTGTGAGCAATGGGTGGAAATGCACTGGAAAGGCTGCCTTAACCATCGATGCCGATGGTAAGATTCGATATTGTGTGGATCATCCGTTACCCGAGGACATCTATGCTTGGGAGATGACTGACCCCAAGCGAAGGAGTAGGTATCAGGAGCTTATTGATGCGGGGGTTCCGTGCACCGGTTGCAGCTGGGATCAAAACGTTGAGTGTCTACGGCGGTCAAGGGACTCGAACGTAGGCGTGTCGGAGGGTAGGAGGAGGTCCAGGCATGAGGTTCCCGACGACAAGCTGTTGAAGTTGAAGCCGGCGGCGAGAAAGTGGTTCGTGAACAACCCACGGTTGGAAAGGGTAAAGGTGTGACATGGGAGAAGTGACGATTGCTATTCCTACCAGAGGTAGACAGGATTTTCTTGCAGTCCTTCTAGCATCTATTGCGAATGATGTTCGAAACGTTGCTGAAGTTTTGATTATTGAGAACGGGCCAATTACTGAGCAGTACACGTCAGGAGTAGTCCTTCGTGTGAGGGAGTTGTTAGTCTCTTTGGGGGTAAAGGTTACAGCTACGCATATTGGGGATGTTGGGCGTCAGGCATCCCAGGCGAGAAATTTTGCGCAGATTCATTGTACGTCTGAGTTTTTGATTTGTGTTGATGACGATATGTGGTTTGAGCCTGGAGTTATAAACCGGATGTATCGTATGTTCAGCATAGCTGAACGACGAGCTGACGGGCCTGTAGTTTTGTCTGCATTGACCCCCTATGTAAATTCGGAGTGGGATGGACCTAAGGCAAATGACAAGTTGGATATGCCAGGGAAGGATGAAAAAATTATAGAGGTTATACCTACCCCAGGTCAATATATGCCGTTTCAGTTGATACTGAAGCAGAATTGTTCGTTTCAGGATTGTGAGGTGTCGGTGGATGCTTTACGTTGGTCGGACGCTTTAACTCCAGGGGTTTATTTTATGCGTCCGGACATCTCGGTCCCAAATTGGGATATTTCGGATCAGAGTTTATACACTGACATTGCCTGGAGTTTGCAGTTAGAGATTCTTCGGGGGTACAAGTTTTGTTTTGATTTAGGCAGCAGAGTTTATCATTTGCATGCTCAGAGTGGGGGTACCCGGTTGGGCGAGGGGAATTACTCTAAGCCTAGAAAGTTTTATGAAGCAAATTTGAAAGCGATAGAAAAGCTTTTGGAGATGAAGGTGGGTAGCGATGGCGTATAGTGTGTGTATTCCTACTGTGGGGAGAATAGAGACATTGCCTACGGTGTTGTTTTCTATTCTGGGGCAGAAGGGGGTTTCTGAAGTCATTATTTTGGATGAGGCATCGGTTCCTGTTTGTGAGTCATTTGTGGTTAACCAGGCATTGGACCTTTTAAGTTTGTCTAAGGGGATTGAAGTACGAGTCATACGGCGCCGGAGAAGGGGCGGGATAGGGAAAGCCAGAGTCGATCTTATTAATGAAGCAAAGAACGATTATATTGTGATGGTTGACGACGACGTCGTTTTAGGGGAACGGTGTGCAGAGGTCTTGGTTTCACATTCGATGGAGCATGCTTCGTGGGCAGTACCCACCTGTGTGTTGATTTCCGCCGGGCTCGAGTTGGATGGGTATACTGACCAGGTGGTGGATGCTGAGGACCCTAAAGTGAAGCAGTGGACGGAGAGATACCCATGGTTTATGCCTTATTTTAGGTACAGTAAGGTCGTTATTGAGACACATTTGGGTTGTGCAGGCACTCAGTGTATAGTTTTCAGCAGGGATAGAGTTAAGGACTCGTTTGATTTCTTAGACAAGAACGGAGCTCTCCCTAGGGAGGATACATTGTTCACTAGGGTTACCGGGCCAGGGGTGTTTTATTCAGGGGTGGAGTGTTATCATTTTGAGCATAAGTCCCAGGTAACCAGGGGGCAGTGGGATAGGCGAATGTTCTACCGAGTTCATGAGGCAATTTTGAAAGACCCAAAGGCCTACATAGAGTTAATGGGGTACTGATGAAAATTTTGTATATTAAAAACGGGTATGAGAATGATACGTGGTTTGATGAATTAGGCAATATGTTTTTGTCTAACGGAGCTACGGTTTGTTATACCTCCTTTGATATGGTGGAGCCTGCGGAGTGTTTTAGATTAGTAGATGAAGTTTTGCGGCTGGGGCCTCATGTGGTTCATGCTCCCGCGTTGGGTAGTCCTGCTTGTATTTTGCAGATTGTTAGTAGTATACCAACGGTAATTCAAGCTTCCGATAATTATGAGGCGGATATTCGGAGGTTCTTTGAAAGCGAGCCGAGAAGAGGTCAGACGGACGATCGGTTGAGGGCGTTTACTATGTCGCAGGCTACGTTTTTGGTTACGGCCAAAAGAGAAGCACAAGCTGGGCTTAAAGTTTATACTCCAAGTGCAGTGTATGTGCCCCGTCCTATAAATTTTATGTATCAAGGTTTAGCCAGGCAGGACGGAATTATCGGAGTAGTTAGTTTAACTGGAGTGGAGGAGCTTAGACCGGCATTTGATGGCGAGTTGGTGTCTTTGCGAATACCATATAAGTTTGATGATAAATTATGCAAAAGTTACTCTTGCATAATTATTGCTCCGGGAGTAGAGTTATCGGCAGATGGCATTGAGCATTTATGCTCTATGGGAGTTCCGATTGCTAGACCATCGAGTGTTAAGTTTGATATTGAAGATGAGTTTAATTTTTTGGAGTATTCATTGGACGATTGGCCGAGGTCAGCAAACAAGCTAGGGTTAAGTTTGAGTTCCATGGATGACGATAGCTATTATGGTAATGAGGTCGAGAAGATTAAGGCCATTTATGACAGGAGGTCTGTTGAGTCTGTTTATATGGCTTATAAGCGTATTTATGAGAATGCCGTTCGTAAGGCATTAATACGAACACCAGTTCGTGGATGGTAGTAAATCATGGCTGTTGAAGGTAAGAGTAGGGATAGTGTATTTGCGGGTGATAGTCCTATAGGTAGGCACTTAGCCAGATGGGATAGAGATATTCCCCAGGAGAAGCGTACTTATGGGGTTAAGGTGTGTTTAGCCGGAGGTGAAGGGAAATCTTTTAGGGACGGTCTATATAGAGTTGGAGTGCGGCACTTATTGGCCTCTTATCTCTACATGAGAAACTGGCTGAAGAAGCATTCCGTTGAAGAGATTGAAAAAGATTTGGGGAGGTTTGATTATTTAATCTTGGATTCCGGGGGTTTTACTCTCTTAAAGGAGCGAAAGAAGAACCCTGACTTTGGGGTTAAGATGGATGTTCGTGAGTATGCTGAGGAGTACTACACTGAGTTAAAGAGAATAGGGCATTTGTTTTCTATGTGTGCTGAGGTTGATCTGCCGTCTGAAGTTGGGGTTGATTATGGGGAGGCAATGAAAAGGGAGTTGATTTCTGGGGGTGTGCCTATAGTCCCTGTAATGCAAGGTCAACCAATAGAGTATTTCAAAAAGCTTAAGTGGTTTGATAACTTTCCTTACATCGCTATTGGGTCGGCAGTTATAGGGAAGGGTGATTATAAGGGATGGTTGCGGGATGTTTTTAAGATAGGCAAGGAAAACGGGAACATTTTTCATGGGTTTGGGGCTACGGCCGAAGATGTTTTGTTTAAGGGTCAATTTTATTCGGTAGACTCAACCACTTGGATTGATGGTGGGAAATACGGTACGACTATGATATATGAAAATGGTCGTATTCGGTATTACGATATGGAGAGCAAAAGCATTCGGAAAAAGTATAAGCGGATGTTCGAAGAAAATGGAATTGTTTTTGCGGACATCATGAAGGATAAGGCTTTTGAAGTTAACATGATGAATGCGGTTGCATGGAGACAGCTGGGTGAAGGGCTTAAGTATGATGTTCGAAATTCTTATTGGCTTACGGATGAAGAGAGAGAAGCTGCGGCCACTATAAAGGAGTCTGTATATAATAAGGATGGATTGATCGACCGTAGCCAGTCTATTGCCAGAGCTCAGCTAAGAAGGAGCAACATTAAGCGAGACCCACGGCGAGACGACAGAATTCATGAGCCGATTAATTGTAGTACATGTTTCTTTGAGGGGAAATGTCCGAGGTATAAGCCGGGAGCTCCATGTGGCTTTGATATGAACTTGCAGATCGAGAGTGAGATAGATTTGCATAGGGTCATGAAGAGCTTGGTAGAGACGGCTTATGGTAGAGTTATGAACGGTGTGCTATTCGAAAAATTACATGGCGGATCTCTTGATAAGAATGTGTCTGCTGAGTTAAAGAATTTGGTGGGCATAGTTAAAGATCTTCGCGATGTCTACATGCCTAAGAAAGGAGGTAGCCAAGAAGAGGATGGGGAGTCCTTTACTTTATCCGGTAAGGCTACCTCCAAGGGTGTCTTGAGTCAGATGCTATCTTCAGTCTTTGGGGCCGATGGTGATTCCAAGGATGGGGAAGTTGAAACTATTAACGTAACTCCCGAAGAAAGTCGGGAGGAATAGGAGTGATCATGGAAGACCAGAAATTTGATTGTGGTAATGAGAGTGTTGATTCGGAGGACATTTCTTCGTTTGATTTCGAAGCATGGAAGCAGCAAGGAACCCGGGTTTACGTGACTTTGGGGGAGAAAATTGCCGCGATGCAGGAGGAGCTCGATAGTCTTAAGGCTCAGAGGGTCGGTATCGGGGAATCCCTAGGGATGATTCGGCAGGCCCCTGTGGTTTCCAGAATCAAGGTCCGACCGAGAGTTTTGAAGTTGCTTTCGGAGGTTGGCAGGCCGATGTCTCGTGAGGAGATTTTCAACGAATTGAAGGAAGAAGTTCCGAAGTTGGAGCAAAAGTCCTTTGATGAAGCTGTAAAGCGGATGGTGCTCACCGAAAGTGTGCCTGTTCAAGAAGCTGATGGGCTTTTAAGCTTGATTGGTTAAGCTTAATAAAGATAACCTATCTTTAAAGTCGATTTCACTAATAATCCATAATTACACTAATCCCGATAAACATTGTTGATCCTTGACACATTGCATCTATTGATATATTATTGATTATTCTTTTGTGACAGGATAGTTCCCTGTTATGATGTTGGATATTCTTATGCTAGAGGTTTTCGGATGTGATTGTGTGTATATGAAGACGTCTACGTGTATGGATACGGGGTTTAGAGGTTCATCCAAAATAGATTGTGTTTAACTAAAAGAAGGAAAAACCATGAGTGCACATCGTAAGGTAGGAAGGGCTGTAAATTGGAACAGAAATCCGCAGCCGAGAGAGAAGAGGCCATATCTTATGGGAGAAGGTCTTGGAAATTGTTTGGGTCTTGAAGGGCCTAAGTATACAAGGGATGCAAGAGTCCTAGAGCAGATAGCATACGACAATTGGGTTTATGCATCTGAGTTACGAAAGCAGAGGAACGAGAAAAAGGCACGAGAGAAGCAGCAGCACACAAGTTTCTTAGAGGTTCTAGCGTCGAAGGAGGCTTCGGGGGAAATTCTTGTTGACCAACGAATTTTTTATTCCGAGTTCGTAAAGCGGGGTTGGGAGGCCAGGGCAGAACAGGTTGGTGGATTACCTGATGGGATTGACATTGCTCTTACAGACTACGGTTTATTATTTATGGTTCCTGTGATTGAGGAGGATACCGCGAAGAAGTTGGGGATTGATAAAGTGGTCCCCGGAGTTAAGCCAAGAAGAGATGGCTATGGGAGGCCGTTTTGGGTGCAGGCAGAGTTGAAGGATACTATGAATTTTATCTTTGGATTGATTAGATGGAACCGTCCACTGAGTATTAGGGAAGCGCAGCAGTTTGGGGTTCGTGTTAAGTAGCTAGATATTTAATTGGAGGGTTCGATGAGAGATTTTAGGTTCGGAGAGCTTTTGTTGGTTTTGTTTATAGTCATTGGAGTTTCTTTTTTGGCGTTCAGGGGGTGCGAGGCTGAGTTGGAGTTGGGAAGTGAGGTTAATAACGACCCACTTCCGTGGGACCAATAGTAGAGAAGACATGGTTTGAGGAGGTGATGTATGAATTGTGATTATTCATTCAGTTTTGAGTTTGGAGTGTACGATCCTACTAAGAAGGGATACAAAGTCCTAAATATGCCCACAGTGAGCGTTGATGACGGATGGGAGACGATAGGGTTCAGGGCGTTTAATCGTCTAGTGGAGGTCATCGGCTTTGCAAGAGAAGGGGATGTTTTTAGCCTAGCTGCGAGGGGTAGTCAACCCGATTATGGGCGTAGTGGTTTAGGTTGTTCATTGCAGTATATTATTGCAGTTCCGAAGTCGTGTAGTTGGGTACATGATATGCAAAGGGAGCTTTTTAGAAGTCGATCTAATAGCCCAGTCATATTTTCAGTGTCAAAATTGAGGCGCATTCTTTTGAGAGAAAAGCAAGAAGTCCGAGACCTTTATGGGTTGAGAGAGCAAGCCTATTGGCCGGAGGGAAGCCATCCTTCTAGGTATATAGGCTATAGGCGTTAGGGTAGACAGATACACAGTTTGGGGTTCAACACTTAAAGGAGTTCTAAATGTCAGTAGTCGCAGCTATGATTACGTCGATGGATGGGGAGTCGTTCGAGATAGGTGTTTCTTCTGATGGGCAGGCTAACTACGACGGGGGTTTTTGTGTTCGGAGTGAGGAAAAGATTCTCGTCTTGGGGTCTGAGGGGAGTCAGTTTTTAGTGGGGGTTGTGGGGTCGTTTAGGTTTAGGGACTTAGTGTGGGAGGATGGATTTAGGGATTTTGCTTTTCAGAGTCAGGGTGATGTTCGAGTGTTTCGGAATTTGCTTATTGGGTTGATGGACGATGAGGTGGTAAGTCATTCGGTAGATGCGAATGACTTAGACTTTCAGATGGTGTTAGCTTGCGGAGTAGGGTTGTTTACTCTACAGTCTGATTTGCAAATTTCATGTCATTCGAGTTATTGTGCTGTTGGTGAAGGTTCCGAGGTGGCTTCAGGGGCGTTATACTCGGGGGCTAAACGGGGTACAGGTTCTGCATTGAGTGTCGCCATGGATGCGGTAGAGGCTGCGTGTTTGCACAGAGTTGATTGCGGGTACCCAATAACAGCTAAAGTTCTAAGACGTAATAAGGCTGGAATAGTCGTTCAGTCTAGTGTATTACAGGAGGAGGAGTTGCTCGGGAGGGTTAGTAGGATTTAATTAAGATTGCGGAGGGTGCTATGAATATCGAAAAAGCACATGAAGGTATCGGTAATGTTGGTCGGCTATGCCAGATTTTTTCAGAGGTTGAAAGTCGGGTTCAGATTTGTACTATGCAAGCCGGGCTGAGTTGCGGGTATCACCGCGAGTATTGGTTAGGGGAAGTGTCACGAGCTGAAAGGAAACTTTGGGCATTGTCCAAGAATGTTAGTGACCTATTGAATAATGTTGAACGCGTACACGGTGCCGAGTTAAAATGCTAAGTACTCCGTTTACGGTATATTTATTGACAATTCTTTTTTGCTTTGATAGAATCCTAATCATTGATTAAGGGTTAATGGGTTTTAGGGGCATGCAGTGGCAGAGGTTTCTATAACATTAAGGTCTTTGACCACGCATTCTGAAGTCAATGTATTTGGTGTACGAGTTGGTCTATTTGGGCCAAAAGTGTTTAGTGTAGTCTTGGATTCTTTTGACTTCGACTATGCACTCTCTTCTTTGGGAGTTTCGATGGGGTGGAGGTTAAGGAGAGGTCATGCATTGAGGGATATGATTACAGTTAGGTACATTGACGGTCAGTTGCCCCCCGAGGAGTTCAGCTCTTTAACGATATTGCCTAAAAAGAGTGGATTATATCAGGCAGCGGTAGTCTTAAGCATGTAGTTTGGCACGGGGTTGGAGGTATAATGAGAGAAGCTAAGAATGCGAAGTTGGATTATACGTATATAGTAGTTTCAGGTATAGTGGTAGAGGGCGCCATATCTATGATCAAGAGAAAATTTAGACTGGTATCTTTTGATACCCCTAGAGAGAGTCATGAGGTCATTTCTTATTTGGATAAGACTGGATGGTTTAGGGATGACAAGGATAAAGTTAAGTGGGTAGAGGTATATCGAGCCAGTCTTATGGGCGGGAGCAAAGAGGAAAGAGCGGTGAGCTTGGACACTCTGTTTAAGACAGAGGGAGAGAGGTTGGAGGCTTAGATTTAGTTGGAGGGGTAGGAAGGGGTCAATTTGGGCACGGTACATAATTTAGACGACTATAGAGAGCATGTAGTTTTGGTGGATCGAGGTGGGGCGGCACATGTGGTCCAGATGTCTCATTTAGAAGAAGTTGTTAAGGGCACGCTGTCTATTTATGATTTGGATGGATGGGAGACGCTTGTTCCGGCTATTGTGGATGAATGGATTGATTTCATTCGAGGGGTGGCAGGGTGATAGAATGAGCTTGGGCCGGCTACTGTTGAAAGGATGGGCTGAGGATGTCTGAAGAACAAGTTTTGACTGTTGAGGATATGCTTGAGGAGTTGGAAGAGCTCTTGGAAGAAGACTCCGATGGCAGTGGGCTTTTCGAGAAGGACATAGAGTTCCTCCGGGACACCTTGGAGTTTGTGGAGGACGGCGAAGAGATGACCTTGGATCAAAAGCGTAAAGTCGAAGAGCTCTGGCGTTCATGCTACATTTAAGGGAGATTAACGTGATAAAGCGGATAGGTAAGAGCTCTTGGGGGATATACTCCCGAGATGGAAAGCTTCTAGAGAAGAGGGAGACTCGAAGGGGAGCTGAAAAGAGGCTTGCGCAGATCGAGTTTTTCGCGAATACTGATAAGGGTAAGAAGTCCAAGTGAAAGGAGCATTCATGTGCAAGGTTCTTCTTGGATTGTATCTGAGTCTGGTTCTTTGGGGAGTTCCGGTAGCTGCGGAAGAGATTTGTGACACAGATCTTGTGGTTGAGTCCGGGGTCCCTTTGGACCAAGAGGTTGTAGCATGTAGTTTAGTGGAAGTGCTTGAATACGCTCCGAAGGACGTAGAGGCACAGAAGGAGGCAATTAATCATCAATCAAGGTATAGGGTAGGGTTAGGTCAGTGGATATACAGCCATTTTGGGTATGAAAGGGCATTAATACGTATTGAGGTAGAGCGGAGTTGGAACGGTTCCGGCGAAGTGCATCAGTACATCAAACTTTGATGTTTCCGTGAGACAGGGTCTGTTTTAGCTAGCCAGCTAATTTTGTGGGGCGGGTGGAATAAACTCGGCGGGCACTGAGTCCTCCCCGCCCCACTTTTCAAGACGACGCTTAACGGTAGAGCACAAGGAGTATCTCCTAGAGTTGCGGGTTCGAGTCCCGCCGTCTTGTCCGATATTCATGGGATTGGGGGTGTTATGCGGGTATGGCATTTAAGCGTCCGCGAGGGGCATGAAGCGAAGGGGTTTGAAAGAGCTCTGGTTATTGCAGAGACACCCAAAGAAGCGCTAGAGGTTGTGGGCGGGGATTTCGGTAAGGCATCCATTTCGGTTAAGGATGTTGGGGATTATTTCGGTAGGGGTAAGCGAGGGGATATCGTGTATCTTCAGCGTTCGGCTTAGAGGGTTTCAAGCTGGATATAAGTTTAAGGGCCAATGGCGGAATTGGTATACGCAAGAAGAAGTTGAGTAGCAGTTGCTCGATATGGGTACGGTTAATGCCGAAACACTGTATACCATATAGGTACTGCATTACAGGTTCGAGTCCTGTTTGGCCCACTGTGGTTTGCCCAAGTAGGGCAGATTGAGTCCAAATTAACGTAGGCCGAGTAGATTTGGCCGGAAGGAGTCAGAATGTACGATGACAATGTTTCAAATGGTTCGTTATTAGCGACTAAAATCGAAAACTGGTTTACGTATCATCCCCCCAAAGGCGATCAGGCTGAGAGGTATGGGAAGATACGAGATGCCGCGAAGGAGTTCGCCCTAGTGATTGCACGATGCACGCCGATTTCGGCGGACCAGACAGTTGCTTTGCGTCTTATTAGAGAGGCCGTGATGACGGCGAATGCAAGCATTGCTTGTGAGGAGGCATGTGAGGAGGCATGTAAAGGGTAATGAGTTTTTGTTGGCGTAATAGGGTCTTGCATGGGGTGTGGTTGGGGTACGACCCGATAATTATATTAGAACGCGACCGGAAGTGTTGCGAGAGGAGGTTTCATCGGTGGAAATTTGATTGGGATAGAAGGCCGAATTACCTGGTGTGTTGCGATTGTGGAGCTAGAGCCATTCCCCATGTTTGCGATTGGGATAGGGTTCTAAGTTTGAGATCAAGGGTTCTTGGGGAGGTTGAAAATATGGCAACAGTTTTGGTTGTTGGCTGTGTTAGGAGTGGGTTAAGTCTAACTATGCAGATGTTAGATGCGGGTGGATTTCCTTGTGTGGGGAAGTACCCAGCATATGAGAAGTACGATTTAAAAAAAATCAATTGGAAGGAGTGCAGGGGTAAGGCAGTAAAAGTGGTGGATACCTATAAGCAGTTTCCACCCGTAGGGTATTCCTATAAGATTATTTATTTGCAAAGGGATGCCCTTCAGCAGGCGTTAAGTTTTAATAAGTTTTTGCGTGAGATAGTTGGTCAGCCTGAGTTGCCATTGCAATTAGTGCAGGATTCCTTTGCGCAGTCCTATAGTCAGATTAATCAGTGGTTCAATAGGGCTAAGGGAGTAAAGGGTGTAGTAGGGTTTGAGGACATACTATCGAACCCTGGCGTGGTAGCTCGTCGGCTGGCCAGAATTGTAGGTCAAAAGTTGGATATTTCAGCTATGGCTAAAGCTGTAGTTGACCGGAATGCTAAGTGCTATCCGGGGTTTTTGGAGATGTCTTTGATAGACAAAGTAGAGGGTTTACATGGAAAGGTTGTTTAGTTTTATTTGGATTATGATTTTGGGGTGCAGTTCTGGGAGCGGAACGGGTAAGAATACCCCTGCCGATACCGATGCCGAGGGGGATATCCCTGTCGATACTGCCACGGATACCGATACCGATGGGGATACCGATGGGGATACCGATGGGGATACGGACACGGACACGGACACGGACACCGATGGGGATACCGATGGGGATACCCCTGCCGATACCGACACCGACACTGATGGGGATACGGATACCGATACCGATGGGGATACCGATGGGGACACGGACACGGACACCGATACCGACACCGACACTGATGGGGATACGGATACCGATACCGATGGGGATACCGATGGTGACTTAGGCAGGGAAGGGGCATGTATTACAGACCAAAAAAATTATTTGGAGGACTTTGGCTATAGTCCCGAGAGTATGACTGTTGAAGATTTGGAGGAGGTATTGAGTTTATCTTCGGATTTCTGGGGGTCCTTTCCAGTATGTGAATGAGGTAAAATGAGAACGGTAGATGAGGTATTAGCAAGAATTGAAGAGATTGAGAACACTCTAGTTGGGAGCATGACTGTAGATGATTTATATGAAGTTTTGACCTATGATGAGGTGAAGAGTAAGCTACGTCCAGAGGTTACGAGAGAAGAATGGGGTGAGATTCATTCCAGGAGTTCTGAGAGTGCACGGAGGAAGTTGGTGAGGTATCTGCCTTTTGCTATAGAGAAGGCTGTGAATCATCGGGGCATTTCGGCAAGTAGAAGTGTGTCTCATTTCAAGAACTGGGCTTGGTTAATGGAAGATTCGGAGGCTCAGGAGTTTATAGCTGACGGGGGGAATTACGCTATGTACGGGGTTCCAATTATAAAATATCTACTTAGCCGTTATAATGTTAAGTATGAGTTTTCCTCCCCAGAAGAACGTAGGATATTTGAGTGTATGGCCAAGGGGGAATGTTGTGGAAGCGGGATGTGCAAATGAGGTTAGTAGTTTAGTTTCGTTGAGAGTAGTGGTCTGCTCTTATTGTGGGGGGCGAGCGAAGTTTGTGTCTGGTGATAGGGTCTATGGTAGGACTGGGCCATGGTCTAATATGAGATTTTGGTACTGCGCTCCGTGCAAGGCGTGGGTAGGTTGCCATAAGAGAAATTCCAAGTACGGGTTTATTGGTGATGAGCCTATGGGGAGGCTTGCAGATTATGAGCTTAGAAGGGCTAAAAGAATTCTTCATAGTGTATTTGACCCCTTATGGAAGCATAAGTGGATGTCTCGTGGAGTTGCATATAAAGCGCTCGCTAAAGCGATGGGACTGCCTGCGAAAGATTGCCATATAGGGTATTTTGATCTAAACCAGTGTAGAGAAGCTTATGTTGCGGTCCATAACATCCGTATGGGATTAAGTCGCTTCGATAGGTAGCAGACGAGTTCGATTCTTGTCCGAAGTTCTAGCTTCACACCCTAGCCGGCATGGCGGCATCAGGGGTTTTTCCCTTCTTTCCTCTGATGGGTGTGAAGCTTATTTTTATGATCTGTTGGGTTAAAGTCAGCTCGGGGTAGGAGGATGGATGCATACTTTACATGAGTATATTGAGTACATAGCTTTAGTGAGTAAGCGGAGAGTTATTAATGGGTGTCACGATGAGTTTGGTTTTAGTCGTCAAGATATGGATGTGGCATGGGAGCTTCTAGCACAACAGTATTCTTTAGCAGCCGTCCCAAAGCTTCTGGTAGAGTCATGCAAAATTTTTAAAAAGCTTGGATTGGATTTTTCGGTAGATAGGATTCATTCAGTGATATCCCGAATGAATGACGTAGGTGAAGCGTGATGTCAAAAAAGTCGAGGGCGCAGGGAGGAGTGATAACCCCTAGGAAGAAGGGGTCGGGTAGAGCTCGTCTCAAGGAATGGACTACAAGGGATGGAAGGAAAGTTCGGGTGTGCCACATGGCAGACACGCATTTGGTTAATACCATATTGTATATACGGAAAGCATGTTCTGCGCGGTTCTGGAGGTTCATTTCTTGCATAGAAGGGTTAGGGGTTAAAGGAGAGATAGCCAGGGAGATGGTGGAGGATGGAGTCGATGAGATGCTACGTTGTGGTATAGAGTATCCGGATATTTATTTTGATATGTTAGCGGAAGCTGACGATAGAGGTTTAAGTTCTTTAGTTGAGGAGTGAAGATGAATAAGTTAATAATTCTTCGGGGCTTGCCCGGTTCAGGCAAGAGCACATATGTGAGTGACCGTGTCGCTATTCATAAAGGTTTTCGAACGGCGGCTCCACTCGTCATAAATGCAGATAGTTTTCTTCTGGAGGACGGCGAATACTTTTATACTGCCGAGAGAAGTAGGGATGCGCATTTACAGTGTATGCGGGAGTTTGTTTCTGGAGTGATAGCTAGGCATGAGTTGATATTTGTTGACAATACTAATACGAGTGCTTTGGAGATGGTGCCTTATATTAAGGTGGCGGAAGCCCATGGGTACGAGGTTAGTATCATCAAAATGAAGTGCAGTATTGCGGATGCACTGAGAAGAAATATCCATGGAGTTCCAGAAGAGACTATTTGTCGGATGGCAATGAGGTTAAGTACTCCTCTTCCATCGTTTTGGAATGATTTGTATAATATTTTTGAAGACTTTGACACTTCGGTGTTATGCCAAAAAGGGAGTTAAGTATGAAAAAGTTAGTAGTAGTAGCAACGTTTACAGATCCGATCTTGGGCACCTATTCGAACAATCCAGACATTCATTTGGAGTACATAGCTTCAAAGTCGGCGGATAAAGAGAAGGTGCAGCAGGAGATGGAGAACCTTCCGGCAGATGTTCTCCAGGACAGGGCAAAGACGGTCTTTCCGAGGAAGGATGGGGTACCTATATTCTATGACTATCAGGTCAAGGGGTTTCTAAAAGCGGCACTGTCTACGGTTGTGGAGTTTGAGCCGTACCAGATTTCAAAGACTAAAAAGGTATCCAAGTACACGCATAAGCGTGTTGCGAGTAGTCAGTTCTTTGTATATCCGAGGGAGATTCCTATTGTTTTCCCCGAGGGGGGAGAGATAACAGAGTGTACCAGGCCATTGAGGGCAGAAACCCCTCTAGGGGAGCGCACAGCGTTGATGACATCTGAAGAATGCCCCGAGGGGTCGAAGATAGAGTTCTCCATTACGGTGATGACAGATGAGTTGGTGCCCCTTGTTACAAGGCTTATTAAGTACGGGGAGTATAAGGGGTTAGGGCAATGGAGAAATGCGGGGAAAGGGCGTTTCAAAGCAGAAATCGTTGAGATTGTAGATCTGGGGGGTTCTTCTAAAGAAGATTCCAAGGGAGATAAGTAAGCCTTAGCTAAGGTTCGGTATGGTATTGATGAGTAACGTAGACATTTGTATAGGTGGAGCAATGGGGTCTTCCGTGGTGCTATGCGGACATTGATTTTACGGGTGATGCATTGTAGTTGTAAGGTACATCTTCGCTAAGTATAGTGTGGGCACATTGTATGGGGTTGTTGGGTATCGAAGTGGTTGGGTATAGTTCAGTAGAGTATCTGGAAAGTGTCATATTGTTTAGTGCATTAATAGCATAGTGTAGGTGAAGCATAGTTGTTTTGTGTGGGGTACTGGTAGGCGAAGGTGGAGTTGAGTATGGATGTCTTGAGTAGAGAGTGTAAAGCAAAGGTTAAGTAGGGTTTAGTAGCATACTGTTCGGGTAGGTATTGTTTCGCATTCGTACGGGTGATGGTGAAGTCGGGGTCAGTTTTGAATGGCTATAGCAAGGTGAAGTTAAGCTGTGTAATGTTAGAGTGGAGTAGGGTTTGGTATGGATGGCTTAGTGATGCAGGTGTGAGGTTAAGCGGCGTTATGTTTGCTATGTACGGTAACGTTAGGCGTAGTTGTATGGTTTGGTAGGGCCTTGTTTAGTGAAGCTGTGTGATGTATATTGTATTGTAGGGTATAATAAGTTATAGCAAGGCAACGTGGTGTAGGGAATGGTAATGTATAGGTGTAGTAGAGAAGTTGGGCAGCGCGATGTTTGCATTAGTATTGAGGAGTTTTGTATTGAATGTAGTGTCATGTTTAGCCTGGTAGGGGTAAGGCAGTGTGGCGGAGGGCAGAGTATGGAAGCAATAGTGTAGTTTAGTAGAGATGGGTATAGTGAGGGTAAGCGGAAGAAATGCAGAGAGAGGTGATGTTGAGTGAGAGTTAAGTTTTGGGCAGTTTTGTGCGATGTTGCGAAGGTATAGTTCGGATGAGTATAGCTCGGATGAGATTTGTAACGCACTGTTGGGTAGAGTGCTCGTTGAGCAATGTGTAGATTGGTAGGGTAGGGTAGAGTTGGTGTAAAGTAAAGTGATGCGCGATGTAGAGATGCTATGCGGAGTGGATGTGATGTGTATCAATGTGCGGTATTGGCATGCAGAGCGGAAGTAAGGGACGGCTAGGTTTTGGATTGTATGGTGTAGAGTGAGGGAATGTACGTCGAAGTGGTGAGTAAAGCGAGGGAACATATTGTGGTGTGATGCTGGGACGTGTATGTCGAAGTAACGGGTAAAGTGAGGAAGCGGGTTGTGGCGTAGCGTGTAGGGTCTAGCCTGCTGAGGTTGTGGCGTGAAGGGTGATGTGTTGTATAGGTATTGAGATGCGATGTTGTGATTAGTGGGGCATAGCGCCTATCATGTATGGGTAGAGCTAAAGTTTTGTGAGGCTGTGTAGAATCAAGTTAAGGTTATGCTGTCCAGGGTAACGTTGTGCATTTAGGAGCAATAGTATTGCGTATGCTAGGTAGGATAAGTAAATTGCAGTAGAGTGTTGGAAGAGTAAGGATGAGTAAATTGCAGTAGAGTGTTGGTAGGGTAATGCAGAGTATCGTGAGACTAAGCTTTAGGTGATGGTAAGGCTGAGTAAATTGTGGTCGAGTTCGGGTGGAGTTATGTGTGGAGATGTCAGGTAATGGCGAAGAATGCAAAGATATTAAGTTGGAGGGTTGATGGATAATTTTTTCACTGGTGGGAGGGTATTGGTGAACTATGACAGTACAAAAATACTTTCCGAGGTAGAGAAGGTCAATATGGCAAAGATCCGTGGGGTTATAGCTGGTGAGAAGCTGCCACCTGGATGGACTCGTCGGGAAGCCGGAGGGTATGACGGGGCATGGGATAATATGAGTATGGGTATGCGAGTCATATATTCGTTAGCTAGGTATTCGAACGATAACTTTAGACTTTGGGTACATTTATCGATTTCACGTCAAGACAGTGTGCCGGATTATGATGACTTAGTTTATCTCAAGAGAAACTGGCTTGGGGATGAGGTAAACGCCATTATGGTCTTACCCAAGAAGTCGGAGCATGTGAACATCCATCCTAGGTGTCTTCATCTGTTCCATTGCGTGAGTGGGGATGGGTTACCTGATTTTACTCTGGGTACGGGGTCGCTATAAGGAGAAGTATGAAAGAGAGCGATATAGATAAGAATGAAAAATGGTTGGCCTTCCGCTGTATGCGTTGCAGAAACCAAGTTGCGGAAGAGGTATATATAAGGGCTGAAGACGGGGTATTGTGCTGTGGTTGTGGAAGCGACAGCATTAAGCAGTTGACTCATGATGAGATATTCGGGGAGTCGTGGGGAGCGCGAGTCCCAAGTCCATACTACAAGGGTTCTGAAGATAAAGAGGGAGATGAATGCCAATTAGAGTCATTAGGTCATCGATTCCTGAAGGGATTAAGGGGGATTATAAAGTAGAGAAGTTCCAGGTTGACCATAAAACGAGTCGGGCTTCAGCTTGGAGGGCGAAAGTTTCGTGGGGTGGGAGGGGATTCGTTTATCCGGGTACGTATACTCGGTTGGTTCAGGATGGGCGTACTTGGATGAGTGATACTCCAGATGAGTGTTCTGATTTAGTCAAGGACTTGGAGTCGGCTCAGGGTACGGTCAGACTAAACGGGTTGGGGTTGGGGTTGAGTGTTGAGTATCTTATGGCTAAAGAAGAGGTCGATAAAGTCATAGCTGTAGAGATTTCAAAGGAGGTTATAGAGCTTGTAGTTCCAACTTTAAATAGGCTTTACGGCGACCGGCTTGAAGTTAGAAATGAGAATGTTTTGAAGGTAAAGCCAGGTAAGGATGAGAGATATGATTTTGTCTACCATGACATTTGGCAGGGAATTGGTATGGACAATTTAAGAGAGATGGAATTCCTTACTAGGCGGTATGCGTCAAAAGCAGCTTTTCAGGTTTGTTGGTGTAGGCGTGAGTGTGAGGAGCAAAGGAAGCTTTTAGTCGGGAGGTAGAAGTGGAAGAGGTTTTAATGTTTCGGGCATCTTCGGGAAAAGTCTTTAATAATCGATTTGAGGCTATAGCTGAAGATTTAGCGCGTTATTTGGACGATGTTGGTCATGAGTATTCTAATGATTCTTTTCTGTATTCATCGGCTATCGTACGGCATTTGGGTGATGTTTTGATTAAGCTGAAAGACGTACCGGCGGCATTGGCTAAGGACGGGGAACCCGAGTACAAGTTAGAAAGCTTAGCAAAGAGTATAGTTGAGTTTGTGGAGAATGTCCGTAAAGAGAAGTGTTTTGAAGGTATAATACCTGAGGCCACAGATTCCGATGAGTCACTATTTTGACAGGAGGTAGTCATATGGTTAGCCGGAAAGCGATGATTGAGGTTTTGGAGTTGGTACAGGAGTTTGTTTGTGCCTACTTAGGTAGTGCTTTGTGTGATTGCAAGTATGGTCTTTCGAGAGAAAACGCTCCTAGGGAAGAGGCAGGGATTCTTAATCTAAGGCTAGGAGAGCAAAACGGATGCCCGGAGCTGAGAGACCTTATTTCAACGTTCCAAGGTATGACCGATGAGGAGTGGAAGGTTATGTTGAGCGGAGGTAAGGGGAATGGAATAAAGGGATGTATGGATTCTCATGTTCTTAGAATACCTTTAGACGACGACCACTGGGTCTTCGAAGATTGCGGGGAGCCACCGGCGCCTTTTCGAATGGGGGTAAAAACCAGTGCTCGAAATTTTATGAGGATGTTTATCGTAAGGGCTGCGAAGTATGCGGTCAAGGCTTCAACCATGAGTTGGAAGGCTAATTCCTTTGACCCCGATGCTTTGGTTCAAAATATGGTCATTGGTTTCCTTGGGTATAAAACGGAAGATGGGAGGCCATCAGAGGGCCTAGATCTGTAGGGGGAATATGGAGAGGGTTTATAGTATTGAAAGGTGTCCCCGAAGAAGATTTTTTTACGATACTAAGTTTATGGATTTCGGGCATGGTATGGTTGATCTTATAAGTTTGGGAATGGTTGACGAAAGCGGTCATCATGAGTTGTATGTCTGCAATAGTGATGCCTTCTTGGAGAAGGCAAACACTTGGGTTCAGGAGAATGTTATCCCAAAGCTTCCGCCGAGGAGCTCTACTCGTTGGATGAGTGCGAGGGACATTAAAGATAAGGTTACGGAGTTTTTGGGGGTGGGTAAAAAGCCGAAGTTGGAGCTATGGGGTTACTATGCAGACTATGACCACGTAGTGCTTTGTGGGTTATACGGTAGGGTGGTTGATGTCCCAAAGGGGTTTCCTTGGATAACAATGGATTTGCGGCAGAGGATGGAGGAGTTAGATTTCGCCGTAAAGGAAAATAGCCGAGATGATATGCATACTGCGATTGGCGATGCCAGGTGGATACGTAGAGCATATCTAGAGTTGGAATGGTCAAAAATGTCTGGCCAGTTTTGAGGGGAGGGGGAAGGGATTGAGTTATGAGGTTTGTTTTTTTAGTTTGTAGCTTGTTTATGGTGTTGGCCGGCACCGCTTCGGCGGAGCCAAAGGAGGCAAAGGCCTATGAGTTTTGGCCTGAGGTGTCGGAGTGGGAGTCTGATGGTAACACCTTCTATGGGGTCCCTACCGTGGATGTTATCCTATATCAGGTGGTTGACGGTAAGCGGGTTGGGGTGGAGTTGTCAGATGATACGGCAGAATATCTCCAGGGGGTGTTTGAAGAAGCCGAGGAAGGAGATATTTGGGTATCCCTAGAAGATGGGACGATTCATGTTCTAGTAGGGGCCACGGTTGGAAGTGAGGCAATGGAAGAGTATGTAGACTACTACATTGAAAAGACATTCAGTTGTTTAAGGGCGTTAAAGAATATTGAGGATGCAGAGGCTGTGGGTGAGATGTATTTAGATTTTGATTTAGATACGTTGCTCGAGGATCTGTTGACGGAGGTGATTGAGGAGAATCAGCCGAGGATAGCTGAGATGGTTGAAGCGTTCAATGATGATAGATGTTTGGAGGAGCGTAATCATTATGAGCCTGATCAATTTGTAGAGCGGCAGGTTGAAAAAGCGGTTCGGGGAATGCTGTTGGGTATAGAGGATGCAGTACACTTTTCTGAGGCTGATTTAGTAATAGCTACGAGGGTGTTGGACGAGCTCTATTTAGGGGTTAAGGGGTTTTTCCCGGTGAGGAGCGCAATACGAGTCAAGGAAGCTCTGGCAGTGAGTATGGAGTTGTTGAGTCCGGAGGTCACGGAGTATGACGAAAGATCATACTTTAATTATTTTGATTTTGTGTATTATGCTAGCGATTTCAGTGTCCATGATTTGTTGCAAATCGCTTGCAGCTGTGTTCCTTGCGGAGCTCGAGCTGATGAAAGCTGTGAGGTTTGTGATAGGCATTTTTCGTTCAGGGTGAGTTTGGAGGAGTGCTACCAAGAGGGGAAGATTGTCTTTGATACCGTGAAACTTAGCGATGAAGTAAGGGGTTTTATTAGAGGGGGAGGGGAAGGGACTGAGTTATGAAGTTTGTTTTGTTTGTTTTTAGTTTGTTTGTTATGTTGGCCGGCACTGCTTCGGCGACGCCAAAAGAGTCAAAGGCTTATAGTTTTTGGATTAAGGCGCATGAGTGGGAGCCTGATGGAAATACTTCCTATGGGGTTCCTACAGTTGAAGTGGCACTAAGCCAAGTGGTCGAAGAGACGCGGGTCGATGTTGAGCTGCCAGAAAGTACAGCTGAATACCTTCTTGGAGTGTTTAAAGGCGCGGAGGAAGGGGACATTAAGGTATTCCTAGATGAGGGGACGATACAGGTAGCTGTAGGGGAGTCAATTGGAAGCGCAAGCATGGAGGAGTATGTAGAGTATTATGTCGATATGACGAAGCAGTGTTTTCGGGCGTTGGATAGGATAGAGGATGCTGAGGCACTTGGAGATCTCTTTTTAGACTTCGATCAGGATACTGAGCATGTAGACGAGCTGATGGATATTGTTGATGAGTATCGTCCAATAGCTGACGAGATGGCATATGCGTATGGTACAGATAGGTGTAGAGAAGAGCTCAATGATTATGAGCCGGATAGTTTTGTTGTGAGTCAGATAGAAGCAGCGGTTCGGGGAATTTTGCTTGGAGTAGATGATATAGTCCACTTCTCTGAGATGGATAGAATAGTGGCTACGAGGGTTCTGGAGGACCTTTATTTGAGCGACTGGGGGTTCTTTGTGGGGAGAAGTGTTGTTAGGGTTAAGGAAGCCCTTATGCCTATGATGGCTAAATTGAGTCCGGAGGTCACGGAGTATGACGAAAGATCATACTTTAATTATTTTGATTTTGTATATTATGCTAGCGATTTCAGTGTCCATGATTTGTTGCAAATCGCTTGCAATTGTGTTTCTTGCGGAGCCAGAGCAGGGGACAGTTGTAAGGTTTGTGATAAGCATTTTTCGTTTAGAGTGAGCTTGGAGGAGTGCCGTCAAGGCGGGAAGCTTGTGTTTGATACAGTGAAACTCAGCGATGAAGTAAGGAGTTTTGTGAGATGATAGAGGGATTGGTTATGCCTGAAAAACTAACTGTCGGTTATCTCCGGGCGAACTTTGAAGACTGGTCGTGGAGGTCAAAGCGTACGGGGAAGATGTGGGAGTACTTCGGCAGGAAGGGGAGCCGATTAGTTTTAATTCGGGCATACTCAGTCATTCCTGGGAATGTTGCAGATGAGTACACCACTCAGTGGAGGGTTTATGAACGTGGGGTTTCAACTACCTTTGCTGAGTGGGGCTCTAAAGAGCGGATGAGGGTGGGGGTTAAGAAACAGGCTAAGGAGTGACGTCATGGAGGAGGTTTCTACATTAGAGGAGGCTCGAGCGTTATTGGGTAGATACTTATACATCACAAGGTATTCAATGGATGTAGGATTCTACCCCGTGGTGTTCCAGGTGTCTGTAGTGACACTTCAAGTCACGGAGAATGCCGAGGGGGATATTGTGTTTATTACCCGGGTAAAAGCAAGAGATTGGGTCAACAGCGTTTCCCTAGATAAGGTATACCCAGATGCCAAAGAGGCGAATGCAGTAGCTAAGGCTCAGTCTGAAAAGTTTGAGTCTTCGTTGAAGAAGAGGCAGCAAAGGGCCAGGATGTAGTACTATGAAGAGCACAATAAGCTATATTAGGATGGGTATAAGAGCGTAAGAAAAAGTCTCCTATGAGTAAAAGTCCGGGGAAGTCGAAAGTCTAGAGGTTCGAGTAAAAGTCTGAAATTTGGTAGGAGTTACTGGGTGTAGAAAGCGCGCTTTCTAGGTGGGTGCGGCAATGTTCTAAGTAAGGCATACAGTAAGCTTTCAGGTATAGGAGGTTAGGTCTATCAGTAGGACATGGGTTCTGCTGGGGCATCACTCGAAGTCTGCCTGCGGGGTTTGCCTGGAAGTCGGCGCGGCCGGCGAGGGGAGCTCCGGACCAGCAGAAAATGCGGCCCTCTAGGGCGGAGGAGGAAGTAAGCTATGAGCTTAGAGGAAGAGCTGTACAGGTCTATATATTATTGAGGCGTATGAGGTTTGGAATATGGTTAGGTGTAGGTAGGGTGTAAGGTGTTGAAGAATGGTGGAGGGGGGAGTTGCGATAGGCTGTATTGATAGGGAGTTTGAGAAGGTTGTGGAGTTGTATTGTTTTGTGATGAGGTTTGCGGTGACCGCAGCCGTGCAGGGTAGAGAAAATTTTTTTAGGTTGCTTTTGGGTTTTGAGGGATATGGCTATATTTGGCCATAATTTTTGAAATATGAGATTAGGCTTCGGAATGGTTTGCGGTTTTGACTTGACAAGACTATTTTTTGCGGTTGATTTTCATTGGTTTTGACCTATATTTTACTAACTGAATTATCGTCTATGATTTAGATCCACGATAATTACTTACCGATTGATGTTTAATCGATTTTGTGATCTATAATTATCGTATTTAGATTGTCCGATTGTGATTACGATCGAACAATCCTGTGACCTCACCCCTTGCGAGATCATTACTGACCTATCATGTCTGTCTGTAATGAATTATGTATCACCTCCCTGTGTGTGTATTTACACTCCTAATTCTAATATAACTATATTCTGATGAATTGCACTATAAGTTTTTTGATTATTAGGTTGGACACTCCCATTAATAACCCTTATATTTGTATTAGAAGATGACGAAACGTTATCATTGATTAGGAGGGACCATGAAAACTATGACAAACCAAGAGATCATTGAACATGTCGAAAATGCTATCTCGCATTACGGGGATCAACTGGATTGTGTGTATACCTATTTTTGTGACAACAATCTACAGGTTCCGCCCCGATCGGAATTCCGGAAATTCATTGAACGCGCGGGAATCCCCGTACACGATCTGTATTCTGACTCGGACATGACCGATGAATATACCTATGATCTGTGTTTGTTCGTATCTCATTTTTGATTTATGTTTTTCAGGTTTTTGGTTTGCAATTCCCTTATTAATGAATATATTATTATTAGATGACGATAACAATGTCATTAAATAGGAGGGACCATGACTTTTGACGATATGATGTTTTTTGACGTATATCATCAACATCCTACAGGATATGGATTTTGGCGGTTTAGTGCTCAGAATGAAAATGGAATATGGGAAGAATTCGTTTGCCCGGGGAGAATTTCGTTTTCTGCCGCTAAAGACCTCGCAAGGGAACGTTTCCCGCGTGTCGATGTTATTTATGTGATGTCTTAATAACATCATTGATACAAATATCATCGTAACAAAGGAGGAATGATTATGTCTCATAAGTTCAACACTTCTGAATACCGTAATTGTTATGGGAAATCCCCTTGTGGGACCGGATGTTGGATTCTTGCGATCAAAAATAAACGAGGGGGACTTAAACTGTGCTATGCTCCCTACGGGACGTTTGCATTCGCAAAAGAATATGCCCGGGAATATTTCCGTGACTATCCCGATGCTGTTATCTATGTGATCGGAACTGTATATTCCCAAAAATAGGTTGAAATATATGCTATGGATACCTCTATTGGAGGGACCTGTGTGTTATGTTCCTGAAGGGATATTTATGTCCTCAAAAATATGCCCGGGAATATTTTTGTGACCATTCCGATGCTGTTATCTATGTGATGTCTAATTATCAGGTTTTTGGTTTGCAATTCCCTTATTAATGAATATATTATTATTAGATGACGATAACAATGTCATTGATGATACAAATATCATCGTAACAAAGGAGGAATGATTATGTCTCATACATTCAATACTTTTGGATATCGTAATTGTCACGGAAAATCCCCTCGCGGGGAGGGATGTTGGATTCTTGCGATCAAAAGTAGACGTGGGAAACTCAAGTTGTGCTATGCCCCCTATGGGACATTGACGTCTGCAAAAAAATATGCCCGGGAATATTTCCGCGACTATCCTAATGCCGAGATTTATGTAATGCCTTAATTTTTAGGCTTGCAATTCTCTTAATAATCCTTACATTACTATTAGATACAATGATGATAATAATCATCGCAACAAAGGGGGATATGATGCAATCTTTTGATATTTCAATGTACATGGAGTTCCACGGGAAACCCCCTTGTGGGGAGGGATCTTGGACGTTTTCGATTCTGACTACAGATGGGGAACGTGTGATGTGTTTCGCGCCATATTCGACATATCGCCTTGCGCGATATCATGCTCGTATCTTTTTCAAAGATTATCCGGATGCCACTATTTACGTAATGCCAGATACTTCAGAGTTTGGTTTGCAATTGTCTTAATAATACTTATATTACTATTAGAAGACGATGATAATAATAATCATTGCAACAAAGGGGGATATAATGCAGACTTTTGATATTTCAATGTACATGGAGTTTCACGGGAAACTTCCTCGAGGGGAGAAGTGCTGGACGTTCGCGATCAGGAATGATGAGGGAAAACGCGAACTGTATTTCGCGCCCTATTCGACATTCTGTTTTGCGCGAGACTATGCCCGGAATTTCTTCCGCGACTACCCGAATGTCACCATTTATGTAATGCCCTAATATTTCAGGTTTTTGGTTTGCACTCCTTTCAATAATCCCTATATTATTATTATGATATGACGATGATTCGGATAATCATCAGAATCGAAAGGAGATTATTATGATTCAAAAAATCGATGTCGGTGCTTATGAAAAAGTTCACGGGAAACTCAGACCACGAAGGGAAATCTGGGGATTCCGTGCCAAAAATCAGGATGGATTCTCGGAAACCTATTTTTGTCCGTTTTCGATGGATTATGCTGATGCCGTTGCCCGCGCAAAAAAATATTTTTGCACCGCCTCCGTTATCTATTTAATTCCCTGATAATTCAAGTTTAGGTTTGCAATTCTCTTAATAATGACCATATTATTATTAGGAGATGATGATAATCGTCATGACAAAGGAGAAACCTATGAGACAGAAAATCGATGTTGGTTTACATGAATACGTCTATGGGAAAGGAAGGAAACTTAGATGTAAGGGATGGTGGGCGTTCCGTGCGGAAACTCGGGAAGGGATTACGGAAACTTATTTGTGCCCCACGTGGACTTACTTTCGGGACGCCGCCAAACTTGCTAAGGAACATTTTCCTGATTCAGAAATTATCCGTTTGATGCCATTTTATGGTTAGGTTTGCCGATTGTCCTCATGCCCTCTTTTCCAAAAATTTAAAAATCTCCCAAAACGTGTCCACGATAATAATCGTTAATTTTTCTATCTTTATTTCGACAATTCAGGTTTTTGGTTTGCAATCGCCTCAATAATGACCATATTATTATTAGAAGATGATGATAATCATCGCGACAAAGGAGAATACTATGTCAAACGACCCCAAAATCAGTGATTACGAAAAGATTCACGGGAAATATATGAAACATAGAGGAGGTTGGTGCTTTTTGTCTCGTCATCCGGACGGAACCCGCGATGTCTATTTTTGTTCGAAATACCTGACCTATGGGGATGCCCTGAAACGTGCTCGTGCTTATTTTTCCGACCCGGATTATCTTCAGATAATCTCTGACGTTTCGATGTTGCGAGACCCGGAATAACCCAATTATCCCCTTTTTGCCCCCTTTCCCCTGATTTCAAAAAAACCCTTCAAAACGTGCCGATGATTTAATTTGCATTCACGACAATAATCGTTAATTTTCTCTCTTTTTATTTCAACATTTCAGGCTTTGGCTTGCAATTGCCTTAATAATGACCATATTATTATTAGACGATGATGATGATGATAATCATCGCAACCGAAAAGGAGACACTATGACAAACCATGACTTTTTTAGAAATCCGCTCGGAAATGAAATGCCCGCCAAAATCGAAATCGTGATTGAACTCGAAAGGTTGATCTCGGAACATGCCACCGAATCGAAATTGCGCGGGGATTATCCCCATTTCGTTGACATGATCGAGAATGTTTTTTCTTTCAATTCCGAAGATATCATTGAAATCCTGCTCAATACTTCGTACCCCAAAATTGTATACCGAGAGATTCGCAAGATGTTGAAATCATGTCTCATGCGATCGGAATGTGCAGAAGAATGGGATATGGATTACACTGTGATCGATCCCGATATGTGTGCCGATATTCTAACGAAGGTTTCGCGGGAAATCATCAATTTCTACCTCGAACCTGTTAGGGGGATATTCCGATTTTCTGAACGCGAGGAATTGATCGACGAGGTGGACGGAACCATTTGCGATGCCGTGACTACTCTCGTTTCGATGCTGCGAGACCCTAAATAACCTCACTATCCCCCTTTTTCGCCCCCCTTTCCCTCAATTTCAAAAAAACCCTTCAAAACGCGCCGGGATTGGATGCCCCCCAAAAATTGATCGAAATATCTGCTATGGATACCACTATTAGGGGGACCCGTGCGTTATGCCTATAAGACTCGCACATAAAATAAATCAAATTTTGGATTCAATTTTGTAAAATTTCACAAAAACTATATTTTCGACTATGGACACCCAAAAACGGGGAGGTGAGGGAAATTAGGGATAATGAATATCTAGGAGGGATAAGAGGGGAGGGAGATAGACCTCGTATCGATGTCATAGGGGATGTTCCGGATACCTCGATATTGCCCTCGGATTGTCGTCGGATTGCCCTCGGATTGCCCTTCTATCGCTCCAGTTTGCCACCTGGACCACGGGGAGGGGAAACGCAAAAAGCGCGCAAAAACGCGGGCTTGGGAGATACACGGGAATTAACATATGAACTATATATACTAAAGAGAGGATAACAAACCTCTATACCCTCCTATATCCCTTTTCTCCCCCGTCTCTACCACCACCTTCCCCCCGTCCCCTCCGGATTCCCTCCCACTCGAGATGCCCTCTAGACGTCCATTGAGACGCTACCTCGTTCAGTTACCTCATATCCCCTCTCTTACTTCCCTCGTTTTATCACCCATATTCCCGATATACTGTCCAAATCTTGCCAGACTGTCTCTAGATGCCCCTCTCGATTTTTTGATTCAATTTCGTGTGTACCCAAAACATGCCAAATCAACACCTCCTGTCAGGCGTCACTTCGGTGTCTGAGGGCGGGTAAGGCCCTGTAATCATTGAGGAATCGGGAGGTCCAGATATTATCTCGATTTCGCTCTTGACATTTGTTCCAGATTTTACCTAATCGGGGATGTCGATACATACATTGTCTTACATGTACCGATTCCACTTGGGCTGTAACTCACTGGAAAACTGTCAAGGGCTGATTTATCTGGAAATCTAAGGGAAATGGTGGAAACCTTAAGGACCTGTTTTGTTGATTCCTTGTATAAGGGGACGGGGGAACCGAGAGGAAACGCTCAAAATGACCCCTTAACTATTCCAGATATTTGGGCTAAACATGGGGATTGACGTCATTGGGGGGATGTGGGCAATGACGGGGAAGAAATATGCTGATTTTGTGCTCTATGTTGCCTATTTTGACAATACTTGTAGGCTATTGATATTATTGCCGAATTCCCGAAATACCTTGGTATTGTAATTTATAACAAAGATAGGTGTTGTGAAATGAGACACTTTTTCGGAATCTAATGATTTCGGGGGTTTACGCGATTTGGGTGCCAATTTGCCCTATAGGGGAAACACCCAAAACTTCCCTTCGAAATCGCCTAAAAGTGTCTCATTATTTTCTTGACAAAATCTGCCTCATTAAATGTCAAGTTGGCATACTTATTGATAAACCCCTATTCCAATGTCATCAAATCCAATGATAATAGGCACTTAGGCTTGATTTCCCTTGTTTGAAACCTTATATTCTCACTATGACTAATGAATCATCAAAGGAGATCATTATGAAGACCATCAATATCACGACCGATTCAGATTTGATCGATCTGGATTCTGTGTTGCTTTCTCGAGACCGGATTGCCGATGAAATCAAAAATGCGATTGTGCATCGTAGAGATCCACTTTTGTCCGAGGGGATTAGGAAGAATTTCCCTAATTTAATCCGAGGGATGTTTCGTCAAGAACTGATCAATATCACTCGAATCGTCATTTCCCATGGATCCCAGGGATTGCAAATTTCAGAGACCAAAAAATTGATACTGCGTGCGTTCAGCTCGGATTATGAGACATTCAAACTCCCGATACCCCTAGACGATCCGGAACTTTGCGCTCTTTCACTGTCTATGATCGTGTGCGATACCCTCAATGCCTATCTCGCCCCAATTAAATCATTTTTTACTTTCGACCAGGTTGACGAATTGCTTGAAATTGTAATCACGGATATTCAAGACGCCCTGGACTGTATCGATCTTGATTCGTTGTTCTAAACCAAAATTCAAAAGAGGATACCCATGACCCGAAATGAGATTTTCCGAAAAATGATTTCTTGGGCGAAAACGGAAATATCGTCCAAATCATTCCTGACTGTAATTCAAATCACGCAATTTCTGCCTGATGGGTGCATCGCTGATATTATCGAACTGTCTCCCGATATATTGACGCCAAAAGGACGCTTGCGCGCCCCTGTCCGTCGTGCGATCGATAACATTATCAAAAATCAAAATGATTTTAAGATTCAAGAGATTCTGGCGAGTGATTTTTCTCCCGATGCAGACCACCCTCTGTACAGATATGATGCCCGCTCCCCTGGACAATTCGGACGCCTTTTTTTCGATTCCCGCGATTTTGCCGATTGACCCCCTAAGCCCCTACCCCCCAATACCTACCCTGACATACCCCTGCCTACAGGGTGAGGCTTTGCCTACCTTGTCCTACATATAGGATGCCCCTCCGACTCGAGGGGAAAAACGCGCTGAAGAGGGGGATCCCCTAGAGAGACATATAGGGATAGACTATATAGGGGATATATAGAGAGACACTCATTCGACTACTCTCTAGACGATTTATTAGTTTATACTTGACATAGGTATTTACTTGACTCGCGTATTTCGACCTATTCCCTACCCCCTCTATTCCACTATTTAATATTCGGACTATGTGGTTTGTTCTTGACATTCATTACATTACCCCACCCCTGTATTGCCCTGTTCCAAATAAATAGGAGATTCATTTGGTTTATTCTTGACAATGGAAATATGTCTTGTCTGATGGGTTTGCCACATTATATCGCACCTATCCTATCTGGGGGGTATGCACTATCAATATTCAATTATGTATTACATTCTTTGGGGGGATGATACCTGCTAAGGTGCTTTTCGCCCTTTATTTATAGGGGGTATATGACGTGCCTATCCTGCTAAAGGGCCTGCCCCTATTGCTCTAAATGACGCTACCGGCTAATGCTTGTACCCTCATATCGTCCTTTATTCATAGGGGGTATATGAGATACGTATACCCATCATACTACTATGGATATTGACTCAAAGTCAGATTGATTGTTTCTATTCAAACATCTTATCGTCCTTTATTCATAGGGGGTATGTGATGATCGTGAATCACTATCGCCCTTTATCCATAGGGGGTATATGAAGATTTTTTATGTGCCCCCTACCTCACGTGGGATTATGCCTTGTCAAGACTTTCTGCATGGGCACACAAACATGGAATCTAGAAATCATAGGTCTAGGCCAATGTTCATAGGGGGCCTAGCTTGGCCTACTGGTCGCTACGGTCATGTCAGGCTCGTATACCCCAATAGAATTAGGGGCTGTGGCGCATTGGCTTTGGTTAAGTTTAACCTTTAGGTACGGTATTTGGCTGCGGTGGGCCACCCTACAGTTTCGCCGGGAGGGGGTGATGGGAGGCGTGCAGTCTGAGGGAGGGTATGCAGTCTAAATTGGTTAATTGGTGGTAGAGGTATTGTGGTAGTAGTATGTGGAAGGTTGGAGGTAATTATCTGTAGTTGGGGGGAGAGGTTGTTATTGGGGGG